CAAAGCTACTCCGATGACACTTTGGAAATAAGCAGCCATCTGCAACGCTGAATAAATAAATGCTTCCATAATCAAATTATCCTCTCCATTTTTCAGGCACAGAGCATCTGTTGCAGCCTTTTTTAGTGCCGCATATGAATGAGTCTATGAACCTGTCTATGCACCAGTTCTTCTTGACACTATCCATAACAGGTGCTTTCTGCGCCTTTTTGTTAGACTTCTTTTGTGCTTTCTTAGCCATATAAAAAACCTCCAGTTCGAGCTAAGTTCAATTATAATTTGCTTTTTAGGAAATGTCAAGCGAAAAGTTAAGACCTAAAAGCACCAAAAGCGCTAGTGCCTTAGTTCACTAAACGCCTTTGATGCATTAACAAAATTTTATCAGATTATATATTATCAAACTGATTTTAAAAGTCAAGCATAAAAAACACAAAAAGCGCTGAAGTGATCCAACGCCTTTTGTGTAGAAATCTTCTATCCAAAGCCACATTAGATAGTCGATTATATTTTAACAACTCGGCAGCAAAAGTCAAGTATGTTTTTATTTTCTGAAATTACAGATTATTTTATGATAACTCCTTGATGGTTGAACGCCACTGGAACATTGCTGCCTTTAAAATATTCATCGACTGCAATGCGTGCGCCCTCTGTCTTAGGAAAGAAATAGTCATCGCACACAACGATGCCGTTTGAAAACAACCTGGGATAAAAGAATTCAAGGCAGTCTTTTGTAGACTGGTATATGTCAACGTCAATGTGGACGAAAGAGAACGTTAGATCTCTGATGCTGTCAGCAGTCTCAGGGAACCTACCTTTGTAGATCGTAGTGTTCTTATACTCATCAAGCATGGCTATTGTGTTCTCAGCGTTCGGAGTCTTAAGCATTCCTTTCCAGCAATAGTTATCTTTCTCATTTGTTTCAGGCATCCCTTCAAAAGTATCGAACAAGTGTATATGGCAGCTTGGCGCAGCTTCAGCCAGCACCATCCCTGAACCACCTTTGAATACGCCTATCTCAGCTATGTTGCTTCCAGGAAATATCATGTTAGTTCGTAATGCCAATCGATAAATCACGAATAGATTAGCAGGCGGTATGATTGTATATGACTTAGCCCTGGCCTGCAGCTTTGCAAAATCTTTATCCTGTTTCCACATGATCTCTCCATTTCTGTTGCTTTATTTTTTTGATTACGATCTCTATAGAGAACTCTGCATAAGGATGTTCTTTAATGCCTAAATCGTAAACATGCCCTTCATCACACTTCTTGATATAGACAACGTCACACTCTTTTCTTGGCAGAGCATCTGCTATCTCTCCTGCAGATACTATATGAGGTTCAGGGTAAGATACCATAGAGAAGTAGAACTTATGACTGGGATTCCACCTTGACGGCAGGTCTTCTTTCCTTTCATACAGATCCATATGAGGCAGGTATAGCAGGAGATGACCGTCATACTTGATCTTGCGCCACCATTGTCTCAATGCATCGAAAGGATTTGGTATGTGCTCAAGGCAATGCGATGAATAGATATAGTCGCATGTCTGATCAGGGATGCTCTCTACATCTTTAAACCTGCATCTATGCTTATCAGGCATTTTATCAATACACTCGCAGCCAGCAACAAGCAGAGGATCACCACCTGCGCCAATATCGATACCATAGCCATTAGTATATAAATCAAAGAATCCCTCTCTTTTTCTTCTTTCCACAGCACTTGATGTGCCGCCTTTCCTGCGTGCATTATTCATTCGATACCCTGTATATAAAGGTTATCTGGTTTGCCCTTGTATGCCCCTGCAGGTTCTTAGGGCATTCAACCTTAAGCTGTTCTATAATCTGGCCTTCACTTTTGAAAGGGCTCATGTGCCTGCCTTCGCCTGTGTTTTTTGGCTCTATAGGAATGCTGCCTAGAAGTATGCCATTAGACTTCAACAGCTTCTTTGACTTGGCAACGACCTCTTCAGGATATTTCAGATGTTCAAATATGTCTATCCCTATGATCATATCAAATCTCGTAGTGATCTTATCCAGGATGATATTCAAATCGGCCTGGATGAAGTCACAGCTGTAAAATACTTTCTCTTTTGCAGCAAGAGCTTTGGCTGCCTCTATTCTTTTCATAGAGTAGTCGATGCCATAAGTAAGCCACTTGTATTTCTTTACCATGTGAACTGCTGTCTCGCCAGTGCCGCAACCTATGTCCAGCACTATCTTTCCAGCGTCTGCTTTCATGTTTATCTTGTGCATCAGCTCATCAAAAGACTTGCTGGTAAAAGAACAATTAAGCCACACACTTTTGTTGTAGTAATCAAGATGGTTGTCATAAAACTGCTGCCACTTCTTTTCCTCTTCATGTTTAACATCATGAAACCTTCTTGAAGTCAGTATTCCCATGTCGTTCTTACTCATGTCTACCTCAGTTAAACCATTTGTCGTTTCTGTTGGTCAGCTTATGCTGCAGGTATTCTTCTGTTTCATAGAGGGGCAGCCCAAGCTGCTTCATTAGAGCGTTTACACTGCGCATGTCTGTCACAATAGATTCATAGTTGGTTAATATAAAGGGCAGCGCCGCATTCTCTATCTCTCTGAATATATGAGCATACGCTTTCTGCGTTCTTTCCAGTGCAGCCTGTATCTTTTCAAATTCAGACATCTTGTTATAGTCTTTCATATCTCTCATATGCATCTTAGCCATAGAGCATGCCTGCGGATACCAGTCTCTTGACGTGATCACGACCACAATATTTTTATAGCCTGCTCTCATCAGCTTCTGTTTCATGTTAAGCATGTTAGGCCATTCGACTCCATGAGGAACGCTCTTGCGCCACACGACAGGATCTCCGTTAGTGCCTTTGAAATCTTCCTTATCCCATTTCTGCCTGTGTTCCGCATCTCCCAGGCATCCTTTTGACAATAGTAATCGGGTAGTCATCCTTGTGCCTGTGCTTTCAGGGCCAATCACAATGTAAGCTCTGCCTTTCATCATTCACTCCTTAAAAAATTTTCTAAAATTTCATAATTTATTTTTGACTGTATTGTGTAATACATTTTTTTGTCTTCGTTTGGCTTAGGAGAAAAATCTACTCCGAGAAAAGGTTTGAGCCCTGGCATCGTGCCCTTCAACGTGTGGTCTATCAGGGCATCTATATCATGTCTGAAAGTCTTTCTATGCCTGTGCTCAGAGTTGTTGCCATAGATAGCGACAAGCTTCTTAGGCGCAAAACCAGCAGTAGCAGCAAAATGCGTGATGCCAGTATCACCGCCCACATAGACATCGGCAGTCATAATCTCTCTGGTAGTATCGTCTATACTGCCACAGACGCTGCTGATAGCCTTTGCATTCTCTTCAGTGAAAGGTATTTCACTGACTACCCTCTTCTCTCCTACTACTACAACATCATAGCCTGTATCTCTGAGAGCGCTTACGATCTTATTAACCAGCAATACGTTCCAGTTTCTATCTGCATTGTAAGGAGCATTCATCAACGGATTAACCACAGCTTTCTTTTTGTCATACTGGTTTTTATATATATTTTTTATCTTGAGAGTTACCTGCATGATCCTGTGAATGAAATCCCACCAAGCCCAAACATTGCCACCATAAGGCCAATCAGGGCCTGGAGTGTCTGTAACTCTCTCTGGAAAATATTTCATCAGGTATCTTGAATTGACATCTATCGGGCACTCTGACATGTTGAACAGTATCTCTTTTCCGTAGTGCTGCCTCATAGCTTCATTGATAGCCATTACTGCGATCAGATCTCCCATCCTGACATGACCGAAGTTTCCTTTCGTTGTATATATGTTGCTTTCAAGGTTGTCTAATCTAAACATGTTTTACTCCAGGTTAAGATTTATTTTTATAAAGTCTTTATCTATCGTATTGAGATAAAGAGCGCCGTTGACAACTAGCTCATACAATACTTCTTTCTGAAATTTTTTGACAGGCGCTTGGCGCTTGCTTTCGCCAGACATGTCATCTTCAAAGTTACCTTTATCATCACACATCAATATATATCTTATCAGGTCTATACCTATCACACCGAATGCGAAAGCATCTGCCATGTCACTTACATCAGTGTCATAGTCATAGTTCTTGTATACCGATTTTATCATGAGATCTTTGGTCTTAGAAGGAGTCACTGCAGGATTCTTCTGAGACAAACCGCCAGCGTATTTCTTAGCCCTTAACGGCGGCACACGTATACAGACTATTTCGTTATCCCACATGATAGCCCTTGTCAAGAAGCCATGCTCTCCAGACAGAGCAGCAGAGTTAGGGCTGTTGTATGAGTATCCTTCCATTACAACAAGGTCTATGCAGATGTCTCTCTCTTTCATCTCTTCCAGGATCTCACTCACCCTGTCCCTGATAATGATCAATCGCTTGTCTGTGTTGTTGATCTTGCTTGAGTTGAAAGCTATCAGCTCTTCATGGACTACATCTCTCTGTGCATCAAGCACCACTACTCCGTATGAAGTTGTAGAAGGATCTATACCAATAGCATAGCAGTCAGCAGGAGAAGTTTCGAGCTTGGCAAAATACTCTCTCATGGAGATGATGTTTTCCTTGAAGGCTGCCTGTTTCTCTGCTTTCCTCATGTTCTTTTCTTTTTTAGCCATTAGATAAATTTCCTTATGTTGGCCTTTCGTTTTTTAAACTTCTTTGCGTTGATCAGACACTCATGTATTGCCTTTCTCAGATCGACAGGTATGTCATGGTTATCGTGCAGTGAGATCAAGTAGAAGAAGCCCCACCTGTTCTTGGCTATCTCACCTATGGGCTGCCCTTTATAAGCCCCTGAGAGCATGACTATCGTGCCCTCGACGTGCCTGTATTCTATGTTGGCACTCTTCTTAGTCTTTCTGACTCTGCCAGATTCGCCCTTGTCATATCCTTCTATTTTATCAAGATCAAGTGCCATGATTGAATAGTGCGTGGCAGCACATGTCTGCGCCGTCACTTCTCTGTACTGCCACGCTTGTTAGCAAAAGAGCTAACGATGGTTAGATTGTTGTTATTTGCCGTTTCTTCTTCTGAGGCATCAAGTGACTGCCCCCTTTGTTAAACACACCTTCAGTTCGTATCTTCGCTACAATCCTGTTAACCTGAATGATAAACTCTTCAGGGTATTCATCGAACAGGATTGTTTCGAAAATTGCATTTGCCATGTTTGTGATTGAGTCTTCTAGCGACAGCCCCAGGAAGAGGCCAGTTGTAACCATACTGTGTATCAGTGATGACAGCGATTGCGTTTCGCCGTTTAAGGAAATTTTATCTTCACCCAAGAATTTAAAATGAAATTCCATATTTTTTTTACCCACAGAGCAGATTGATGTTCTTAGCCTCTTCGGTTTTGACAGCGTCAGCCAGGATGTCTTTGGAGTCTTTAGTAACCCAACTCAACTCAGTGAACTCTGCACCTATAGTGATGCTGAATTCCTCTGTACCATTGTCCTTGCCTACTTCAGTGTATTCTGCCGGATCTATGATTATTTCTGATGCCATCGTTTGCTCCTTAAAGTGTGTGGCAGGGACGGTTGAGAACCGATCCCCCTGCCACAAGTCGGGCTCACACACCCCTCTTAATATTTCTGCCAGACTACATCACTTTCAGCTTCAAATACTTCCTGCTTCATTTCTCTCTCTTCGAGCTGGCCCATCTGGTCTAGGAAGTCCAGAGCTTTGGTGCATTCATCACCTGTGAAGCCCTGTGCTTCCACTTCTACTTTTCCGTTAGGACGGAATGTGATTTTAGCTTCTTCTGTTGCCATTGAATACACCCCCTTAGTATTTTTCTCTCTTCACTTCGATCTTGATAGCGCCATCGTCCTGGAAGAGAAATTTGTCGTTATAGGTTTTAGGAACGAGAATACCGTCCTTGTCACGCTGCCAGATAGTGAACTGGCGCTTCTCTGCCTGTTCTACTGCACTGTGGGCATTATACAGGACATTGACCTTGCTGCCATTCTCTCCGATCTTACGGCTGATGCGATTGTTCCAGTCATCATACTCGAACCTGCAATTGCCCTCTGCATCTTCGACCATCGCCGCCTGATAGCCATCGTCAAAACCAGAGATCACGAACGTCCTCTGGCCTTCTTTGCCAACGTTCATGCGACCATAACCCTTGATAGTCTGCTCTCCCTGGGCTTCTACCATCTGGAGATCAAGTTCAGCAAGGGCACGCTGCAGCATTTCTGCGCTAACGTTTTTTAACTCAGTCTTGATAGTTGATTTGTGGCTCATGTTTGCTCCTTTGCTTAAATTTGAATCATTATAATCATTGCTTTCCTATAAGTCAAGCATTATTTGCTTTGTGCCTTTTTGAAGTTAATTTTTCTCCGCTTGTTCCTGATCAACTTGACAGTAGCCTTATCTGTGCTCTCAAGTATGCTTGAGAGTGCCTCATTTACCGCCTGAGCCGCTTTCTTGTCATCTCTAATACCTTCACCGCCACCAGACTTAGAAATCAATTTCTGAAGGTCTGAGAGCTGTCTCTCGATGCTTCTATCGCCAGTGAAGTTAAACGCCTTGACCTGATCGATCAGGATAGCCAGCCGCTTTGTATTAGCCTGAGAGATAATGTTATCCTCTTTAATCTTCCTTGCAGCCAGAGAACAGAATTCATCAATACGGTCTTTAAGGCTATCAACTACTCCACCTACAAATCCGTCTACCCTCTTCTCCATTTCCTGACAGTATTTCTTCCGAGCAGCTATCAGGGTATCAGCATCTATCTCAGTCATGGCAGCGTTAGCACCCATCTGCGGAGATCTGATTTCAAACAATACATAGTCGAAGCGATACTGCCCCTCTATATATCCCTTATCAGGCATCGCAGCTCTCAGGCTGTGGTGAAACACACTCTTGAATTGTTCGATAGTGCCTTTGTATCCCCTTGCTACGGCGTTAGTATATGCTGCCTGTGTGATATTATCATAGGACTCAAGCAGCTTGTTCAGCCTGTTTACATAGGAATTGATTACGTCCTCAGCAGCAGACTCGAACTCTTCTCTGATCTCATCCAGCTTCTCAGTGACAGTCTCTATAAAATTATAAGGAATGAAGAAGAGTCCATTAGCCAGGAAAGGCATTCCATACTGCTGCAGGATGTTCCTTGCTTTGGCATCAGCGTTCCTGGGTTTGTTCCTCAGCTCTCTGGATATGAGATACTTGGAACCAAGAGACATGACCTCTTTGTTAATGTCTTCATCATTCAATCCGAGATCGGACGGCTTGATAGCCTTACGCCCTGTCCAAAATGAAATGTTCAGGGCGCAGACTACTCCGTTCTCATAGATCCTGTCAGTGATCGGCTTGGCTTTGATCTGTCGTTTCTTTTTAGTTTCGTTTACCATCGTTTGCTCCTTTAAAGCATTTTCTTCAAGTATACTTGGCTTTTTAAAAACTGTCAAGTATTTTTTTCTGAAATTTCAGATCAAACATTTATGTTCCTTTTCTTTTTCTGGCCTTGCGACTTCTTCTCCATCGGAGTAGAAGCTGGCATTGCCCTTCCAGACAGCTTAGCCCTCATGGTATCTATCTGTGTCTTCATAGTCTTTGTCAGAGGGTTAATCTCTCTCAGCTCTGCTTCCAGATCCTTGTCAGCCAGCTTGCGTTTTCCATCGCTGAAAGACCTGAACAGCGCTCCATTGACTATTTCTTCGATCTCGCTGCCAGTCAGATCCTGAGCCATGTTAGACAGCTTCTCAAGGTTATAGTTTTTAGGCTTGCGACCCCTTTTCTTCAGGTGGATCTCAAAGATCTCTTTACGCTCTTTGTGATTTGGAAGATCGACATATACCAGATTGTCGAAACGCCCTCTGCGCAGGAACTCAGGCGGTAAGCTGTCGATGTTATTGCAGGTAGCAACTACAAAAACAAAAGACTTCTTTTCCTGCAGCCACGTGAGCAGCTTTCCGAAGACCCTTGCAGTAACACCGCTATCGGTATTGCCAGAGCTCTGCACCCCTGCCAGACCTTTTTCGATCTCATCAACGAACAGGATACAGGGAGCCATAGCTTCGGCAGTAGCAATGATCTTGTTGACATTGGCCTCAGACTGGCCTACCAGAGAACCGAACACCTTGCCGATGTCAAAGTATAACAAGGGCAGACCCCAGTTTACAGCGATGGCCTTACCCACCAGAGACTTACCACAGCCAGGGATACCCAGGAGCATGATGCCCTTCGGTATCGGGAGCCCATAATCTCTGGCCTCTTTGGTGAATGCGCTTTTGCGCAGCTCAAGCCAGCCTTTAAGTCTGTCAAGGCCGCCTACTTCATTCATGTTGGTTTCAGGATGGAAGACATCTATCAGCGTGCTCTTCTTCAGCTGCTTGCTCTTTTCTTCCTGAATAGTTTCAGGATCAAGATCGCCCTGCTTCTTGACGATGCCTAAAGCATATGCGCCAGATATCTCCTGGGAAGTCATACCCTGAGCTGATCTTACCAATGCAGCTATCCTGTCTTCTTCGATCTCTTCCATATCAAGATCGGCATCTTTAAGAGTATCTTCCAGACAGATCTTAACTTCTTCTTCTGTAGGAAGTGCAAACTCCATCCAGGCCACATCTTTTTCGATCTCGATAGGCAGCTCGATCTGTGCGCCAGTGATAATCAGGTTCTTGCTGACCTGTCTGAATTCAGCGCCCAGGTCTTTGATATACTGTTTTACCATAGGATGCTTCAAGTATTCATGGAAGTTGAACATCACTATAATGCTCTTGTCTTCAAAGCTTCTGGTATAGGACAGTGCCTGAATAGCATCCAGTATAGGCCTGTCATTACCACCATTTTCTCCAGTAGCTACCGCTACATCAGCATGGTCTTTAAACCCTTCAGTGCATGTCCACTTGTAGTATTTGACCTCTCTATCAGAGGCGTATACCTTAGCAGCAACGAGCTTGATAGCATCTTCCAGTCTATGATCTTCATATGACTGAATGGTTATTACGCCCATACTGGCATTGAAATGATCCCAAAGGCTTTGCTGGAATTCGGTAAGCTCAATTTTTTCAACATCAATTTTTTCTTCGTCCATCGTTGGCTCCTTAAAAAATATTTAAAACATCTAAATGCAATTATACTTATCTCTTCACGTTTGTCAACTATTTTTTTTATTTAATTACATTTTTTTTAATCGCCATCGCTTTCATCCAGGGCTTTGTCCAACGCATCTCCTATGTCTCTCTGGATTATATCTATCTTTATATTTCCTATTCTCTTCTGCATGCTCCATTTAGCATAGATCAGATACCAGCACCCAGTAAAGCAAATCAGTATATACCAAAGCGCAGCTGCTGACAATGCAAGAGGATGCTCTCTAAGTGCTTCAGCAGGTATCCTCTTCAAGCTGTTAAGAACGTTGTCCATGTTAGTGTAGACGGCATACAGGTATGCCGATATCGGCCCTAAAATAATGAGCCCCCATTTGATGATTTCCATTGCTGTTTGTTTGTCCATACAAACCTCCTAAGTATATTTTACTCCTATTTCCAAGTATACTTAGATTTATACGAAAGTCAAGATAAAAATATATTTTATCCCTTAGCCAAACCGCCCTTTCTAAAACTCCAAATTATTGCGAGACGATCAATATAAACCTGAAGTAGCCGACAGGATGGATGAGATGGCTGTTCAGTATTTCGTCATGGATATATACCCTGGGAGTTTTGTAGTATGACTCTCCGAACATCCTCTGCATGTGAGTTCTATATGTGGTCAGGTCATAGTTGAACTGGCGCTTGACTTCATCTTCGTCAGTAAGACCATGCTGTTCTTCGTAATTTATTTCAAACTTAACAATCCTGACAAACAATTCTTCGTCAGTAATCGCAGCCTTTAAATGAGCAAGCATATCTATGGGCTTACCAATGAGCTCTTGAGGGATGCTGTCTTTTACAGGCGGCCCATCCGATCTGATGGTAGTAAGGATGTTACCCCTGTATTTGCTTTCGATGTAGTCAGCTACAACATGTCTTATTATCCCCTCTATATTCTTGTGAATGCCGTCTGGCGGTCTTTGCTCTAGCAGCTTGATCGTTTCTTCAGTGAGTTCAACAGTCACATCGTATGTGACTTTTGTGTCATCGACACGCAACTTCCCTTTCTTTTTTGGTTCGTCCATCGGTTAGCTCCTTTCTATTTTTTTATATGTCTTTGCCGCAATTGACGCAATACAGCACATCTTCAGTGTAGCACATCCTGTCATCCATGCGCCATCCCATTTCTTCAAGCGGCACTTCAGCAGGCTTGCCTTCTGTCATCTTCGACACGCACTCTTTACAATAAAGCTCTTTCCCTAAAACATGAACAGCTTCCATCGCAATCTCCTATATATCTTCTATAAGCCACGCATAGATAGGAGTCTTCTCGCCCATGTATGCGCCGCCTATATTAAAGTCAAAGAACTCCAGCGCTTCTTCTCTGGTCATGCCGTCTCTTTTCATCAGCACTTCCACTATTTTGCCGATGCTGTAGATGACAAGGTCGTTTCCCATTACGGTTGTTACTCCAACGATTGCGTCATCCAGCCCATCGGCGACAAGCAGATTTTCATACTGCTCGGAAAGTTTTTCTTGAATTTCAGATTTTTTATTCTGATTTTTTATCTCCGACATTTTCCAAGTCCTTCTCGATCTCGATAAGTTTTATTTGCTCAAGCATGAATTGCTTCTTATCTTCAAGCTCTTTTTCTTTTTTCTTTATCAGCATATCAAGCTCTCGTATCATCTCTTTCATAAAGTCAGTGCAGGCATCCCCTCTGGCCTCACACCTGTCTTCCAGCTTCCATTTGCGCTCTGTAGCGGCTGCTATTTCGTCCTGTATTATTTTATGTTCAAGCTTGTAATCAAAGACAACAGTATTCTTATAAAGCTGCTGCCTGACATCCTGGATATTCTTCTGCGCCTTCTGGTCTACTTTTTTGACATCATCTGCTTTGGCAAAATAAGCATTAAATCCCAAGACAATGCTAACAAAAGCAGCCATAGTCATAATAGAGGCTATTATAACTTTTATGTTAGTGATAAATTTAAGCACTCCATTCTTCTTGTCATTATCATTTGCCATCCTGTTTCTCCTTCAATACTTTTTCTTTGTCTATCCATCCCCACTTGTCTCTGTTGATCGTAAAAGCAAGCGTCATATCTTTACAGATTTTAGACTTTTCACAATACCTGCAAACTATCTGGTAAGGATGGTAGTGCATCCCGAATTTGTCGCATAAAGAATCTACTGGAAAATAATCTGCAAACAAATCTTTCCAGTCTTCAAGCCTCATTCTCTTTGCAGCTTCGGTTATCATTTTCTTTTCTCCATCCTGCTGATGCCGCCTTCCTTAACAACAAACAGCACGTTGTCAAAATTCTTCTTGAGTTCTACCCTATGGCTGACAAGCAATACCTTGCTCTTCAGCCTTTGGAAGTAACCCATGAAAGCTTTAATGCCAGCAGCGTCCAGAGATTCAAAAGCGCTTTCGTCTTCGATGCTGAAATCTATGTTCCTGGATTGCATGACTTGATGCTCGATAGCGCTGTCCATTGCAAACTCTACAGCCGCAAGCTCTCTGCCGCTAAGCACGTTCAGCGGCTTAGGTTGATTGGCCTTATCGAATATGCTGAATTCGATTTCGCCAGATCTTTTGTCTGTTACGCTTATTTCAACTCTTATCTCATCGTCTATCTCTTCAAGCGTTTCGTTGACGGCGATGTTGATCTCAGGTATCACTTCTTCCAGCAGCATCTTCTTGACATTGTCCCTGCCAAACCGCATAGACATGAAGTCATAATACCTGATGTCGTTTCTCAGAGATTTAACCCTGTAGGTTGCTTCCTTGATCTGTTGTTTTATAGATTCAATTTGTTCTGCCGTATTGGTTAATGATTTTTCGTAAGCCTCTATTTTCTCTCTGGCAGCGCTGATCGTAGATGTGCGTGAAGCTATATCTTCCTTTACACCGCCAGTGGCTTCTCTTGCCAGTTCTATTTTGCTCTTGATAGACTTCTGTTTCTCAGAGAGCTTTTTCATCGTAGCATCTCTTTTATCTTTCACTTCCTGTATCTTTGCCGTCAATGCTTTATGGTCAGCATCGGTATTTGCAAGATTGGCTGTATCTGATTCAACCTTTTTCCTTGCTTCTTTTAAAATTTTGAAAAGGTCTTTTCTGATAACGTCTTTATGTTTTTCTCCTACATCCTGTTTGCATGTAGGGCAGTTTTCTATTTTTGTTATGACTTGTATCTGGTGCTCTATCCTGTTTATTTCTCTTTTGCTGTCCTCTATTTTGCTGTTAATCATAGTCTTGGAAGCATCAAGCTTGCCTTCTTCTTTGTTCATGCTTTGCAATTTCTCTGAGCACTCTCTTTCAATGTCAGCTTTTTTTATTGCAATTTCATTATTTTCTTTTACAAGTTTAGACTCATCGCCATGCTTCTTCTTGCTTTTAGCCAGTTTGATTTTCAGATTTTTAATTTCTGCATCTTGCCGTTTGATCTTCTCTTTCTCACCAGCTATAACATCGTCATAGTCAGCACTTTCTTTTTCGAAGTGTTCTTGGCTGCGCCCCAGGTCTTCTAGCTTGCTTTCCAGCCTGCTCCTTTCAGCAGCCATGCTATTGAGCTCTCCGTCTATGTATTTCTTTGCATCGTCTATCCATCCCCAATTCATGATAAACAGAAGGAAGTCCTGGCGCTCGGCATTACCCATGTGCAGGAACCGCTTGTTAGCTTTCTTTGTAAACCTCTCGTAGTGAGACTGATGATGGAAGACAGTCTTAAGCATCTGGTCTTTAGTGAATCCTAGAAGATCAACTATCTCTTTGTTTACATCAGAAGGGCGCATCTGTTTTGTAATACAGCTTCGCTTGGCTCCATCGTATTTGTAGATATGAACTTCGTTCTTGAATTCAGAATGCTTCCTATGGCGCACGATAGCATACTTGTTGCCGTCTGCGTGCATAAACTGAAGCTCTCCCCTGCATCCTTTTTCAAAAACTCCCAGGATAGAATCTCCTGTAATGTTGTTAGGAGTTTCGCCAAAAGGTATCCACAGAAAACAAGACAGGAAGTTACTCTTGCCTGCTTTATTGGCTATGCAGTCATCTTCGTCTCTGTTGTCACCAGTTATGAAATAAACTCCGTTGTCTGTTAGATCTACTTCTGCATGTTCAAAAGTTATATACTTATCCAGTATTACTTTAGTTGGGTTCATGATGCCTCAAGGTTGTCTAGGTTTATAAGTTTTATTTCTCCATCTATTATTTCAGCACAGGTAGCATGCTCATAGAAATCTCCGATACAGATAACCTCTTTGTTTCCAAGCTGCCATCTTCCCTGCCTGTGCATATGCCCCATTATTATAGTGTCTTCTCCAGGAAGCACAGATGACATTTTCTCTACAAGGTGCTCTCCATAAGCTTCTGCTATACGGCTGTTATGTGCGGTATAAGCTGATATAGAGATAGCTTCTGGATTCCCCTTGAGTTTTCTCACTATCTTGCCAAAGAAATTTTCAGTCCTGAGAAACGGAGCCAGGACTTGTTTGTAGTCGTGCCAGTGATTATCGAATGCGTCACCATGCATAAATCTGGTAAGTCTGTCTCCTACCATCGCAGTAAACCCAATAGTAGGATAGATAGTGATCTGAGCTCCGTCAAGTTCATCATAAGAAAGCTCATGATCTCCATAAAAGCCATAGAATCCAAACATAGTCTGAGGCAGATACTGCATCGCTTTCAGCTCATGATTGCCGATGCACCAGATGATCTTGTCAAAGCAGCATGTCGCTTTAACAAAGAACCAGTGCGCTTCTTTCATTATGTGCCAGATCTGCTCTCTCACAATATCTAATCCATCTCCCAGGATGATAAGAGTATCTATCCTGTCAGGCTTTGTGGTTACATAGTTAGTAAAAAATTTTTCAAATATAATCCTTCCACTCTTATGGAATTCAGAACCAAAATGTATATCAGAAACTAATAATGCATTGTTAACCATTGCTCCCTAACTCCTTGATCATCTTTAGATGATCGAAGTGAGGGCATGCAGGATTTAAATGTGTCAAACTATAAACTATTAAATAATTGCCGATATCGGCCTTGTGCTTCTCAACGAATACCCTTCTGTTTTTCTTAAGCAGGCTCAAGGGTATTCGCTGCTGGTATGTCCCTCTGGTCTTCTGACCGCCGACCACAGGGCCGATAGAAGCTATTACTTCACTACAGGTGCAGGTGTCAGGAACTTCTTTGTAATGCTTTATGGGAACGTCTTTCATGTTGTCTCCTAATTCCAGTTGGTTTCATCATCATCTTTTTTCTTTTTGCTAGGCTCCCAACTGTCCAGGTCGAAGTTGCTCTTTCCTTCTCTGACTGCTTTCTTTATCGTATGTTTGATATTACCCATGAACGCTTCGAATAGTTGATGGGAGATAATGTTATTATGCATCATAACATGAACTGTGCATATCAGAGCAGGAACCATGATGGCCTGCATTACATCCCCTATCCTGCCGCTTACCAAACCAGCAGTCATCTTGAAGCCATCCAGTTCATCAGGCAGATCTTCAAAAAGATCTTCACCAAAAGCTTTGCTCAGCTTGCTCATGGAATAATCAAACATGTCATTAAACACAAAGCCCATGTCATATTTCTTAATCAAACTTCTGACAGCCCTATAGCCTTCGTAGTCAGTAACTCCGTCAACCATGATATCAAATATAGCCCTGTGCTTGATCTGTTCAGGGTATTTATCAAGCACTTCATGGTATTCATCTGCATCTCTCACGTTCACGAGCTCTGACTTCAGATCTAAATACAGCTGGTCATCACTCTTAGCAGTGCTCTCCTGCGGAGTTTCACACGTTATTGTTTTCTTTTCTTCTTTACTGCTTTTTTGGGATTTCTTTACCATCGTTTGCTCCTTTCTCTGGTTTTGGTTTTTCCTGCTTCTCAGCAGTTTCTTCAAGCTGCTTTACTGCAGGTTGTTTTGGTATCTGAATAAGCATGTTAAGCTCAAGGTCATAAGCCATCATATACTCATCAGATGTTTTAATAAAAAAGCGAACGGCCCCTTGTCTAGTTGTAATAAAAAAGGACGATATGCCCCCAATGTTTAATGGTTTGATGTATTGTATGTCTGCATAGCTTTTTATTAGCTGCACAAGCTGCAGATCTTCAGGAGACACATGCCTGTCTGACTCTATGACAATAGGCTCAAAGTTTTTTATTTTGCTATACTGATAGCCTGTTAATGCACCCATCATCAATATGATTGCCAGTAAAAAACTAATTACATACCCACTAAGATTACGTTCGCTTTTTGTTGTCATTATCATTTCCCTTCTTTTTCTTTCATCTCTGCTTCGCCTTCTTTAAGCGCTTCTTTGACAGTCTTGCCCCATTTAATAGGCTTACCCTGTCCATCACGCAATCCGATGGTTGCAGCAGCGATCATTATTATTTCCACCAGCGTTCCTACATCTATCTGTCCACCTGTGTAGGCACTGACGGCTGCGACCACTCCAAAAAGAGCAGCCAATATTGATTTTGATTTCCAAGCAGATTTTATTTCCTGCTTTGTAGCTAAATGATATTCTTTTTCAGTCATGATATCTCTCCTAATATCTTTCTTCCAATATCTCTCAATTTAGTTTTCTTCAGTGTTGTATCATCTGTGTTGATGATATGTTCCATTAGTTCTTTCCTGTTGTCCGAATTTTTTGATAGGAGAGGTTTTTTATTATTGGTTTCTTCTTTGAGCTTGTATGTCGCTTTCGTGTTAACAAAATCTTTTATTTTTTCTGAAATTTCAGATTTTATTTTTAAAGTAACGTTCGTAACTTTCAGCCTTGCTGTATGCCGAGTATATTTTTTTAAAATGCCCCTGATGTCATCCAGGTTCTGATTAAAGTCACGAGTATGGTCATAATTAAAATCGATGTCTTTAAATTTTGTAAAGCTGTTAAGGTCTAAGGACTCCCAGGTATCAGCCAGATTGCCTTCTTCGCTAGTCCTTACCCTTACCGCACGCTTGATCTCATCAAGGTCGTTGAAGTCTTTCATATATGGATTCCCAGGTATAATAATATTCCCAAGACCTGCCACATTATCGTAATAGTGATGACAGTGACCAATAGCGATAAGATCATATGTGCCAGAAAGAATACGTAAATCTTTTTGAGAAAGACCGCTATCAAAGATTTCCCTTTTATCATGCCTGATTCCTTTCACTGGCGCATGCATGATGCACACAGTCTTGAGATCGAACAGCTTAGTGCCGTCTGTATCTTCAAGTTCTTTGTCTGGTTCAATAGCTTCTGTCTCTGAACCATATGGATAAAAGAAATATGCTGTGTCTGTAGATCTGTCTACTACTACTGTGGGATTTAAGATAGGAACGAAGTAATCTGGCCTGAAGACTTCATACTGGCTGAGAATATTATAGTCCTGAGAATACATTTCATGGTTGCCAAGCATAGCGAAGATGCGAAGAGCTGTGCCGTGTTTATCTCTCAATCTTTTCATCAGCCTTGCAAACCTGCTGGCAGTCTCTGAGTCCAAAAAGTTGTTTTCAAATACATCGCCAGCTACTATGATAGCACCCCAATCATCTTCCTCTGTGGAATACTCTGCTATCTCTTCTATAGCCGCTTCAGCATTGTCTATGCCATTATAAGGGAGGCTGGCATCCAAGTGCCAGTCAGCGGTTATTATTGGATCTCCTAAGTCCCAACGCATTTTAATCATCAAGCCACCTTTCTACAAATCAAAGCATATCAAGCTTTTTATTTATTGTCAACTATTTTTTTATCTTCTTTTATTAATTTTACTAGTTCTACTACGGCCCAGTCAAGCGCCTGTTCTCTTGTGTGCAGTTCAGATACTTTATTGCGCATAACTTTAGCGTTCCATTTGGTTTCAGAGTCATAGTAGATAAAACAAATGTCTTTATCGTAACTCATGCCCTTTCTCCCTGTTGAGAGTTTTTATTCACGGCAATATTTTTTCTGAAATTTCATATTATTTTATCAAAAAGCTATGCGCAATTGCAATCATTATTTTTTAATCTTCTTTCTTGATTTTCTTAATCAATCTTACAAGTAATTCGGCTATCGCTATAATCACAGCAGCTGCCAATATAAGCCCAATAGCAGCTTTAAACCATAAAACCCAAAAAGATTTCCTATCCTGCTTAGCAACAGGCAGATTGTCACTGCCAGCATGACTATCTGTATTTGCAGCCATAACGCCATGAGCAAGTGGTTCGCCAGCAATGCTCCACTCACCTGTAAAGGCAGCATCTTCAGTCCTGGCAAACGCTTCCAAAGCAACGCTCCTTTTTTTTCTGAACACAGTGCTTCTTGTCCCATCCTCATTGATCTCTACCCTGTCTTCATATATGTTTATCGTGCACCACTTGCCTTTATACATGAGCTCTATCTCTACAGCCTTGTCTATATCTGCACCTATAGGCTCTTCAGGCGTATAAACCCATGCAATCATCAGGACTGCAAGTATAATTATAATCTGTTTCATAATTATCATTTTTCCTCTTCCAATATTTTTTTTAGCCTTACTCTGAAATCATCCATGTCATCGAAAATATCATCTAAGTTTAAAGGCTGTCTGTCTGACTCAGAACGTGGCCTTGTGCATTTCGGATTGTTACATGACACTCTGCCGTTGTCGTCTAATATAACTCCCCCATGCCTTATTACCCTGCCACAGTAAGGACATTCATCTTTGAATTGGAACATACCTATCTCCAATCTACATAAGAACCATATATATCTACAACCCATACTGTAATAGGAAGGTCATAGTAATCTATAGTTTCAAATAATCGCTTGATGTGCTTCTTATCTTTATCAAGATCTTTTGCCACTATCAAGATCGCTGCCATCTTGTCAAGTTTAGCTGCATAGTATAGTGACTGCCCAACTGCATTATACCACTTATGAGCGAAGTCTATCTCTACAGCATACTGCTTAGTGACACAATCGCATCTAGGAGAATTCCTGTTGAAAGTCTCTACTCTTACCTCTGTGTCATATGGCTTGATGCACCACCTGTCACGATACCAAGCTTCGTCATGATCAGTTGACTGAGCATACAAATAGCAGAATGGAGTAATCATTGCCATGCACACTACAAAAAAGAAAAACCTGCTGACAACAAAAAACTTAAACGTAGGTAAATAATTTTTATTTTTTTTCATTTGTCATCTCCAAAGCAAAATTTTAAACCAAACATGGGAATAGGAAGGAAATATAAAATTCTATCTTTTTTGTCCCAATAAAATCCTATCCAAAAATCTTCCCATGCAAATAATAATTCAATCCTCATGCTATTCTCCTAAATATTCTTTTACATATTTATCTAACTCTTTATCCGCTTCCTCTTTAGTTTCAAACGGCCCATGCCTGTCTGCCCAGGTTTCATCCCAAAAATACCACTTGCCATCTTCTTGATGCACTATGTCTTTGGCTTTTTTATTCTTCATCCATGATCTCCTGCAGCTTTGTTTTGGCTTTGTAATTATCCTGGAAGTAACGGACAAACTTGTGCTGGCCTTCAGGGTCAAGCTTCTCAAACTCTCTGCCTAACTTGTCAAACATTTTATATTTGAACTCAATATCATCTATGGCTATCTCTGCTTCGCCAGTAGCTGCCACCAATCCGCTTTTCCGAACAAGCTTGTCAAGGTCATAAATAAAGTTATATCCCTCATTGAATAGTATTTTATACTCAACCATCTTGATATCAGGCTGTCTGCCTTTGAGCTCCCTGACTTCTATTTCGCCTTTAAGCCCTACCCTTACGCCGTTATCCTCTATCCACTCTTTGCGCTTGATGTAGAGCAGCACAGTAGTAGCAAAAGACACAGCATCTTTGGTCAGAAATGTGTTGCTTCCATAGCCAATAGTGCTTGTCTTCTGTGCTACCAGAAACAGCATAGCCCCTGTTTCTACTACATCATCGTAGATCTCACGAAACAATTCTCTCATGGCTTTGCTGTGACTCCCTGGCTGTGCTGCTTTTACAGTGCTTTCGCTGGCCTCTGCATCGTCATACTTAGGATCTCCTTTGGTAGTCTTCTTCTTAGTCATCCTTTTGACTTCAGCCTCACTTGTAGTTGCAGATATGCTGTCCCATATGATTACCACAGGGAAGTAACCATACTTGTTTCTCAGCTCTCTTATTTTTTTAAACATAGCAAACAGGCGCACGCCTATTTCTTCGATGGTTAAGCGTCTGCCTTTTTCAAACATCTCTTTGCTTGGCTGCATCATGATAAAATTTTCTGAAATTACAGATTGGGAAATGCCATATCTGCCATAGAGCTTTTGCACATACTCATCAGTCAACGTCCGTTCCTGGTCTATGTAGATCACGATGCCTTCTTTCAAGAGGATTGATTTTGCCACTTCCAAAGCAAATGTAGTCTTGCCAACTTTAGCAGGGCCGAAGATTGTAACAGCCCTGCCCATCGGCAATCCGTAATCTCCTGTCGTAACTGATTTGACCACAGCCCTTTCCAGGTGTGGCAGTCCGATCTGCAGCACTTCTTTGATGTTTGACTTAAGCTCTATAGGCGCAACCGCCGTCCCTTCTCCGAACAGCTTATTAGCAAAGACACTAAGAGTGCTGCCTACTTTTTTCTGAGCTTTTGGAACTGATTTTTTCTTGCCAGAATTATTTGTAATGGCCTTCTTTGCTGCTTTCTTAACCATGACTGCTCCTATGTTTCTATATAATTATTATGGATCTTCAGATGGCATATCTCGCACAGCACCATGACATTCAAAGGACTGTCATAATCTTCATGGTGCAGACATAGCTTGTCTATAGCCCCACAGCATTCGCACTTTTCTTTTGCAATCTTGCCAATTTTAGCTGCATACTTAGATTTAGATCGTGCCAATATTTTGTCACGATTCTTCTCATAGTATCTCTTATCCCTTATGCGCTTGGCTGCTTTGGCTGCATCCGTCTGGCGATAAGCCCTGTCATGCGCCCTTTCTCTTTCTATATTTTTGACATAATTATTATGGCGCTGAAGATTACAGCATGTCTTGCATGCATAGGCCAGTCCATCCTTTGTCTTTTTATGTTTATGGTATTCAGACAAAGGCTGGAACTGACCGCATTTGGTGCATTGTTTGATATCGCTGTTATTCATACAATGCTCCTTTGTCAGAAGGGGATGTCCTCTTCGCTATCAACTGGTTTAGGAGCACTCTTCTTGCCACTAGCTTTTTTGCCACTAGCTTTTTTGCCTGAACGTGCAGGAGGCTTAGGCTCTGGCTCTGCCGTCTCTCCCTCTTCTGCTTCATCTATGCAAGCAGCAAGCTGTATACAGTCTTTACACTCTTCTTTTTCTATGCTGTATTTACCGAAGCATGGTTTGATATTGGCATTAGGAGCGCTTTCAGATGCCTCTGTAAGCCCTTCCATTATGCGATTCTGGTCTTCCAGCGTAGGAATGCCAGTGAACTCAGGAACATCAAGATTAGGTATAGCTGCCTCTATATCTTCCCTGACTGATGCATCAGATAAAAACTCAGTTATAGCTTCCGTTACATGAGGGGGAGCCATTTCTACCTGATAATCTGTATTGATGCCACTACCTTCTTTTATAATTACGACAGGCTGAGGATGTTCCAGGTCAGTGATATCTCCATACAGATTAATTTTATTCCTGATACCTTTTTGAACAGTAACGCCAGCAGTAGCTACCTGTATAAAGTTCTTACAGGAGCCGCCGTAAGTCTTCTTATCATCGATCTTTATGGCGTTGTTAAAAGGACAACCGTTGCACTGCTCGACATTATCAAGATGATTTTCATCTTTAAAATAACCGAAACAATCAGGAATGGCCTTAGTCTTCTCGAATAGCGGAGTCAGGTCAATAATGTTCATCCTGTACTGCACCTTTCGAGCTTTCATGTTGAATTTTCTTTGCTCATCTTGTGGAAGGCTTTTGAAGTCCTCAGCCCATATCGTAGGATAAACGCTATTGCAGACAGCGCAATCCTCTACAGGCTGCTGCTTTTCCCATCTACGACAATTGACTACCTTGTTGTTAGGGCCGACATTGAAGTGCTTGACGGTCTTAACCCAGGGCACTCCGTCCATGTCGTCATGCGGTGGACAAAGCAACCAGATGTTTTCACCATGAAAAATTTTTGTGTAATAATTGAAGCCGCTGCCAGTCTCTTCACTTGCTCCAGACTGTTTAGTCTTCTCTACATTTAACTTACCCATAATTGCACTCCTTTCCTTGCGTGCTTAAATTAAATTAATGGCTGTACTTGCCTTAGTTTTAGTAATGCTGTAATTGGAGTATTAGCACTGGGCTAATATTTCAAAGATCAATCTGTATCTATCTTCTCTTCTATCCTGTTCTTGCGTTTGTGAAGGTATCCATCAGTTCTGTCTGTGTCTACCCTTGATTCCAACGCTCTGAACTTGATAGAAAGAGCATTGATAGAAGTCTTTAACTTTTTATAGATCGTATCCGCAGCGGATATATCAGACTTCTTTTTAGCGTAAAGCGGATCAGCTTTAATAGTATTTGAAATTGCAGTTTCTGTCAACTTTTCTTTTGCGTCTTTCTTTTCCTGGTAATAGCGGTTAGCCCACCAGCTTTCAAAATCGATTTCAAGGCTGTCTCTTAACGCCCTGAACTCTTCACGCAAAATACCAATGTTGTACATCTCCGTTGATATTTCGTCAAGCATGTCTAAGACATTATGACTGCGAAGCAGTAATGCCAGAGGCTTTACAACTATCTCATGTTCGTCCATAACAACAGCTATAGTGCCAAGTTCTTTCATCTTGGCTTCTATGGCTGCATCTGTAAGCCTCTTCTGACTGACAGTTTCATGGATAGAGATTACTGATTCGCTGCTAGGAGATGATTTTTTAGAACTTTTTTTCTGAGCTGTCTTCGCCATAAGTCATCTCCTATTCATCATCAGGATAAAGATGTGGGTTGAGCTGCCGCATGAGCTTCTTAGACATCTTGTAGACTATCTTAGTTCTTTCAGCAACTGTGATTTCTTCACCAGTTCTAGGATTCCTGCCAGGATAAGCATCTCTGGTATACACATGGAACTTGCCAATGTATGAAGAAAGAGAAACGTCTTCGCCTCTCATCAGATGATCACCAAAAGCAATGTCAAAAAACTTATTGATTATGTTTTTAACATCTACGTTTGAGATATCATAGCCGTCTGCTCTCATAGCAGCAGCTACTTCCTTCTGAAGATCTTCATAATAGACATGCAGTTTGCGTGGTTCATTCTTCTTACTGGTTTTCTTTTTGGTTGTTTTCTTTTTAGCTACCGTCTTTTTAGCAGCTGCTTTCTTAGCCATTTTGTTACCCCCTATGTAGGATATTAAGCTTGCATTCAGGTTCTAAAATGAAAGACTTAGTGCCATTCCTCATGTTTCCTTTAGCACATATTAAAATTACATCGCCTTTCTTTGGTTTCTTACTTTTGTCTTTTTGAATCTCTTTCCAAAAGTCATTGAATGCAACGACACTCGCATCAGCGCCTTTATCTCTGATAGTAATGAATGCCATCCGTCCTTTTTTTGAAACATGTTCTTTAAATCCAACAACTTTTCCGAGTAAATTGTATTCGTTACCTATAAACACTGTATCCATTTTAGCAAAGTCATGCGTTTTGTCAACAAAATTTTGATACACTCCATCAAAAAGCTCGGTATAGTTGATCATATCTACACCTAACACTTCTGACCGCCTCATAACCAAGTCTATTTCATCACTTGCAGTTAAATCTTCTGGAAGCAGTTCTCTGCGTTCGTTATAGTAAAGAGCTAATTGTTCTTTTATTGACAGATCGGTTATGTCAGCAAAGCAGCCGCCGATAATCATGTTAGTAGCAGCTGTTTTGTTTGCCATCTTTTTATTTTCTGTAATTACAGAAACAAAATACTCAAAGCTATCGAACGGCAACATGTTCATAATATTGCCATAGACAGAATCGCCTACGCCTTTTATCATATTTAAAGGCATAACTATTCTGTTACCATCAAGCATAAACCTGTCCCTGCTGGCATTAATAGATGGATATACCAGATCTACATCAAACCTGCTTACCTCTCTGATCACTTCATGCAGCTTAGATTTCTCTGTATAGTTAAGCCATGCTGTAAAAAACTCTAAAGAGTAGTATACCTTTAAATACATGCACACTACGGCATACAGGCTGTAGGCAGTAGCATGCGCCTTTGGAAAATTATACCTGCCGTGTTCTGCTATCAGCTTCCAGATCTCATTTGCTATATATCTAATAGTATCTTTATTTTCATCAGTCCATTTGGCTACAGCCCCTTTTACAAAGTCATCTTTAAAAGCCATGAACTCTTCACGCTTCTTGCCTTTCTGCAGCTTGCGAAGTCTGTCTGCATCCACAGAAGGAAGTCCAGCAAAGTCAGTAACAAGGTGCATCATGTGTTCACTGTATATAGGCACTCCAAACGTTTCTTTCAAAATAGCTTCAACAGATGGATGCAGGTATTCTACTTTAGCCTCTCCTTTTTTTCGTGCCAGGAAAAGCTTATGAGCACCAGACTGCAGAGGCCCAGGCCTGTTTAATGCATTCACAGCTATAATCTGTTCGAAGGTTTCAGGTTCAAGCTGCTTGAGGAACTTTGTTACATTAGGCCCCTTGAACTGAAACACGCCGCCTGTGTTGCCGAATCCAAACTGTTCTATGACACGCTTATCATTGACATCTATATTTCCTATATTCACATCTTCATCATGCCTCTCACGTATAGAATCAAATGCCTCTTTAAATATAGACATAGTCTTGACTCCCAGGATATCAAGAGTCATAATGCCGCATGCATTAAGGAACTCTCCACCAGTATGACTATTCTCTGTTTCAGTAACTATGCCGCCTTCTTTAGACTTCATTACAGACAGGTAATCAGAATATTTTTCTGGCGTAATGATCAGTCCAGCGGCATGGACGCTCTTTGATTTAACAACTCCGATAACAGGCTTGACATACTTGAGATACCATTTATAGTTCTCATATCCATTACTGGCAAGCCAGTTTTTACCGAAGTCATCAAGGCCGAGATCGAATATGTTAGAAATGAAATCAGACTGCTGAATAAATATATCTTTGGTCAGTTTATTTATCAGCTGGAATTGAAAGCGATTCATCTCAATCTTATCGTCTTCCAGTTCAGCCATTTTATATCTTACGCTGGCAAGGCTTTTTAATGCCTGCTTAATCTGCAAACGCTGGTATGCGCCTACCCTGCACACTCTTTCTTCACCATATTTCTCAGACATATATTCAAATATTTCATCTCTCCTATCACTCTCAACATCTATGTCTATATCAATATCGTTCTCTCCAGATTCAATCCTGGCAGGGCTTATAAATCTGTCAAAAGATATTTTATGTTTAACAGGATCAAACAATATAAAATCCAGAAGGTATGCTACCAGTGAGCCACCGACAGAACCTCTACAATGAGCCAGTATATCGTTGACATAGCAAAACTCAAACAGATCATCTACAATCAGGAAATAGTCTATCGCATCAAGCTGCACAATGGTTTCAAACTCATACTCCAGGCGCTCAACATACTTGCTGTATTCTTTGTCTAGCATCTTTTCTTTATCTGCCAGTTCTTTTAAGCGATCATTCAGCAACAAGTAGAAAAGCTGATTCTTTTTGTTATGGCTGGCACAAGGCGGCATCTTGCTAGGGCGCACAGTGTTCCAGTTTATATGTTTAAAGTAGTAATGCTTCCTGATATTGTAATCAGGTATTTTGAAATCTCCCAAAGGCATCTCATAATCACACTTACTGACCACATCGTCCACATTGTCTATCGCTTCTCTGATTTCGCTTCTGAACCTGGAATAAGTTTGAGGGCAGTTCTTTTTGAATCCAATAATCATGCCATGCTTGTTCTTATAGTAGATGTCATCATTGTTGTATTCAAAATTGATATTGCTTATCTTGATAAAGTCCTTGTGCATCTGCTGCTGGCGCTTGTAGAGGAAATGAACGTCATTAGTAGCGACAACGCCTATGCTTTCCTTCTTGGCATAAGAAAACAAAGCATAGTTTAACTCATCGTATACGCCTTCATAATCCAGAGGCATTACTTCAAAATAAAAATCTTTGCTAAATGCTTTTTTAAACTGATCTATTCTCCCCTTTATTTCTTTTGAAATTACATAATTATTTTTTCTAATAATGGAAGGAATGTAGCCGCCCATGCAGGCAGTCATACAAATAACGCCTTCACTGTGAGCCAACAAACTATCAACATCCATTCTCGGATTGTAATAGAAATTTTCAGTGGCGTATCTGTTAAGCGCAAGTATGTTCTTGTAGCCTGTTTCATTCTTAGCTATCAAAGTTATATGATACCTGGATTCATCCTTGTCGTGCTCGCTGGCATCATGATCTACAAGATATCCTTCTACTCCGAAAATAGGCTTCACGCCAGCTCTTCTGGCTTCAAGAAATAGCGGCAGATGACATCCTAGCGCCCCATGATCTGTGGCGCATACTGCAGGTATGCTATGTTTAATAGCAAAATCTACTAAATCCTTTGGTCTAATGATGCCATCCAGCACGCTATATTCCGTATGCATGTGCAGCTGCACAAAATCATATTCTTTTTCCTGCGTAAATATTTCAGACACTTCAAAATCATCCATCAATGCATCTTTCAGGTAATACTCGTTCTTTCCATCGTTATCGCTTTTGATAGACAGCGCCTCTTCAGGAGTTAAAGATGCAAGTTTTTCATTGTAAAACATTAAAAGCTTGTAATCCCTGCGCTGGCATAAGTCTATTATTTGCTTGTTCACAGGGACGATGTCGTTATGGCTGAATGTAAGAACTGCTTCTACAGGAATGTGCACTTCGCCGTTTATTATAAACTTACCCTTCTCTACCTTATGGTCTATAAAGTAGTTATGATTTAACAATAATTCAAACACTTCCATTTGGCTCATTGCATCTTTTCCTATAGTCAGCGATATCAGCGATTGTTATCAGGCCGATATTTGTGTAGTATTTCCTCAGCCACACACGACAGATGAATTCTTTAGGGTGTGAGCACGAATCATTGGTCAAAAGATATTTACAGTATTTGTGATCTGACTCTAATCTGTGCTCACACCTTGAGGTAGCTGTGAGAATAACTTCTTTGTTAACCTCTGCCTCTACCAGCCCCTCTGCCTGTTCCTCTGCCTGTTCCAGTTTTCTTTGGAGCTGCTTTGCCAGCGCCTTTAGAATTAGTTGGCTTAGGAGCAGTAGCCTTCTTACCACTACCGCCTCTGCCACTGCTTTTGGAGCTGCTTTTAGCAGACTCCTTTTTAGAAGCAGGTTCTGCTTTCTTTGTTTCTTCTTTGACAGTATCTTTCTTAGGAGCAGGAGCTGCTTTTGCAGCAGGAGCTGCTTTTGCAGCAGGAGCTGCTTTTGCAGCAGGAGACGGCGCAGGCGCTTCAATGCTTTCAATCGCCTTTACAAATTTGGCAACGCCAGTTTCGATACCATCTCCTACCTTTTTAATAATAGCTTCGACAGCCTTGATCAACTTGTTGATCTGAACGTTTAATTCTTTCAGCTCTTCCTCAACAGCAGTCAGATCAATGCCTGCATCTGCATCTTCTTCTTCTACAGCCTCATCGTCTTCTACAGCCTCATCGTCTTCTACAGCCTGATCGTCTTCTACAGCCTCATCTTCTTCTACAGCCTCATCGTCTTCTACAGTCTCATCTTCTTCTACAGCCTGATCGTCTACATCATCACCTTGAAACTCTTTGTATATAGCAGTAAGCCTTACACAGTCATCACATAGATCAGGGTTATCTTCCTTGCACTGAATGCATTCCTCATGATTAGGCAGATGATATGCTCCGAAGTCGCTACAGTCCAGCTCAGAATATTTCTCTCTTGTCTCAGCTACATCTTCACGCCAGTTAACTTCTAAATCTTGTCCTTTCTTTTTAGCCATGATTAAGCTCCTTTCATAAGTCTAGGTTTAAACCTATTTTAAAAGTTGTTATTATTTGTTTATTTCTAAACAATTCATTCATCACATCTAAATCAACTATGTCATTTGGATCGCCAGACTCTAGCTGAATGACCGACAACGCCCCGCCAAAAAAATCTAAAATTACAGATTTATTTTTCTCAAGATCATTTTCTTTGACATCAGAATCAAGCATCAAAATTATTTCTTCAGGAGCAAGTGCTGATAGAAGATAGGCCTGATACTCACTTATCTTAGATCCAAGTATAGCTACAGTATTATGATAATCATAATCCCACATTCTGACAGCATCGAATATTCCTTCTGTAACCAGGACATAGTCTATATGTTCAAGAGTAAGCAATCTATTATATCCAAACAGCATCCTGTTCTTGAAAGAGCCAGGGGGATTTTCCGTCTTAGGATCTCCATCAAGAAATGTTATTGCCTGAAAGGTGTGTTCGTCCAGCGTAGTGATAGGAACAAATATCCTGTTCTCATACCTGGGCTTGATAATACCATCTTGTTTTTTCCTGCAGCTTTTTATAGGTTCTGTGTATATGCATTCATAGCATATCCTGCAGCTAAGATCAGAAGCTTTAGCAAAGTCTAGCCCTCTGCCTGTCAGGTATTCAGGATAGTCATCTTCGAGCAGCACTTCACTGCAGTCTGGTATAGATATCTTTACCTTTTTATCTTCAGTAGCAAATGATTCTATATGATCTGGCATTCTAACATGAATATTAAATGAATCAGAATCTTTCTTGTAAAGGTCTTCTACTGTATCTATAGGTATATCAAGATATTCGCCAACGAATTGTATAAAGTTGCCTGACCAGCTGCATCTTGCACGATAACAAAATCCAGCTCCAGTTTTTTCATTTAAGAAAAACTTTTGTGATTTGTAAGATATATTTTGCCGTTGGCAAAAAGGGCAATCGAAATTCAATTCGTTCCCTCTGTGAGCATTGCTTGAACGCACAACTCTATACCTAATGTTATGTTCTTCAAGGAATGCCTTGATATCAAATAATTCTCCGAGTAGCGGCATTAGCTTTGAGCCTTCTTACCTTTCCTCTGGCCTTGTTTATTAGTGCCTGAACGCTGTCCTGCAAGATCATTTTCCAATGCTCCATCAATATTAAACAGCAAGCCCTGGCCTTTTAAAGCAGCTGTAGCACAGTATTTCTCGAATGCATCAAAGAACTGCTCTTTGGCATGCCTCAACTCTTTATCGAAGTTACCCATGTCTTCTATCTCTACTTCGATCTGCATTGAAGGCTTAATGTTAGAGTATTGTTTCTTCAAAGGAATAGTGATCGCAGCTTCTAAAGCTACTTTTTTTACTTTCATTTTGGCTCCTAGTGCAAATTATAAGTAATTATATGCTTAGCTTTTGGCAAATGTCAAGAAAAAAATTAATCGCCAGTATAATCCGTAATCAATGCCAAACCTTTCATGGCTGTTAACGGTATATTTTGCCTGCTTTCTCCTTCTCGCCATTTTGATAAAAATCCATTCATTTGATTCTGTGCTTCCATTTCTCTATTTTCACCTAAACCAAAAATTATGTCAAGTATCTTTGCCTTATCATACGCTTCACTGACATCTTCTTTTGTCAATACGGTTTTATCGGCTGATACTTTTGCTTGTATAGCTGTCCATCCAGATCTCTTTTCGTCTTTCATCCAGTCTTTATATGCCTGACAATTTTCTTTCTGTTTAAATCTTTCTTCTGTGGCCTTACCGTTATATCCAACTATATCTAAATAATCAATATTTATTTGATGAAATTTTAATCCAAGTTCTCTTTCTTTTGTGTGTGTGATATGTTTCAATTCATCCATAGTTTCAGAGCTGCATTCAACGATTTCAACATGCCCTGTTGTGCTTGAGTTTTTTATCTGGTTCATTATCCTGTTGGCTTCATGCGTTTCTCTTCTGGACATGCCGCAATTCTTTATCTTATAGAAGTCTATCCCAAGCGTCCTGGCATCCAGCCTTGTAGTGACAAGGGACTGGACATCTTCAAATGTAAATATTATGACGTTATAGCTATTCATCATGGCTGAATATGCCATGTTTACCAGGAATATTGACTTGCCTACATTGGGCTTTGTAAGGACGGCAGCTGCCTTAGTAGCATCTACACCGCCATACAGGTATCCATCCAGCTGCATTATGCCAGTAGGTATCATAAAATCATTATCGTCTATTTCTCCCCTCAGAGTAGTCATCCTGCGATGACGCTCATACCTCATTGCCTGTCTATCTTCCCAGTTGCCAACAAAGTCAATAGATTCTGATTCGTCCGACACTCCTATCTCTGCCAAAGAGCTTTTAACATTGCTAAGCTCTCTGTAGAAGTCACCGCCGTTTAAAATAGAATCTCCAAAAGAATCTATGACGTTCTTTACCTGCACCATATCAAAGTATTCTTTAATTTCTGCTAAGGCAAAGTCAGCATCCCTGACAGCTTTTGCCTGCAGCTCTTTAAAATCCATATAATAGATGTCTTTTTTCTTGTCGCTTATCTTCCTGTCTTTATCAAGAATCCTTCTCAATACTTTTCTGCTAAGCGGCCTGTCTTGCTGCCAGCGCTTGAAAATGCACTGGTAGAAGTAGTTGTGCTGAGGCATCCTGAATATGCGTCTATTGCCTACAAAAGTGCAGAGCATAGAACAAAACTCAGTATCTCTCAAAGCTTTAGCTAGTATGTCTCTCTCAAAAGCAGGCGTTAGTTTTGGACTACCATCAGCCATAGTGACCTCTATATATTAAACCTGTAATCAATGGTTGTATCTAATAAAATAAATTCATATCTTTCTTGTAATACAGAGACTATCGAATCATTGTATTCATCACACAAATCATCAGGGCTGTAATTGGTGCTGATTATAGTAGCCAGCCCATTGTCCACTCTGTATTTTATTATTGTTTCAATAGCCGTCTGAACCTCAAAAGCCATCTTCTCAACCTTTGTCTCTTTGCCAAATTCGTCTATGGCGAGAAAGTCGCAATTGAGAATGACCTTAAAAAGTTTTTTATAAAAAGCGCTTTGTTCATTTATATATCTTTTAGAACTGCTCATGAAAATATCAACCAGATCTCTCATGCTCGCATAGTATAAAGAAAAATCTGGAATTTCAGAAAATTTATCCATCAAGTCGAGCATAGTTATCGTTTTGCCACAGCCATTTGGCCCGAACAAAAATAATGACTTGCCATCTTTATACCTTTCATTGCTGATATAGCTATTGATCCTGTCTTTATACAGGAACATCACTTTGCCAGGAGAAGACTTGTAAACAGCTTCGCCATCTACTATTTCTTTTCTGAAACGATATGGCACGCATTTCTTTTCAAAGATGCCTCTCCTTGAGTCTTTTACTTTATCAAGCTTGCTTGTCGGAATGCCTGCTTTGACCAGCGTTGCCAGCCTGTCATATCTTTTAACACATTTGCATCTGGCAACTTTAGGCATCCGCTTCTTCATGTCGAACGTTACAACATTCCCATTGTCACACTCATTACAAGCGCCCACTATACTGCGCCGTAGAGCGTCCAGCCTGTCGGCATTCATTTCATAAAGTATATTTTCTTCTGACAATACTACATCTTCAAGCACATTACATCCTTTACTTAAACATTTCTGTTTCTATCTTTGACTTGGAAACAGTTCCTCTAGCGCCCTTCCTCTTATTAAATTTTTTGTCTTTGTTTAAAAAGTTTATGAGCATCTTAGAGCTACATATAAAACCTACCAATATCGCAACAGAGTTAGTATAATTCATCCTGGCTATGTCTGAGTTATAATAATATTCATATATATAGTTCAGATAAATGCCATATTCATCTTTAGGAATGTAATCATATCCATGATCATTAAGGAATGTTACAATTTTCCTTCTGGTATCTTTGTCAGGAAATCCAGGCGCTATCAAATCGTTTCTGTTTAAAAGCTCTTTTATAGCGTCAATAAATGCCTCAGACTTTGTATCTACTTTATCAGTATAAATTCTGATATTCCTCTGCGGCGTTTTTAATATCTTTGATATCTCTTCTTTTATTGTGGCATTAGATAAGCCAAGCTCTATCAGATCAAGCGCTTCAGCGTTTATTCTTACTTTTATTTTTGTTTGCTTTGGCCCTTCTTGGCTTTTTTTGCCTTGTGCTTTCTTTGCCATTATCAAGCTCTAATGTTAATAGGTTAATAAGTGACTTGTTCAAATCAGGAATTGCAAATATCCCCAGCTTAACAATCTGCTCAGTCCTGTATTCACAGACCAGTCCTGTGCAATCCCATTCGATGTCGTATGTCAAAGAAACCCTTAGCTCCTGCGTTAATACATGCTGCTTGCCGCATATGATCGGCTTGTTGTAAACCTCTTTGACAGTGCCAAGCATGTCTCCTTCAGGGTAATAGACCCTGTCTCCTTTGTTAAGCAACTTGCTGTTCATGTACTGTCAAAGCAGGCTCACTGTAATAAACGCCCAATCGCCCAAAGCTGTGAGCGCTTAAATACTTATTCTGCCTGTGCAGATAGTCAACGTAATAAACCTTCTGATGCTTATTAGGATCGATGTCAACAGCTCCAGGATCTTTTCTCTTTCTTAGTATCCTGCCGAGCTTTTGAACTGTAGCCACAGGGCTATCGCCCCCACAGGCATTGATTGCAGCATCAGCTTCAGGGAAGTCTAACCCTTCGTTGCCTAGCTTTGTAATCAGCAGCCCACGCAGATCACCAGATCTGTAAGCATCAAAAATTTCTTCACGTTGATCTGTTTTTATTTTGCCATGAACGAACTCGTAATGATCTTCATGCAGTTTCTTGCTTTCTGTGATCATCTGTTTGATCTTGTAGCCATGTTCAAGGCGGTCAACAAATATAATGAATTGCAGTCCACGCTCGTAAAAGAATCGTGCACGTTTAACTATATCTATATTTAAAGGTTCGAAATCTACGATTGCATTCTGGTATACTTCAGTCCAGTGATCGCCGCCTATACCAGCAGCAGGCATGTTATATACCATAATACTGGCATCGGCAAGCCATCCCCTTTCTATCAATTCAGAGGTAGACATGTTATAGATGACATTGCCGACATGCCCTTCCAGATACAGGTCATCGTCATACTTACGAAAGGCTGTAGCTGAAAATCCCCAACGGCATCCAGTATTGGTGCAGCGCCGTATTATAGTCCTGAACATCTTGCTGGCGCTATGATGGTATTCGTCAAGTATAAGGCCGTCTACCCCTGCCAGCCATTCCTTCATAAATTTGTTTTGCCTTTTGTCTTTGCTCCTATTCTTTTCATACAGCGACTTAACAATGGCAATAGTAAAAGGCTTATCGAACTCATAGTTACCATCTCCTATCATGCCAACGTTATCTTCGCCAACAAGGTTCTTGTAGAATTTAACATGCTGATAAGCAATAGAACTCAGGTCGATCACGATGAGCATTCTATTAAATTTGTAGGCGTTGCTTAAAAGGCCCATGATCAAGCTTTTGCCAGAGCCAGTAGCCATAGAAAAACCGCCACAAGCATTGTCTATACCAGCCTGCAAAGCTTCATTCTGGTAGTCCCTGGGCACAAATGGCATCCCCTGAATAAAGGAAGCAAGTCTGGCCTCATCGTGGTCTACCTTAGTCCTCTCATCCTCTATCTCAATGTTCCTAAACCCTGCATTATATATGGCTGTGCATACATGATTTGTGAGTCCAGAAGGGAATGTTTTATATTTTTCGTTGAATAGCTTGACATAAGGAGACAAGGTATACCCTTGTTTTAACAAATTCTCTTTATTAGGATCATAGAATTTTGTTTCATTTCCTATAATCTTAAGTATATCTTGATATGCATCAAGTTTTATATTAGTCACGAAAGTCTTGTTATTCTTGACTTTCAATGAAATATCAGGTCTAGGCATTACTATTCCTTATCTGGATTAGTCACATCTACCAAATCACTTGCTGCGTCTATAACATGCATGGACTCATATAGCTGGAAGCATGGTGAAGGCAACCCCATGATGCATGGCTCATGTCCATGAGTAAAACAGTTGTGAACAGTCCATGTCTTAGCTATATACGATTCATCGCCTTGCACTTCCAGGTTATATACAGTGCCTGTGTGCTTCTTCACAGAACAGCTTTCCACCTTTAGGAACTTCTTATCTCCAATCGATCTGACATCTATCTGTTTGTTTACCGAAGTCAGCTTGTAGTTAAAGTTAGGCTCTCCTGTGATATCAGCAAATTCATTAATAGCCCTCATCATTATCGCAATACTGTAGATATACCTTTTGTTTCGTGATCTGACAGTAAAGGGCTCTTCATCGTTATTGATTTTGAATCCTGCCAGAAAGCTGGCTATGTTGCGTTCATCCAGCCCAAAGAACCATCTCGGTATGATCTTATCCCTGTATGGCTGTTTAGCTCCGAACAAGCGCTGTAAGAATCTGGCAAGGATATCGCATTCGATCAGGATTATAATTTTGCCGTCTGCATTATATTTAAATTTAATAACACTATCATCAAGGTCAAATAAATATTTTGTAATTGCAGAAATTTCATCTTTGGCTTGATCGTTTTTGGCAGCTATGTCTACTATAAATCTTGACTTGGTTCCTTTCTCTTCAGCCATAATTCCTATCCTGCCGCTACTTACAAAGATACCGAAGAACTTCAACAGCTCAGGAGTAAGGCTGAGCTTGTTATCTATCCTTATTCCTTTTGACTTATCAAAGACAGTGTGTATGGTTTTATCTTTTTCATCATAGATTATATCTTCACTGTCAAGTGAGCGAGTATCTTTATCTGTAAGAGTTTTGGAGATGAGCAGGTTAACAAGGTTTACATAGACATTATAATCGAAATAATTAATGTAGACATCTTTGTTATCGTTTATCATGCTCTTTATCGTCTTTATAGGCAGATATCCGATTATAGGTTCCATGCCTGCATGCGGATGGTCATACGTGCACAGCACTGGATGATCTTCTGTAGCCTTTAGAGGTTCGCTAATTCCTTTTATATTGAGAACCACTATGTCTTCATCTTTAACATCACGTCTCATTACATCAGTCACAGGCATGAACCGTCCCTGGTCTGTAAGCACTTTGTCTGTGCTTATATCTATATGAGATATAGGCTTTACTATATTCTTCTCTACCATTATTTCCTGGTTTCCCAGGAAGCATGGAGCGCATGGAGGCTTTACATCTAATGCCCTAACGTTAGTATAATACCTCATTCTCAGATCAGATGGGAATGGGCCGTATATAGCCACAGTAGGTTTCTTTAACGCACCAGCCAGATGCCCTATAGATGAATCAGGCACTACAGCAAGGTCGCACAGGTCTATAAGTGCTATCACCTGTTGCCAAGTAGGACATATATCAGCAGAGAAGTAGTAGTCATCAGGGTTAACTCTGAAGAACCTCAGATCGTTCTTTATAGATACAGCCTCTCTTGCAGACGATGCCATAACTACATTCCATCCTGTGTCTTTAAAATAGCTGGCAACCTCTACTTGCTTCTTCTGATCTGGAGTCCTGATTGGAGAAGATGCCCTCATGTGTATCACAAGAGTCTTCTTGCCGTTAGATAAGAATACATTATCTTCTATAAGCTTTTCCTGCAGTTCTTTATCTACATGCACATAAGGAAGCTTTTCTTCTGCAGGAATAGGCTCATGATCTATGAAAAGCCTTTCCAGGAACAGATCATAGGCATTCATCTGTGAAGCTTTTTCGCTTCCTTCAATTATGCCTTCAAAAATAATATGGTAGTCAGCTGCTTCCCATTCCTTAAGCAGCAAAGGTGCAGATCCTATTACATCTATATATGGATTGCCCTCTATAACTCCATGATATCTTTCAGCACAATACACATGGACTATTGCTTCTGGATATTTCTTTTTCAAATGTTTGATTGCTACGGAAAGGAAGAGTATGTCACCAGCGCCGCCGTTTCTCAAGGCATACAGCGTCTTGCCATTCAGGTCTTCACCTTCATATTTTTTATAGTAGCTGTAAAAGTCAGCCACCATATACTTTTCAGGGTTGCGTCCTACCAGATCCTGCCATTGCCTTGCCGTCATGTCATTGACGACATAAAACTCGTCAGGGACTATCTGCTCCGAGACTTTGTCCTTCAACATTATCAGTCTCATATATTATTCTCCTTTCCTGTTCACTCCCATGTTGATATGATGTTAACTCCAGGCTACCATGCATCCTACCAGTATCATCCATACCAGTAACAGTTATGATAAGCCTATTAAGGTTAGATCTGTATTCTTCTTTATTTATAGCTTCTGTTTCATTTAAATATTCTATAAGGGTATTTAGATTTATAAAGGTGGAGTAAGTAGATGTTTTCAATTCCTGAATGGTAGCACTATTGAGAGCATTGTCGTGCAGTATCTGCTGCCTGAACTTTTCAAAAGAAAGCAGCAGCCTTATCGCTTCGCCTCTGGTAAAATTAGGATTGTTTGCTTGAGTTGGATCTAGGATAGGCTGATTTAGGCCTTGACTGGCTATTGCTTGAACTAAAGGATCTTTTCTTGCTCTCTTACGGTCTTGCGCTTTTTGAATTGCCTTCTTTCTTGGTGGTTTTTTCTTTTTCGTCATGTTTTCTACCATCTCTTTCAAGATAATTCATTATAAGTTTGTTTAATATTTTGGTTATGCTTGTGCCGTTTCCTATTGCATTTAACTTAAGTTCATTTTTGATATCTGTAGGCAAAAAGAACCCTACATAGCTTTTGTTATCTATATCCACAGCAACTCTTCCCTTGTTAAATTTTCCCAATTTTGCCAGCTAGATTTAACCGTAACAAAAGAAAAAATCATTGTCAAGCTAATTTTTAAATTTTTAAAAAAAAGCTTGGAAAGCTGTATTATTAACTATTATTGGGTATCGGGATTGTCTTGTGCGCTTTGCACGATGGACAGTATACTTTCACACTCTTACTTCCGCAACACTTGCCTTTAATCACTAATTCAGCGCCGCAACGTGGGCAAGGATTGTAAGGCAGCTTGTTTTCAGGCTGTGCAGTTGCATGTTTTACTTTTGTTTCTCTTACAATCTCTTTTTTGACAACTGGAGTAGGAGCCATATTCTTACCATGACCAGGAATATCTTCTGGCCTTTGTGCGAAAAATGCACTATCCGCACCTGGATAAATAAACCCAGCCCTCTGCGTAATTTCCACAATAGTTTCTTTTGGAATTTTAGATAAAATCTTTTCCTGGTAATTCTTACTTTCCTCTTTCATTTTTTTAATTTCTTCTTCTGACAGCTGTGGAACTGGAGTTATCTCATGTGCATACTTAGGATGAAATAAGGTAGTAACCATTAGATTTTCTATTGGTACTATTCCTTTTTTGAATACAGGTTTAATGTCCTCATAAGGCACTTCAAAACCTGAAAATTCAATTATAATTTTCTTATTATCATCATCAAAAATCATTTTAGTTTCCATACTATGTTCCTTATAAAACGCCAGTTGTGTCTTGAGATTGACCATCATAAAAACAAATTTGATACATCATGTTGTAATAAGTATAATCGCCATAGATGCAATACTGCACAGGAGGCCACTCAAGATCATCTATCCAACAAAATTCTGTAAGCTGCATCCTGCTGTATCTCCGTCTCGGCTGATACACTTCGTTTTGAAACCCTTTTGGATATTCTGCCAATTTTGTGCTTCTTTTGATTTCCCATAGCCCTTCATCCAACGGTTCTGGCTCAGGGCTTGATGAGCCAAAAAAAGTAAATTGATCAAGGCCAATCCCTCCGCAAAATTCTCCTAGAGGTATTTCAATTCCAAAACCATTAAGCCCTGCTACGAACGCAGGGACAGAGCAGCCGTCTCCTGGTATATAATGCTGTGTTTCAGAAGGAACCAGCACCCCTACCTGTTGAGGAAACCCTGCTACTCTGACAGCGTTAGGAGCGCTAAATGGGCTTGTAATAAAGAAAGGTTTTCTCTGTTCATAAGGATCTGTCGGCTCGTCTTCTTGTAGAGAAAATATTTGCTTGTTAAAGGCATTTGTAATCTGAAACCCTTCCATAGCCTCTACATCAGAGGCATAAGAAGCGCTTACATGAGGGAACCAGCGTGGCGTAGAGATCAATGCATTTCTCGTAGGTTGAACCTTTATTTCCTGACCATACTGATTAGTATAGCAATGACCGCCAAGCGTCCTGATGAGCGTGCCCTTCCCAAATTTACCAGTTTCAAATTCCAGATAGAAAATGCCCCATCTCTCTGCAGTCTCTCCGCATTCGCTTAAACTTGTACCAGAAGCTGTCTGCCTGTCTATAAGCGCCACGCATGCGCTATGGTTTACTGGAACCACCCATCTTACTGTCTCTTCAAAATTAGATTCCCAGTCTCTTCCCCATTCAAGATGCTGCCACTTGTAATTAATAGTTGCCCATCCTAAATCAATATCTTTATGCCTGATCTTTCTAAAATATTTAGCTGGATCGTTAAACCCACTTTCATCCCATCCACGATTGCTATCAGCCTGCGCTATGATATAATCAAACTTGTTCATTGTGTCGTAAGCTATCCCTTTAAATTGACTGTATGGGTTGTAAGGAATGTCAAATTCACAACGCCAGTATGCACCTAGAATGCATAGGTTCTCTTCTGCATAAGGCCTGTAAAGGCAAGCTATCATAGGAAGCGCCGTCCCAGCATCGGCTCCCCAGTAAGGAGTTGGGAACCTTTTAAATGCTCCTAAGTCTGTCCTTATATTTTTTGCATACCACGACTCGCCACTTATTTTAATCACCTGTTCAGTTTTATTCCACACCAGAGGATATATCATTACATGCATCGTTGACTGATTGCCCATCTTCCTGTTTTGACAATCACGCCAGTCTGTGCAAGGGAACCTAGTGGAGCCAGGGCCACCCCCGCATCCTGGTTGCACGTATGACAAATCAGCCCATCTATCCCAAGTGATCCTGTAAAGCATCCCTATTTCATTACCGGAAGGAGTGTTCTTATCTATTATTCTGTAATTAGCATAAGCATAAAGGCCATCACCAGGAAGGCCATTATAAATTGAAGCATCAGAAGTAGTGCCCCATGTTACATATGGAATGCCACACCCCCTCTGACCCAGAGAATACATATCCAGCATGCCAAGCTCCAACTCTGATTGTGACCAGGGAACTTCTGCATACCTGGCAGAGCCTTCTTCTATTTTGTCGTATATATCCATTTCACCATTTTTATGATCCCATGCTTTTCCTTTGAATTCATAGTATCTGGCATGCCCTTCACTTGGACTATAGTTATGATATTTTCCTTCGATTATATAGCCGCCTGCGCCGCATGATCCACCAGCAGGATGTTTCCCTACTACAGCAACAGGGTTGCCGCTTAAAAACATCAATATAACCCTGTCTTTTTTTGCAAAAGGAGTATCGGTATGCCAATACCCTTCACTTTCAAACTGGCTGCTCAATCCAGGTATATATCCATGAGTGGTATAATAATTAGGATCATCAGTTGTAGGAGAAGCGCAATGGTAATGTATAGGTATGTCTTCATATATGACAGTCCTTCTGTGTGGCTCACATTCTGTTCTAGTTGGATTTGCTTGAGTCACACATTCAGAATTATCCCAGTCAGGCATTTCTTCTACCTTGACACTGCAGTTCACCCCATGCACTAGCTCAACTATCTCTCCTACTTTGAAAGTAACCTTGTATTCTTCGTCTGATGGATAAGCAAGATATGACATTATATTATCCCAATTCCCCAATCATCATAGTTAGCAAATCTATAAGGCATTATCATGTAACTGTCTTGCGCAGGGACGTTAACGCCCATCTCTGCCAGAGCTTCAAAACATTCTTCTATAGTTGTTATACTGGCAGCTATACTTTCACATTCAGGCTGCCAATAGCTCTGGCAATCTTTGTTTGAATTGTGTTTCAAAGCAAGCTCCCATTGCTCCATTTCATCTGACTCAATAAAATCTTCTTCTTTTGCAGTGCTGGGAAGAGGCATATTGATAGCGCAATTAACCTCAATGCATGAGCTTACAAATTGCTGCTTGGCCTGCCCCATATTATCTGTGCGAGTAGGGCAAACATTCCTCATATTTGGCTGCACTTTATTAAGATTGCCTAAAGCATCTTGCTGATACGGCTCTTCACATGCTACCTTTGCAATAGCGTAATAGTCATCAATAGCCCATGAGGTAGCGTCCATCGAAGCGCAGTTCAAAAAACCGCCTTCGCATTCCATCACATATATAATAGTTACCTCTCCTTGTAAACTGCCTATATATGCCCATCTCAAGTATCCTCCTGTAAATCCAGGAGTTCTGTAATATGTCAGACTAAGGACATAGTAATCAAGAAAGCTTGACTGCCAGTTCTCAGTACCATAATTATATTTCTGTGCAAAATACTGTCCATTACACAGATGCCCTTCTGGAAACGTCATTGTAACAGTAATAGATTCACCAGGAACATTCCTGTCATGAGTCAGCTGCCTTATTACTTTATTATCATTATCGCATTCAGCACAGCAGCGCTCAACATATTGAACCCACTCATCAGACATCACTACTAAATCAGCGTTGTAGCCTGACGGATCGCCAATGTTCTCTATATAAATCAAGCCGCTTAATGAAGTAATTACATACACTGTGGCTTTGCAAGTATTAGTTATTTTATTATAATAAATCTCAAGAGCGCCTAATGGCCTTACTTCCCAAAAGAAATAAGAAAGCTTATTAAAGTTGCAAATGCAGTAATGGCTGGAATACAAATAATAGTCAGGCTCAGGATAAACCGCATTTTGCACTTGGGCATTATTAAACCCAGGAGCATAGCCAGACCAGTATATAGGACGTATAGCAGCAGTAGGGCACATGTCTACCTCAACCACATTAGGATTGCAATTCGAACCTTTTTCGCATATCAAAGCTTCTACTATAGTATGTCCATATGCATTCGGAGCTATATTTTGATAGTTCTCTTCTCCCTCTGCAACCTCCAGCCTTTGATCTACACAAGGATCTTGATATGGTTTGCATTGATCAGGTATTATCTGAGGGCATGCTCTTGTGCAGGCTTCTATATTAACTACACTTTGAGCGCATTGAAGATAGCTGTTAAGCCGTTGCTGGTAGACAGGCCAGGGCTCGAAAGGCTGCTGCTGAGGCAGCGCACCGCACCTGCCCTCTATGCATTCATCAAAACACTGGGTAGCGTTTTGTGCATCCCCATCAGTGTTTCCAAACTCTTTAGGGCACGCATCTTTACAGGATTGCCTTTCTGCTTCAACACAGTATTCATAAGTAGCCATCCGATAATAAAACGACCTCCAGTTTTCAGTATCAGACTGTTCTGGCATTTTACCACATTTATCTTCTATACATATATCATAACAGCTTAGGTCTATAACTCTTATTCCAGGCTCATATTTGACATCTATAGCCCTGACTTGCTGAGGCATAGGATTACATATGTCTAAAGTAAAGGTGAGGCTTTTTTGATTTTCAATAAATATGGTAGGCTCAACTGGGACTTTTACATCTCCGTCATCTCCGTTTGCCATCTGTTGCTCCTGTTATAAATATACTACGGTTGTTGGATTTATGCGTTTGCCTTGCGCTTTACCTATTATTCTCATCCTATTAGTTTTGCCATCTATAAGTCCAAGCAACACTCTGTCATCGACATTGTATGATTCATTATTCAGCACCACGCCGTTTTTAATAATACCCCCAGCAGTTAGCTTGACTTCATATTTGCTGCCGTTCCTGGCTGTAATAACACCTTCCTGGACACTGTCTTTAAATGCAGCTTTGGCTATGGCAATAATAGCTGTTTTCATGATGGCTGTTCATACCTCTCTAAATTAAGTTGATCGGTCATAGTTGTTCTGGTTATTATAATCTGTCTGTTCCTCAAAAAGTATAAAGATGATACATTAAATTTTTCTGAATTTACATAAATTTTATCTCCATCTTTTACATGTTCCCTGATGGATAAATTTGTTTTAACATTTAATGCTACAGGCTCATAATAATATCCATTCAAAACTATAGTGCCACGCCTGACTGCCATGTTTTCTGTAACCAGCATTTCATCCTGCAATGGTGGAGCCTCTTTGTCACCAGGATTTCTTATCAGCCTTACACTTACTGTAGGCGGCACGCTTGGGAATGCCATTTTTAAACTCCAAATTTATCATTGGCTAAGCCATCTTTATCAGACGGTATGTAGCCAGTTTTTTCTATTAATATACTGTGAGTGCCACTTTGCGTTTGGCCTATGGAGATGCTGCCATCGCTTGCTGTAACCCCTACAAACTGACCATCTACATACACCTTAGCGCCTCCCAGTAATTCTTTAGTATTAAAATCTCTCACCTTGATCGTAACAAGCTTGTCTTCAGCTACATCGCAAGCTTCACTGATTTCAAACTGCAATGTAGTGTAAACCGTCTCGCTTACAACTGTGTCTTCTGATTGCAGCTGCTCTACCTTGTGCAAAAATAATGCTAACACTTCGCCAGGATCATTGATTTGAGCATACAAAGAATCATATGCTGCCCTGTAAGATACCTTAGCTATTCCAAATCCAAAATCTTTGAGATCAGCATTAGGGCCATTGTTCTGCTGAAACGGCAGCGCATCAGGATCATAAGGATTGTCAACATCTCTTTTGCTTATCTGGACAATACCTCCTACAGTGTTTCCAGCAAGCGTAGATCCAGTAGGAACTATAATATTAGCGCCTCTTCCATAAAATATTTTAGTTCCTCCAGGGCCGTCAATGGCCTGTGAGCCATAGTCTGTGAAGCCGCCTATATCCCCACTTTGATCAGTGCATCCAGTATCGAAATTGCCGCCTTCAACTACAATCTGTGTGCCTCCTGATTCATAGTCATAGCTTCCTAAAGATACTCCCAGCCATCCCAGTTTAAATCCGCTGTAGATAGGCTTGCTCGTGTTGGCAACGAAATTATTGAATATAATAACCTCTTCTATTTCTTCATAAGCCGTTCCTGCTTTAACAAAAAATCCTTTAGTGAGATATTTATCATAGTCAACATTACTATATACTCTCACATATACAGGTTCTCCAACTTGAAAGCAGCTACGCCCACAGTTCTTATCGTCATCAAGCTGTGCCATTATAACTCTTTGAGCGCCTGCAAGATTACGCAAACACCCCACTTCAAACTGAAGCGTTGAAATAACTACTTGTTCAGCCATGCTTCACCTTCTAATTTTATAGTTCAGCCCATGCCAGCAACAGGGCAGTAGCTTCAGACTCTCCCAGCACATCTGGATTGGTAACGAGAACTCTAATCTCATCCCAGTCTGCAGAATAAATCACATGTGCTACCCCAGGAAGTATTACACCTTCCTCATCTTCAGTGGCGCATCCTCCACCTGAATCTGTAGGAAAGGCTGTAATCCTGTTTGACCCTACTGGATTGTTAATTAGCGGCCCTGCGTCTGGCGGCTCCAGCCCAAACCATTCAAGAGTGTCAATGTCTGTGATTGGCTTAGAGACAGATCCTTCATAACCATCCAGCACTATGAACTCATCAAATTCATCAGTCTCACCACTAACAACAGAAGCATTGCCTACATTAGAATACGCTGATGGAGTAAGCGTCAATGGATACTTGTAAGCTTTGACAAATACCGTATCTCCGACCTGAAAACAATTGCGCCCACAATTTTTGTTATCATTTAATTCAAGGTCAATAGAGGCATCCGACTCAGCTTCACAGACTCCAACTGTGAATTCTAATGATGATACTACTACATTCGTTGCCATCTTAAACTCCTTATTCTAAGTAAGTTTCTTTTTCACTTAGCTCTAAAAAAACTTTATGACATTCATTTTCTTCGCCTGCTGGCGATTGACAAATATATCTAAACCTGAGAAATTCAGTTTTATAAGAAGCTATAAACACGCCGCAGTAAGGATGTTCAGTCGTCACCAACTTATAACCGTCTGAGTAAGTATAATCTCCCAGGTCTTTGCCGAAGTATCTGCCAGTCAGTTCTTTGGCAGGTCTTGCCAGCGTGCCTACGCCGTCATTGATCACTATCTCTTCTTCTTCTATTTCTTCTTCTTCAAGCGTAAGCAACAGAAAACTGGTTATCTCAGCAGTAGTATCTGTCTGGCTGGTCAAACAATATTCAAATCTTTCATCAAATGCTTCCTGCAGATCCATGTCGGCTCGTATAAACGGACTAATGTAAGCCCTTATATACCCTTCTTCTCCATAATCAAACGATGACTCACCACATTCTATTTCAAGGTCTATGCTGTGATCGAGATCAGCGCCAGTCTCTTCAACGCCTGTTATAAGAAGGTTGTTGTATCCCGTATTTGCAGACTCATCAAAATCGATTGACTCTATATAATTATAGTCGAACAGCATCGCATCAGGACTTACAATTATATTATCCCAATCCCTGTTGTTATTGGCACAGCCAGCATTGATCTCTTTGATAAACAGGTTTCCAAAAACATCTGGATCACTGCTGGTAGCGTCAGGTTGATCATGTGAATTCCTTATTCTAAATCCAATTATATCACAAACATTAGCAATCACCTGCAAAGGTGTGCTGTTAGAAACAGAAAACGTGCCAGGGTAAACAGGGAAGCTTTCTTTGAAGAAATTTTCAGTAGAAGTGCTGTCATACATGACATCTAATAAAGATATCAGCCCTGAGCTCCCCCAATAATCATTAGACGTATCTATCATCTCTTGCACTATATCATGTGCAAAAATTAATTCTGAAGACTGCCACACGTAAGGAGTAGCGCCTGCTTCTATCTCTTCGTCTGTTTTGTCCGTGATCGTGATCGTATAAGGATTGTCTAACCTGGCTAATTTAGCTCTTCCCCAAATAGAGTATGCACCGCTTCTGATATCGTTCTTGCCGCTTACTTCTTCAATTAGAAATCTGAACTCCCAGTATGCAGGCGGCGTATCTCCTTCGATATAACTCCGCATCCTCAGCCATATACGCTCGTTTCCATCAAGGCGATATTCATTCATCAAGTCATAGTAGGTATCATCTATAAATGATATTTCAACAGTATCTGAGAATGATGACTCATCGATGTTTAGAGATATCTGCTCAATATACTCCTGCAGCTCTATATCGCTGGTGCTATCAACCCTTAATATTATTTTTACGTCATGTATTAAATGCATCTTTAAAACGCCACTTCGTAAGATGTTATATCGACAGCGATGTTATAGCTAACGATTACTTCTTCTATTGCCAGATCTTTATCAACTATTTCGTATGGTATGACAACATCGCTGCTAACAGTTTCTAAAAGAGCGTTTACAATGATAGTCTCTTCGCTCTCAAGTCCTACCAGATCATAGACAATAATCATGTCAGATCCAACTTCGATACTATAAGAAACTACCAAGTCTTCTTTTGCCAGTGGCTCCAGCTCATATACAATAACAACGTCATCGCTTATAACCACTGTTCCAACAGAATAAGGCACGATTACTTCAGATGACATGGTAAGAGAATATGAAACGATAACTTCTTCGCTGGCTAATGGTTCCAGCTCATATACGATTATAGTGTCGCTGCTTACCGTAGTCACGCCGATGTTGTAATCAATGATCATCTCTGACGCAAGCATAATGCTGTAATCAACGATCATCTCTTGACTTGCAAGTGCGCCTATCTCATTAACAATTATAGTCTCATCTGAGATAACACTCATCAACCCATACAGGATGATCTTCTCGTTGGCAGTCAATATCGGAATTACAACTACCGTCTCTTGAGATATATACAGTTCTAACCTGATGTCATGATCTTTGTTTTGCGTCTGTCCGTCAAAGAGCATATATATATCATGATCTTTATCTTGATGCTGCCCATCAAGGCTCAAGAATATATCATGATCTTTATCATACTGAACCTCTACTAAAATAACATTATCAGAAAGCTCTCCTACAACAGCAAGAGTGTGTATTACTGAATCACTGTTTTCACCTGCAACAATTCCTTGATCCACTATTGCAGAGTCAGAATAGTTAACAGAGGAAATTCCTCTTGAGCCAAACCAGGGCAATAGCATGCTAAATTCCTATTATACATCCACAGTCATAGCCGCACGAGTTCTGATCGAAATGTTGGTATAAACAACTGAATTCGGATCGACAGGCACAGTAACCCTGCGCCAGAATGTTTCCGATGCAGGCGCAGTCAGATTGCCAAGTGCCAAATCTGCCCCTGGAACTGCTGTGGTATCCAAGCCTGCTTGCGTCTCAGCAAATTTATACCATGTTTCCTGCGCATCGCCAGGGACAGCAGGAGTAAGATCATACGGCCCGACTGTTAAGTTAGTAGCATCATACACTGCATACAATAACGATCCTGTGCTATGCGTAACAGCAGTAGTGTCAAGAAACCCACGCACTACAGTCAATGTCTTTCCATTGACTGCCGTGATAAGTATCTTCTCGCTGTCTACCTGCGCTACTACAACTTCACCAAACATCCCATCGATAGTGCTATCGTTGATAGCTATAAACGTATCAGCAGCTCCGATAGACCCATCTAAAGTAGTTTGTTCCGCAGCAATCCATAGCTGTTCGTCTTGAGTAGTAGAGTCAGAAGGAATAATAGCATAATCAGGATTATTATAATATTGCAACTGGCTTACTCTGTCTGTCAAAGCAGCATCTTTATATATTCTTAGAATAGGCATAATTACCTCTTAATGCTTATGATGGACGATGCACTAAACGTTTAGCTCTAACTCTCCATCTTAAATCACTCTTGTAAAACGCAGACTGCCCAGGTGGAACAACAATATTGCGATAAAACATCACAGTCTCATTGTAAGCCACACTGCCGATGTTCAGCTGCAAAGCAGCAGTAGTATCCCATTCAGGAGAAGAGGCATCGTAATAAGTCAACGAAACCCTGCACCAGCCAGACTCATCAGTAGCATCTGTATCATGACCGCTTACTGTTATATCAGCATAATCGTAAGCAGCCCTTACCACAGTGCCTGCAGTATAGCTCTGTATCGCAGTTCCCAGGACACCCCTGTCAATTGTATAATGACCGCCTCCTAGATCGCCAATTATAGCTGCAAGCTCAGTAGCGCCCAGGAATACAATATCTCCAGCATCGAAAACACCCTGCGCCAGAAACATATCACCAGCAGTAGCGTCAAGAGCGTTTGCAAGCTCTGTACGCATATTCCCCAGGTAAAGAGTCTCTACCTCACGCTGCCCGATAGTGCCGTTAAACACGCCTGAGTCTGGATTAGTCATCGTGCCGTCAAGAGACAATGGCCTTGTTAAAGCTTCGTCTTCGAAGATTCTAAGTGAAACAGACATTCAAGCCTCCGTTATGCACTTTCGCCAGCCTGATTCAAATGCGGATCATTTCTCGACTCACTAGCTGAATTAGCTGGAATGATTTCTTTGACCCACACCCCTTTAGCAGATTGACTGGTAGTAAACACTATCTGATTCCCAGCAACCCAGCTACCAGCGCCCCATGCATCTGTAGGAATATAAAAGTAATAAGAGCTTCCATTGATAGCATAGTAAGCTGAACTTTTATTGCCTGGAGGAAGAGCGCCTGTAGCTGCTCCAGAAACAGTGAAAGCAGTAGAACTTGTAAACGTAATTGTCCAAGTATCAACTATACTTCCAATATTATAAACATAGACATTATCGACAATAAAAGTAGCAGGCCCAGTCTGACTGACAATCGCCTTGTCTGCCTGCGTATCTCCCAGCTCTACGCATGAAGCTCCAAAGGTATAATAGCTGGTAGCATGTGTTGGCCCTAAAGTATAAGCGTTCCATGAATAGCGTGTAGCCGTAGAAAGCAAAATAGTAGCTACATTGCTTATCCATGAGACAGCGCCAGAAGGTATTGCCCTGACATACTCTTCTTGCTTAACAACAAAGATGCCCTGAGAGTCATTGTATTCATACTCTGCCAGTCTAATAAGAGCACCATCGTCAACGCCATCGTAAGGCCCACCTGAAGGCCCATCAAACGCAAGGGCTATGCTGGTAGAATCAGCAGCTATGTTAGCATTGATTTTACCGCATCCATGCCAGCTGGGAACTGACCCTATGGCTGCCTGCGTATCTGTGTTAGTCCCTGCGCCTAGCCTGAGCCAGTCATCTCCAGGACTCTGTCTGCCTACACATATGCGATGATTGACAAGCGCCAATCCATCTCTAGTGGCATCGCTAAGATCAGCTTCGTTCTTACAGAAGAGTTTACGATATCTGGTAAGACCAGTTATGCGTTCCGCTTCTGAAACATTAGGAAGCAGATTTTCTGCAACATTAGAAGTAATCCTGTTGCTAGAAATACCGCCGCCATTCGTAGGATCGTCACTGTTTACCAACGCCCGAAACATTTTTAAATCGGCTGAAACAATCCCTGCCATTGTAAAACCTCCTAATTAAGATTCTCTGATAATGTTTTTACTTCTTCATCTGTTAAATCTAATTCGCCTTCTTTAGATTTAGAATAAATTAAATCATAAACCGCATGTAAATAATTCGATAGCCTGTGAATTATTATACCAACAAAAAACGGAATAGCAAAAAATAAAATATGAAATTCAATATTTTTTATTTCCATATATATAAACGCTGCAACATATGCCACAACCCATCCAAGCCAAACGGATTGACAATACTTACAATCTAGGAACTCTTGATAATGCTTGTTATCAGAAAAAGATTTGACAAACCTTCTCAGCGGCTGCACAGGCAGCCCATCAACCCACAATTGGCACAATGCCTCAGTTAGTATCGCTGCTAGTATTATCATAAGTATTGCCAGTCCCATCAATTTATCTCCTTTGTTGTCTTTTATGTTTTAAAAAGTTATAACTGCAATTAGCCCTGCTACACCTTTTCTTTTTATATGTTCTGCCACAGCATTTCTTCGTGACCTTATAAATAAGGTTGCTGCCGCACTTCGGACACTTCATATTTCTTCCAGTATCAAAGTATAAGTCCGTTCATTTCCTCTGAACGCAGGTGAAAACCCTACCCTCCTTACCCTATAAAGCGGCACATAAGTAATAAAACCAGAGCCAGAAGTTACTACCTCATGAATAGTCCTGGTATTTGATTCTTGAGTTATCGGTATGCCATCCCTGAAAGTCAGTTCTCCTTTGACATTTGCCAACTGACTTAACCATGCATATTGAGTCTCAGTGATAGCACTGATAGTGAAGCGCTTCTTTATTTTCTCAGGATTAGACTGCAGCAGCTGACCAGCAATATTTCTTCTGACTTCTCCGAACCACATGTCTTCAGGCTCATAAGACTCTGGCTGATGCTCTATCAAAGTATTATTTATATATATTCCATCATAAGCCATTATTTACCTCTATTACTTATTGTTGAATCCTACAATATATTAAACCAGATGGTCGCCATAATAATCTTGTCTTATTGTATGAAACAATAAAATTATCATCAAAAGCAGCTCTTAAAGCAATAGTTTTTTCTTTTAAACTTCTTATAGAACCAATAACAACACCGCTTAATTCCCTCCTTAGTCTCAAAGCTTTTGTTAATTTCAATCATCTGCTATTTCGCTCTCTCTACAAAGATCATGACATCATTCAAAGCGTTAAAGTTAAGAGTGTAAGTTATCACATAGCCGTCTCTTACAGGAGTGAAGGGCTCAAGGGTAGCTCTCCTGGCGCATACTATGACCTTGTCATTGCTGGAGGCACATTCAGCCACCATAACAAAATTAAATATGTCACCATCCAGGTAGCTCTGGTAGTCGCTCCTGTTATAAAATCTTATATCCACAGATCCAGCCACAGTCCTGCTTTTTAAAGAGTAAGCCATAGCTTCATCATCGCCAGGAAAATAATCTGGTCTTAGATCATTTATTATATCGATGTCAAATCCTGATGCTTCCGCTACTTGCAGCCCTTTGTATAGCCGCAGCGTCAGAGGATCTATTAAAGAAGGATAGTGAGGATCGACAGTATAAGCGCCAACTGCTGATGTAGAATCAACTGCCTCTCTAGCAGCTATAAGGCCTGCAGACAGGCCAGCAATAGTATCAACACTAAAGGTAAAGCTCAGCGCATTAACCTTGACACCGTTGTATAGGTAATAATCTATATCCCTCTGAGACTGCATACAGAGGCTCACAGGGAGATTGAAATGAACATCAGTATAGTAATTAGGGACGATGGCATACACATCACTGGCAGTTGAATCTACCAGCCCAAAGAACGCTTCTTCAGCAAAGTATCTCTTCGCATATGTTGATTGCTCGCCTCTAGTCACTGTAAAGGTATAGTTGGGCGGCGGAGATCCATGCTTGTTTGCACTGACCAAGTCAAGCACTTCGCCCCCAACGAGAAAAGTATCCACGCCATCAAAGCCATCAGGGTCAAGTGTATTAACTTCGAAGTCCGTAGCAGTGCTGTCGGTAACGTCTTGATTGAGTGTGCCATAAATAAACCCCTTACTTCCAAATAAACTTTTGTCAGTAAATTCGATCTTTCTACCAATGGCGGCTGTCATTACATCTATAATAGAAAGATCAGCCGATAGATCGACATTGAGAGGCCCACTGCCAATGTAGTTAGTCTTCGCTAACTCACCATAGTTAATAAAGTTAAGCACATTGTAATCGTTTAAAGTAGAAACCACTCCCTCAGATACCAAAGGGAAATATTTATCTGGAATTCCAGATTTAAAACTTGACTCTGTGCCTATGTATACAAACGATGCCATTTATCAATCCTGTATCTTTAACATCTTTTCACGTTTAAGATCATCCCTGAAGCTCTTTGCCACTTCAGATCTGGTAACGAATTGTCCTTGATACTGCCTGTCTCCCACAGTCAATGTAAGATTGATGCTGCCCATGTCTTCAGGATCTTTAGCAGTAGCAGCAGGCCTTTGCGATTCAGGCGCAACCATTCCACCAGAGTAAAATCTTTGTGAAGCGCTTGTCTCGAAAAATTCTTTATTAGCCCTGACCCCCTTGCGGCTCATCACAAAAGAACCTTCAGGCAGCACTGTCTGAATCCTGTCTATACCAGGAGTTCCAGAGAACATGCTTACGCCTCTATTCATCAGCTTGAACATCTGCTTGTTCTGTTTGAACAACTGTGCAGGTATAAAAGCCTCTCCATCAGATACTCTTACAGGAACCATACCGCCATGCTGGAAACTGCCTACTTCGCCACCTTGATATCCTCTACTTCCCATTATAGTAGTAGCAATGTCCTCAGCTCCTTCCCTAAAAGCTCTCTCAATCCTTTCAGCCATATAATCTGCTGTATCTCTGCCTTTGTCTTCAAGATAGTTCCAGGTCTTATTTAAATTATCTCTCACTGACTCAGATGCATCTGCAAAAGCTTCTCCCACTGGATCTCTTTCTATAAATTCCATAAAGCTGATTGCTCCCTGGAATATATCTGTAGATGCAAATTCAGCCAAAACTTTTTCAAGGCTTTCCTTTGTATAGTCAGCAGCTTCTTTTGATTTTTTCTCTAAGTAGTTTGCAGCTGCGTCATAATAAAGAGCTCCATCTTTAGAAGCACTAACAAGCTTGTCTTTAATTGTATCTGCAATCTCCTTAGTAACAGGAGATTCTTTAGTAGCCATCTGTTCTTGTAATTCTAGCTGCTTTTCATATTCCGCTACTGCCTTTTCAGCTACAGCAAGATTGTGTTCTTCAAGCCTTTGTTTTTCTGCAGCAGCCTCTACCTGTTTTGCTGCAATAGCTAAGTTCTGGCCCAACTCTTTCTTGCTTATCTCAACAGTTCTTTCCAGCTCTGTATTGTAATATGCTATCTTATCTCCTAAATCAGCATAGCCACCATACTGCGCCACGATTTCATCAAGAGTAAGCTTGTTAGCATCTTTCACTGCTTCTACCTGCTCTTTAACTCCAGCAGCCTCATCTTTAATAGATGACATTATCTCTTTATTCTTTTCCAGATTTACATTGGCACTCTCTACACTGACATTCATACTGTCCATTTGTGTAGCAGCTGTAGATACGCTTTCAGCACCGCTTTCCATATTAGCCTTAAAAATTTCAGCCGTTTTATTTACATCTTCAGAAGCTTGGCGCAACTCAATAATCTTATCCACGCTTGCCTGAATACTTGGACTTGCATCTGTAGATTTGACAAAGAGCGCCATCACATAGGCAAGATCTTTTAAAACAGAAGTCATCTCTCTTAACTGTGCAACCATCTTATTCAGCGCTTCTTCAGAAGTAAGCAATTCGTTTTTAGCCTTTGCAAGTATAAATTGCTCTTCGGCATTAAGAGTATTCCTATTCCCCAATTCATCGACTATAGCCTTCTGGATCTTGACTTGCGCCTTAGCCACATCAAGACTTCCTTTATTAAGCATTTCTATAGTTCTATTTATATCTTGATATTCATCTTTTATCTTAACTAAAGCAGCTACCCTATCGTCATCATCGCTATCTTGAGCTTTTGCCAGCTTGTTAGCTCTCTCCATCTGATCTTCTAAGAGCTTCTTCTGATCTTCATAAAGCTCTATTGTTTTTTCAACAGATTCTCTCTGCCTGTCCATCTGATGCACTGCCTGTGTGCCAACGCCGACAATACTTTTCTGCTCCTTATTTGCCTTTTGCAGCTCTTCAGATATTGCCGCAGTTTTAAGTCTCCACTCTTCAGTTATTCCAATCTCTTCCTCTATGAGCTTTTTATTATCTGCCAGCTGATTTTCAGTTCTCGCTAAAGCCTCAGTGGCAAGACCTACAGCTTCAGCATAAAGTTCGCTGTTTGCTCTAATTTCTTTCAGGTCATCGTCCATTTTATTATATTTAGTTTCCAGCTTTTCTATTGCATATGTCTGGTTTAATACAGCCTCTGTATCCCAGGGATCTATATCTACCAGCTTTTTTCTTTCAGCGGCAATTTTTATAGTCAAGTCTTTCTGTTTTTCAAGTGTGTCTGTGCGCTTCTTCTCGGCCTTAACATAATCGTCCAGCCCCACACCAGCCTTTTCAAATATGTCCAGATCAGCAGCAGCCCTGTTAAAGTCTATGACTGCTTTTTCAGCTTCTCTTTGCGCATCTATATATTCCAGAAGTGCTTCCTGATTTCCTAATATAAGGCCGTTTAAATCAGAGTATGCGTCAAGAGCAGCACCAATTGCCTGTTTTGATATATCTCCAAACAGCTTTTGTTGCTGTCCTAGCTCATCGATGGAATGAGTAGTTCTGTTAACAGATCCTCTAAGAGTATCAATAAATTTCCTGGCCTTATCCATACCTACACCAATCTTATCAAACTCTGCAGCCGCTTCGATACCAGCTATCCTTGCCATCTGTGCCTGGATATCCTGATAAATCACAGAAGTATCTTCAAGATTATCATTCCTGTCTTCTTCAAGTTTTACTATGGCAGCGATCACGCCTTCCACTTTTTCAGTAGTCCTTATCATCTCTGCCCAAGCTTCTTCATAATCCGTAGTAGTTTTTATAAGATGCCTGCTTTTATCGTCAACCACATCCATCTGGACAGCCCATACTTCGTAGACAGCCTCTGCAGTTCTGCCTAAAGTATTCATATCCATGATAGCCTTATGCGTATTTAACGCCACATCGAGATCTACCTCAAGCATCTTAGCTTCAAAATGTCTCTGCAGCTGATCAACTATAATATCGGCTAACGATTTAATACTTTCTATCTGTTCGTTTAAATTTTCAAACCCTGCAAAATCAAGCTTAGTGTCAGCCATAGTCTTGGAAATAGACTTCATATTCTTTTCGACAATCCTATTCATGAGAGAGAAGCTATATCCGTAAGCGCCCACCATATTAGTAAGATCTTCTACTGTAGCGTCTTTAAGCGTATCCATTTTAAGCTTCAACGCATCCACTCCTGCCTCTACGCCCTTCATGCTTTTAGGAACCTCAATGCCGAAGAGATTGAAGCCTTCTGCCATAGCTCTTGCATAAGCTTCACCAGTGACCTTGTCTTCCTTAAGCCTTTTGCTAAGAGCAAGCAACACATTTTTTACCGATTCTATCTTATCTTCTGGCCTCAACTCTGACATCAGCAATAAAGCCTTTGTAAACTCTTCAGTAGAATCAGCCCCTTCTGTCAGTAATTCAGCCATCCCTTGTGCTGCCTTAGATATGTCTATGAAAGACCTTTGCATCAACGGACTTGCATCTATAGCATCTTCCGTTGCTGAAAACATTTTGCGCATTCCTTCTGTATAGTCTGTAGTCTTTACATTGGCATCATCCAGTTCTTTTATTACATCGCCATATGACTCTCCTAATTCTCTTTGCGCTAACTTTAATTTGACAGCTAATCCAGCCTGTCTCTCAACAGCAGCAGAATACCTTTCCATATCCTCAGCCTTTGCAAATTCTTCCATATCTTTTGTGGCTGCTTGATACTCTGACCTGATGTTTTGTATCTCTCCTACCTGCTCTCCTAATGATTCACTAACACTTTTAAGACTTGGAAATATTTTATCCCAAACGCTTTTGATTGTATCGGCAAAAATCCCCCAAGCGGTCATTCCCTTAAGCATTCTCTTGATGAAATTAAAAAAAGTTCTTTCTGTCTTGCCTACCGCTTTATCAAAAGCTTCAACCCCTTTTATCATCTCCTTAAATGCTCTTGCCCTGAGAATCTTCTGCTGCTCCAGCTTCATCCTCTCAAGATGTTTTGTATTCTGCTCCAGATCTTTCCTGATTGCCTCTAATTGGCTTCTGTATTTATCCGCATCGACAATTCTTATATCAGGAACATGTTTCCCTAAAAGAACAAATGCTTGGCTTACTTCTCTGGTATACTGATTCACATCTATCAAACTATTTTTATAATCATCAATAGCCTTAACAGCTTTTTTAATAGAATCTACTTGCTGATTATTTTCACCTATCTGCTGGTCAAGCAATTGAATGTTTTCTTTGATCTCTTCATTTGTAAGCTTTACCACTTTAATAAACCATTTTAGCGCCATGATTGCCAGTTGAGCATAGATATAAAAACTTACAAGCCTTTGAGCCACTATTCCTAAAGTAGACCCTAAAATAGACAGCATGCCTACAAAACTCATTCCTCCAGCTCTAAATATCTTAATTGCCTTTCCTGCGAGCTGCATTTTTTCTCCAAAGGTTTGAGCATTCTGCGATGCATTTATAAAGGCAGTCTGCATCTCTTGCTGTGCTGCAGCCAATCCGTTATATGCACCCTTCAGCTTATCAGTAATTCCTGCATTCTGAAGCATCTCAGCCGACAATGTTTTGCCTAAAGCGGCACTCTGGCTGACTGCATTTGAAAATCTAAACTGCTCTTTCCTTAATATTGCCTGCGATGTTGTAACTGCCTTCAGCTTGCCGTCCAGTTTATCTAAAGATGCCTGGAACGCCTTAGACCCTGCAGTCAGCCCTCTTCCAAATAAGTCTCCTTTTTTAGCTGCCGCACGTTCCGCTTCATTCATAGCCCTGGCAAGTTCATTTTCAAGTCTGATTTGTTCTTTAGTTGCGCCTCCAAATATCTTAAGCCTTTTAGCATTTCTAACATAAGACATTCCTAATGTCTTAAGACCCTTAGCCTCTAATCCTATATACTGAGCATAATTCAGGGCTGTATACCCCAAAACATGATTAGTAAATAACGCCATTGACTTAGTCGTAGCTACCAGCACTATTTTCCACGCAGCCCATACAGCTGCGATTTTTGCTATACTAGAAAGCGCACCACCAAACTTTTGATCAAGATTAATAACACCTTCAACTACTTTAGAAACTACATTGGCAAGACTAAGAAATGTCTCAACAAAAGGAGCCATGTTTATTCTCATCACCGCATCTATAGCCGCAGCCAGTCTTTTAAATACAAACTCAGGCTTATCAGCCATTTCATCGAACATCTCATCAGTAGCCGCTATTGCGTCTGTGCGCAAAGTATTGATAGACTCCCTTACTTCATCAGCATATTTAACCAGTGTGATAAATGACTTTGCACCACGCAGACCTAACCTTTCAAATACAACTCCTACATCTCCTGCCGTTAATGCTCCTGCCTCCATCCTTATGGCAACCTGATCAAGTATATCCAGGAAGTCAAGCGGTTTTGTAAGATCTATCTCTATGTCAAACGCCGCTGCAAACTTGTCAGCGTCTTTAGACATCCTTGCGAAGATAACCTGCAAGCTACGGCCTGCGATACCAGCTTTAATCATATGGTCATTTAGAACGCCAAGTATACCTGAAAGATCATCATACGACAGGCCGACCTCTTTAGCTGTAGCGATTGAATATTTCATACCATCTCTGAGCTCGCTCATTTCAACAAGATGGTCACGGAACGTAGCAACCAGTGTGTCATTTATACTCTGGAACTGAGCTGTCTGATCACCTGTAGCCGATAATTCATCTCTGAAGTTTTTATAAATACCTGTCACCAGCTTTGTATAATCGCCGACTTCTTCTTCAGTAGCCAAGATAGCTTTCAATGTTGAATCAAACGCAGCCAGAGATTCTTCTGCCTGCAGACCAGCTGAACCTAACTGATAGAACAGCTCTCCAGTCTGTTCAAAAGTAGACCCTAATCCAGTAGCGGCCTGTATCATCTTAGAACGCATTACCACAGCGACTTCAGCTGTAGACATCATCTCACTTCGAACAGTTCTTAAAGCCCTGGCAAGCTGATCATAGATATCTACGATAGACTCTATTGCGCTTTTAAGTTTATCAAATGCTCCAAAGAACAAGGCAAAACCGATCAGCCATGCCGCCTGCGACTTGACCATCTGAGTAAACCCTGAAACAGTCCATCTAGCCATCGCCTTGGTAGCATCAGCACTTCTAGCCATCATCAACTGAGATTGTTCCAGCTGCTTCCTGTATTCAGCCTGCTGCCTGTTTACCTTCTCCATCTCCATATTCAATATGTTAAGAGTTTGGATATGGCCTTTCTCAGAAACCTTAAGCGCATTTATTTTAGCACTTGTATCTCCAGATGATTTTCCAAGTCTTTCCATCTCTGATCTTGTCCACGCAATCTTTTCACTGGTAATGATCTGGTGCTGCAGCATCTCATTAAACTTCTGGTCTAAAAGGCCTATAGATTTATGAAGAAGGCTCGCTGATCTCGATGCCTCTCCTAACGATTGACCGAAAGACCTCTGACTTTGTTTGATATCTTTAAGCATCCTGTCAAGCACTTCTAAGCTGCTGACAGTTTTATTATTGGTAAGATTGAATTTAAGAGCAGCCTGATTAGACTTGCTAAGTCCAGCTACAAGATGTTTATACCCCTGAGAAGTTTTATCAAAATAAGGGATTACCTTCATCAGTCCTTTTTGCATCTTCTGGCTAAGCTCTATACCTAAAGCCTTTGCCGCCTGTGTATCTCTAAGCATAGTTATATTTAACTTTTCAAGCCCTTGTTCAGCCAGTTTGATAGCATTGGCAGCGTCTGTAAAGTCTTTCTCTGTAGCTATTCCAAGCTTATCCATTGCCTGAACAAATTTCTCAACCTGTGATATTTGCTTTTGAAGTTGGAATGCTTTGCCCTGTTCGTTTAATGCTTTAAATCCCTGTGCGGCATCTAAGAACTGTTTATCAACGCCCTTCAGCATATTCATCTGGCCTATCATTCCTCTGATCACCTGATCTGTAGATACAAAGCTGGAACGTAAATCTATTACCTTTTTATCCATTGCATCAAAAGTCTGATTAGTTTTCTGAAGCGCCTGCACATTTACCATGCCAGCAGTCATTGCCTGTTGTATTTTAGCAGTCTCATTTCCTAGCTGTGTAACTTTTTGTCTAACAGCATCTATGGTAAACCCATACTCCTGCAGAACAGCTTCCATCTCTTTCAAAGCTTCAGGGCTAAGACCACCTGGTATTCGTTTTTTACCAGTTGCTTGTCTGGCTTCAAGCTCTTGGAGATACTGTGACCACTTGACAAGCTCTTCCAAGCTCACCGCATACTTCTCTGATGCAGCGGCAGCCTCTTTCATGGATTTATCAGTCGTTTTTGCAAAATCCTGAGTAGACTTAGCAAGGTTGTGCCAGCGCAAGCTGGTCTTATCAGCGTTCTCTCTCAGCTTAGCTACATGCACCCCTACTCTGTCCATGATCTGCTGGAACGGTTCATACTCTCTGACCACGTCTCCGAACCATTTTAATTTTCCTGGCTGCTTGAGTTGTTGGAAGAAGCTACCAGCTACCAGTTCTGCTTTCTTCATGATATCAATAACCATTCGATACTGGTTTGCTTCTTCAGTTAAGGCCGCAGCCATGTCTTTAGCGCCAGCCTCTTGAGATTTACTAAGCTCTTTTATCTTGATATTCAGCGTCTCTAAATGCGCCTCCATGTCTTTAATGTGAGGCGATACTTCGTCAAACGCCTTTCCAAGCTGCGCTACCGCTTCTATCTCTGTTATCTTGCTCACGTCCATCTTGGAAAGATCGAATCTGAGATCTACATCTTTAAGCCCTATTACAGATTGTTTTGCTTTATCTATATATAAAGTAAATTTTTTCCATTCTTCAGCAGTTAAAGAAGTTCTGCTTTTAACCTTATCCATCAACTCAGTTATCGTTTTCAAGCCTCTTTCTATAGCAGCCATATCGCCAGGAAGTATTTTTTCAACGCCACTCCTAGCTTCCTCACTCATAGCAGCCTGCAGGCGCTTGTCTATTCCAGGAGTCTTAACTGAAAGCACTATGGGATTATCCTTAGCAGCCGCACGCAATTTATTCCATGTCTCATTAAATCTGGCTACTATCTCGGTCAGCTTATCAGTGATAGGAAGCTCGGAAGAACCTTTTCCTTTGATGTCGATCACAATTTTTTTCTCAGAAAGTGTGGCTATCTTTGAAACAAACATTTCTAGTTCTGCAGATGCCATTTTTATAGAGTCAACTATAGATTGGAATTGAGTAGCCACTCCACCTATAGTATTTGCGCTCTCACTAGCTATGCCAGTATAAGCCTTTTGTAGAGCAGCAAGCTGCTTGGCTGCAGCACCAGCGTTAGCTTGTAATGCTTTTAGGCTGGCAGCTGTTTCAGCGATAACTGCATTGGCAGACTCTGCTGCCCCTACAAGGCCGCTGTAGTTCGTATGTAGCGTCTCTATAGCTTCAACCGTTCCTTTAGCTACCTTGAAGTCTATATTGGCCTTAACAGCCTTAATCTCCTTAAGCTTCTCTTTTATCTCTTTAATCTGTTTAGTGACTATGCTGGATATAGTGCTCTGTCCAGGCTTAGCACTTACACTTATAGTTATAGTCTTATCAGCCTCTGGCATAAGCTATCTCCTGGGAGATCTCGAAGAGCTTTTAAACTTGCCCTTGCTTGAGTTTTTATGATCATCCTTGTTCTGCTGCTGTTTATCCAACTCAGCTCTGGTAGCAGATTCTTCACTTAAGACTGTCTGCCTGATCTCATATGCAATGTTCGTCTGATCAAGGATGCCGCCGCTATTAAAAAGAACGTTGCTGTTATTTGCCCAGTATACCAGCGATACGGCGTTCTCTACATCATCAGATACAATTGACAATGGACATGTGCTAAACTTCTTAGATCCGATAGCTAACACATCACTACCAAAATTATCTTCATCAGGTTTGCTATCGGACTTCTTAACTAAATGATACTTGCTTACCTTCTTTTTTTCAACTCTTTTTATTTCTGAAATTTCAGATTTTTCTTCCTCATCCATCTCAACTTTATCAAGACCGAACCTCTGGCAATTACGCCTGCCGTTCAAATGCTGCTTCAGACAGTCATCGCAATTCCAGGTGTTGTTCTTGTTATATTCCATGAACACATGCATCCTCACCAGCCCTTTGATATCATTTCTTATATCTTTGGCAATAGAGGAATTATCAAATATAAAGTTATATATTTCTTCTAAGTATTTCTTCGGTATCATGCCTAAGTTATCAACACTATAAGGCACTTCATTGTCGGACTCATCTTTGAAATTAGACCAGCCGACTATATTACTAGCCAGTATCTTGAGCATAATATCATTCATCCCTGGCCTCTCACGATCAAGCTGCAGCCGCTGTCCTACTGTCAGAAACTGAACATAAAAAACTGTCTGCTCCTGTTCGGGCTTGTCTTTGTCATCCTCTACAATAAAAGGACAGATATAGTTAGCATCTAAGCAAATCATAATTAAACAAAAAGGGGCATAAGTCTATAGCTTCCTATGCCCCTCTTTCATCCTACATACCTCCGACTAATTAATATTTTTTAATCTTCATCCGCACCTGCTTGTCCTAAAATTGCGTCTGCCAGTTCCCTTCTGGCATCCGCAGGAATAGAAGAGAATAAATTAACATCATTAGAGAACGGTATATCTTCTCCGTCCTCATCCTTGAAATTCTCCCATCCTGCAAGTCCTTCCTGGAGTATCTTCATCTGATTGTTTCCAGTCCTGATCTTCTCTTCTCGCCTCTTGCCGATACCAGTAGCTTTATACAGTTCGTCTTCGATCTTAGCAAGTTTGGGGAGTGGAATACGCCGTAAGGTAAAAATAGTCTGTTCTTCAACAGGTAAATCTCTGTCATCTTTGCAGATATACTTTTGCTGCGCTGGTAGTGCTCTCATGTTGTCAAACCTCCATTTGGTTAAAAGTTTCCAAAAAAGTTTATGTTTAAAATATTGTAGCCCATTCTCTTTCAGGCTGCTTCCTAACTTTATCAGCGTCTTTAGATAAAGAGCTGTAAAGCGATACTTGATAAAGACTTTTATTAAATATGGCAATGCAAAAAATATTATTAAAGCCTTTAAGATTTCTTTTCTGTTTATACATACTATTCCAATTAACATCATGTTGTTGAGCAAGGGGCAGGACAACATAGGAGCCAACCAAAGCGCCCTGCCCCTGCTACTGGATCTATATGCTCGACTCGGTATTGACAATCACCAAATAAACTTCAGGCAGATTGTTCTCCAAGTCAGGATATGCGTCAAACGGCATATCAGCAGTGATCAAACTTTCATCGGCAATTACAGGAGTGCTCCCAGTATACTTGACTCTTGGGAAGACAACGTATTTCTGACGATATACGCCAGTGCTGCCGATTTCACCTTCGACACGGTCATCAATAAGAGCAAATTCGATCTTAGCAGGAATGTCATTCACGAACTTACTGTAGATGATCATATCATCAAACTCGATGTTAACCATTCCAGAAACTTCTCTCTGCTGTTCTGGCAACTGACTTCTTCCACTAAAACCGAACGGAATTTTATCAGGGAATAGATTGTTGTTAATCGTATATTCACCTGACATAATTTCAGTCCAGTCACCATCAAGATAAAATGCACCCATGAAAGAAGTAAGAGGATCAGTAGAGCTTGGAGATCCTGAACCTGTGGTAGTCTGCAGAGATACAGGTTCATACTGCTCATGGTCGCTCTCGATAGAATTATCGCCAGCACCAGGAATTCCTGTCAAACGATATTCACCAGCTACTATGGCCTTACCAGTGTAAGTAATGTCATTCTCACGACCAATCATGAGAGTGCCGCCGCCACTTGGGAACCCATCATATTCTTCCTGGGTTCTCAAAACAACGTATACATCACCAATGCTGGCTGCCTGATCTAACAGGCCCATTGACCATTCTACTTTGCCTAACAGCGAATAGACGGCTGTGCAGATATCGTTCTCAGGAAATGTCTCTGTAAGGTTGTCAATCTTACAACCAGTATAAATAAATGCTGCAATATCACGCAACACTTCGATGCTTATTCCAGGCAGCAAGTCTGCTGAAACATCCATTACGTGAGTATATATTGCAGAGTAATTGGTGGAGTCATATAAGAAGATCCTTGAACCCTGAGTATAGTTAGCAGTAATACCTGAAACGCCTGTAAACTGATCGTTTCCAGCACCTGCAATGCCTGTATAGGCAAATTGCTCAGATGTAAGATCGCCAGTGTTGGCATCTCTACCAACTATGACTGCATCTCCACCAGTATTAATAAATCCTTCAGCAATCAGATCTCTGTCTGTATCAATAGTAACAGCAGGCGAAGTATAGCTTGCTGATGTTACTGCTGCTATGCCGCCGTCTACATATTGAAGTGACAAATAATCATCGCCATAGGCATTCTTCAACATCGTGGTCTGACCTTCTATATTCTGCTCGACATTGATATCGCCTGCAATACTTGCAGATCCACGAACCGATGTCGCTCTTGAACGGTCAGCCCTCAACTCATTAGAAACTAAGTAGGCTATCTCGTTGCTGATGCTTTCAGAGGTAAATCTTAGAACTTTGTTCAGAGTAGCAAGAACGCCGTAACTAGCCTCTTCACCATAATGTATTACTCCACGAGCGCCTACCGCTGGAGTAGGTATGCCACCCATATTAAACCTCCATATTTAAATTTAATTGTGTTCAGTATATCGCCTTTTCGTTATTTGAAAGTTAATAATGCCGCCGTAAAAGACACCATTAATTCTGCCCACTCTAACTCCAGGCCTGGAGCCAGTTACAGCAGTTCGCCTGTCATGAACATATCCATCTAGGTTAGAATACTTTGTGAAAAGCCTTGATATTTCATCGATGTTCTCTCTCAACTCTTTGAACAACAGCCTTTCACTGAACTGTTCTTGATAAAAGATTATGTTATATACGTTGGTTATATCATGTTCACTTCTATACCTGTTAATTACCTTATGGCCTGAATGAATCGCTTCTACCCAGTCAATCGCAAGGCTTGGAGTAGAAGGAACATAAAGCACGTCTTCTGCGAATATGTTGTTGTTGCCAATACTCAGGCCATATTCGGCTTGATGTTCTTTAAAAGTTTCAACGATGTTTTCTGCACCATCGTCAATAAAGTTGCCAGTATCTATTACCGCCATTATACTAATCCTACATTCGACAAGATGTTCCCTACATTTATCGAAATTACTTCCATTACTTTATCGGCAAATGGAATGCCGCTTTCACCTGATAAAAATTCTTTTGTAAGTTTCTCTCTGTAGTTAGCTCCTAAAAAATTGCTACGACTAAAAAAATGGTGAGGGTATGAACTATGGAATCCATCGAAGTTTACGCCTGTAGTTATAAAATCTGGTGGCCCACCTGTTCGTAATATAGCCGCTGTTGCAGATACTGCGTCAGGCGTAAGAAGGAATGCATTCTCTAAGGCAGCTGTTCTTAATCCAGGCTCTGTATATCTCGCTGCATCGATAGGATCGGTTCTCCCTTTATAAGTCGGAACGTCTTCGCTTTTATTAATATAACGTTCATACCTCTCGATAGTAGTCTGTTTTTTCGATGGCACATTTAGTGACTCGTATAAAGCCAGCCATCCGCTTCTCATCAAGTTCTCGATGGTAGTAAAGTTATTTTTCAAGTAGCTAGTGCCTGCACCTGGGCCAAAGATCTGCTTGTCAGCATCTTTCACTGCCCTCATGACAGCGCTGCCGTCTATCTTGAAATCGAATATTATGCCAAACCCTTTATCTGCCATTAGAACACATCTTGATTAACGAAATTAGTTGGATATTTAGGCGTTGAAGTAAAATCAGTAAGATTAGGAGTACTTAACCTGGGAGCCGATGTCAATCCAGACCAAGTAGCTTCATAAACGCCCTGTTTATAGTTATGTATAAATTTCTCAAGGAACTCTTTATACTGGCCTTCAAAGAAATCATCGATACCGCCTTCATCTCTTATGTTGAACTGAGTATAGAAGTTAGATCCAGAAATCAACTGAGATGATAGAAATGAAGTGGCATAAACAATATCATCTGGCACAGGAGCTGTTATCGGCAAACTGCCTGTAGGCAAATGCTCTCGCAACCTACCATCTATTTTGGTGCTTGCGATATTAATGAAGATCTCACATTGATCTGGAGTCATGTGATCATCAGTAGCAGTTCCAATGAGAAACTTCGAATTCTTTATTTGAAGTATATCTTTAACATTCTGAACAGTGCAATATCCCATTACGACCTCACTTTGTTATGAGGAACTTTTCTTACTGCTCTTGCCTGAACTTTTCTTGCCTGAACTTTTCTTGCCTGAACTTTTCTTACCACTGGACTTTTTACTGGAAGTCCTTCTCGTAACAGCCCTTTTCTTTTTAGAAGCAGGCGCAGGTTCTGGCTCAGGTTCTGGCTCAGGTTCTGGCTCAGGTTCTGGTTCTGGCTCAGGTTCTGGTTCAGGTTCTGGTTCTGGCTCAGGTTCAGGTTCAGGTTCAGATTCAGGTTCAGGTTCAAGCTCAGGTTCTGGTTCTGGCTTTGGAGCTGCTTTTGGTTTTGGATCAGGCCTTACTATCGGAGCTGGCATAGGAACAGTATCTGGATTTAAAAGACCAGAAGGAGTATTATCTGCTGCATCGCTGGCAGATGTTTCAGCTGTAAGCGCATCCAGCCTTGCTTTTGCATCTTCCATAGTGCCAGATACAATCTCAAATACAGGAGTGGTCTTTTTGGTTTTAGGATTAGTGTATAACTCATCGTCATTCACTACATCGGTCAAAATCCTTATTGCAGCAGCCAAAGGCATGTCAGGATCATCCATGTCAAACTTATGGCCTGCATTGAAATTAGCTTGCCGCCTAGTCAAATCAAACTGCTTAATATAATGCCCTGGCACGTTAGTCTTAATAACGAGATCTCCCATGATTGTTTTTCCTCCGTGTTGAATCTACCAGGGGGCGATAAAGCCCCCTGGCAAATAAATTTTGAAATTACATTTAAAAGATTGTTGCCACAATGAAATCATCATTGCGATAACGAACAGGAAGTCCATTAACGCCAGTGATAATGTCAATCCTCTTAGGATCTACTTTGTCATTAACTACAGTTTCAGCGAACACTCCAGGTTTAGGAGCCAGCATGTTGCCTTCGCCATATTCAGAAAGAGTAGTAATGAAGTTTCCATATGCACTTTCACCCTCAGTGCCCAGCCCTGTGGGATGTTTTGCCCTTACGATAACTTTGTTATCAGGCAGGAAGGGTTTCGACATATAAAGGAAAGATCCAATCGGGAAAGCAAACTCCAGGTTCTCATTTAAGGTAACTGTAGTTCCTAAGACGCTGGCTACAGTGCAGATCTGGTCATACAGTGTATCGCCATTAGCGCTGTATGAGATCAGCCTGAGAGTATCGTTAGCTTCTATACCTGTAACATCATGCACAGTTACAGTGTTAGCGCCAACAACTCCGAGAGCTGTAAGCTCAGTAGTCATGACATAGAAACCGTCATACTTAGTGAACTTATAGTTACCTACATAAGTCTGAAGGATTTCATTTAAATTAGCCATTGTTAAAAGCTCAGGCCGACCACCAGTAGTGATAGTGGTTTTTACCTGACGGATGGCTGTGTTATCATAAAGAAGTCTTTCGACATATCCGTTGTAGATAAACTCTGCAGCCTCAAATCCAGACCCTCTGAATAAGTATACCCAGGCGAGCATGTCATCAAGGGGATTTGCAGAAGTAGTCTGCGTCCAGCGATCAACGCCTGTCAAGACAGGCAGATAGCGACTGGGAACGGCATAATCCACATCGAATTTTACAAGGTTAGAGTTAATACTTAAAGAGCCAAGAATAGCTTGCCATAAACTATGCTCAACTCTTATATCGACACGCTGTTTACCTTCGATGACTTTCTCATCGATAAATGCTCTCACGTTCTCCATCTCATTGAGAGTACCAAGTTTTCTCTTCCACATTAACTGGTGCGGCATTACAACTTGTTTCTCTCTGAAGAATGCGGGATGCATCTGGCGCTGATAGTACCCACCACCTTTGTATGGCGGAGATTCAGCACCCATTGCTACAGCTTGTGTCATTCCACCAAGCCCTAACTTAACGTCCCACTGAATAGTGTAGTCGTTAATGGGTTTCGTCTGCATCCATTTGGATGCAAGAAACTCAGGCCTTACCCCTATCTGCGTCACCAGTTTGGCAACGTATTTAGTTTGCAGATGGGGATACATACCTAACAAATCTTGTGCTGACATATGTAATTACCTCCGTGATTTAACGTTCGCAACTGCAAACTTATATTATGTAACAGGGCCTACAGGCCTTATCTCGATACGTTGTACTGAACTCCACGTTACTACAGAAGTCTCAGTAACATATCCACTCTTAACAATACACTGAGTAAACAGACTTACAGGTCGATCCTGCCCTGCAACTATATTGTATTCCCAGTCCACAAGCAGATAAACATTATCTGCGGTATGCACGCCGTTGTCATACGGCACTGCACGCTTAGTGGTAGGATCAATCGCTACAGTTATGAAGGGAGGGATCTCATCTGCATAGCCTTCATCAATCCACGCCGTTGAATCCAGCGTAGCAGACATAGTAACAAAGTCTGAAGATGCAAGAGCTTCTTTGGTAGTCCATTTACCAGCTATTGTGCCATTACCTACCTGACTCATGATTGTATGTCCTCCATAAAATTATTATTAATAACTTAGCCCTATTGAGCCACAGTCACCTAAAGATTACTCAGAACCGCTATCTTCTTCGCCATCAACCAGAGGAACATTCAACTTTTTCAAACGTTTCCTGATGCTCTCTTCGTCCATCTCAAGAGCTTTCTCCTGGTCGCTGAACTGCTGCGCTTCTTCGTCATCAATGCCAATGAACACACCAGCAGGCATGCTGTCAACGATTGTCTGGAAGATCTCTTTCAAGGAAACTTCTTTGCCTTCCTTGTCTTTGATCATCAGTGTATCGTTCTCCATCGTAATGTAGGCCTCAATGGTCTTTACGATGGCTGGCGGCACGCCCCTGGCTGATATACCCTGCAGGAACAGTTCTTTCTCAGATTTGAACCGTTCTTTCTGAACGATATCAAGCTGTGCATCTGCCTTTTTCTGTCCTTCTTTAAGCTGTTTGTTTTCTTTCATAATCACCTGAACCAATTCGCCCAATTCCTTTTTCTCATCGCTCAGCTTAGTGTTGGTATCTTCCATCGCTTTCAGCTTTGCTTCAAATGATTCTTCCAGCTTTTTGAGGTCATCTTTGGTGGCTGCAGGTTTTTGGGCTTTTTTCGTGCCTTTGTCTTTCATGTCATCTGCCTCCAATTTTTTCTTATCATCATCGGCATCCACGTCTCCGCTGTCGTCATCGCTGTCGTCAGCGTCAACGTCACCGTCATCCTGGTTGCCATCGTCATCTAAGTTCTTTGTTGAGTCGTCATCCTGGTTGTTGTCGTCCTGGTTGTTGTCATCCTGGTTGTTGTCGTCCTGGTTAGTGCCGTCATCATCATCGGCTGATTCTTTTATTTCATTAAACCTAAATGAATCAATTTCAAAGTCATCTCCACTTTTGAGATCGTCAATTATATCTTCACTTAAAGCTACAGGCTGAAGATTCGGAACGAATGGACGATTGGTGAAGCCACCACTAATTAAAGTAGGCCCATGCTCTTTATCCGCTTCTTTGTCCTTGTAGTTTTCAGTGTATTCGGCGCTGAAGTATCTATACTTCTTGCCTTTGATAGCCTTGACACCGTCCTCAGTGGGATGGATTACAGCGCAAAGAATGCTTACGCCATCACGCTCACGCAAAAGCAGCTTGTCTACCCAGGCCGAAGCGCCTATATCTGGATTGTGGGTAAAGTCAAAACTGATCTCACGCCCCAATACCTCATTGTCGAAATTTCTGACCATGTTTTCAAGCTTCTCTTTGGTAATCTCTAACTTACCATATACAGGATGCTTGAAAGTCCCTGTGCGCAGAATCTCAATGGTCATCGGCTTTGATGTTAGCGCAACAGGCTTGTCTCCTTCCGACAATTTGACAAACGTTAAGTATTTACCAACATGTTTCATTTTGTATAGTACCTCCAGATTTTCTAATTTTTTCTTGCATTGCCGATTGTAAATGTTTTGTGCTTTCGTTAATACGCCAGGATACTTGCTTGAAAGATCCGAGCCTGTTCTTGCACCCTTAACTGCACGTATAGCCGTTACTACCGCTGTACAATTAATTGAGCCATCACTGTTTTTGTAGGGAAACTTTTTGATCTTGCCTTTTCCTGTTTCTGAACTTTTAACATAAAGGAAATGTGAATCTGGAACGTCTTTGCGAGCTGTAGGGGCTGTCCACTTTTCAGCCATCTCTAAATCCTCAAACTCAAGATGCTCAGCCACATATTCCTCTACATCTCTTACAAGGTGAAACTCTGCCTCAAATTCTTTTTCGTCAAGGCTATTCTCTTTTGCCGCCTCTTTTACCGTCTTACCATGCCTGTGGTAATAAGAGATAGCGCAGACTTCAGCAGCTTCTTCAGGAAGCTTGCCTTGTTCTATCAAGTTAGCCTTGCACTTTAAATATTCTTTTGGCATGACTGAAAACCTCCAACAATGTAACGTGCTTAATGACAATTATAAATTAAAATATACATTAAGCAAGAAAAAAATTATGAAATTCAATATTTTTTTTACCCTTTAACCTCCATCCCATTTAGCCAATCGTTTATAGTTTTGGCAACTACCATTAAAAGCTTGTTATAATTGTCATCGTATGAAAATAGTTTATATTCTTCATAATTGCTCAAGAAGAACAACTCTATCAATACGGCAGGTTTTTCAATGACGTTTAGAAGATAAAGGTTGTTGCGCTTAACTATCCCTCTGTATTTAAAATCAGGGAAGTAAAGCTCGAAGTTGAATGAGAACAAATTACAGAAGCCCAAAGAGTTCTCATTCTTATATAATATCTCTGTTCCATTAACGTTTACATCATGAAATGAATTAAGATGTATCTCTATAAATATTTCAAAATCATCCATGTGCTCAACAGATTCAGCCTTCATAAATAACGAGCTATTGCTGCCTATCAGCTTGCTTGGGTCATTCATATCCATCAAAATAATTTCAGTATCTGGAAGTATTAAGTCTCTTTCTATCATCATATAACGCAGGTCGTGAATAAACCTGCTGGCATAGTCATGCTCATGAACATCTGCTACAGCGCTATATGCGCCTTTAAACTTGATGTCGTGCCCTGCGCTGATAATTACTTTTCTCATTATCTTGCTCCTGCAACTATATCAAGCTCCATGTCTGACGGCATAAACTTGACAAATAACCTTGCATATAAAGCGCCTCCTGCCATTATTTCCTGTGCAGGAGACATGAACTTCCCTGCTGCTGTTCGCCTGTAATAACCAGCGCTAAAGCTGATATCCCTGTGAGTGCTTAAAATGGAAGTCGCATCGTTAGCGTAATACAGGACAGGAACTATAGTAGCTGCACCATTGCTGTGAGAAAACTCAACTCCTACATGCAGCATCGTCTTATCGCCTATATATATAAAAGGATGTGTAAGAAGGTTGTCATAATCAGACAGATCTTGCTCTGTATCCATCGCCGTTACGCCACTACGATAATAAACTGCAGTGCTGTCCAGCTTAATGGATGCAGGAACAAAAAGCTGCATGATGTATTCAGTTGGAGATGCATCTTGCTTTGTGTTATCTATAGAAGGAACTCCAGCTATCCTTGCTTGCACATCTAAAGGAGTGTCTACCTTTATACCTTTGACTGTCATGATCTAATGCCTCCGTCAAATAGCCCCCAGGTAAATAATACCTGTGTCTAAGTTGGTTATATATCCAGGTTTAGAGCCGCCATCGTCATTTCTTTGGTCTACATATCTGCAAAGCATTTTAACATCTGTAGCGGCTCCAATAATACGTGTATATATCCTGCTGATATAGAAATCATTATTACGCTTCCATATTCTATTTCCAAAATTTCCAGCTATAGATCCTCCACCTATGCTCATATCCATATTTATAGGAGAAACAGTAGACAAGAGCACATCAGAATTGCCGCCATAAAGCACAGGAGTAAAGGTAAACTTATCTTTGCGATGCTCTATATCATCCATGCTGATGAACTTACAAGCAAACGCAAAGACTAAAATATTCTTATCTCCTACATAAAATTTAGGCCTGGAGCTATAACTTTCAATATCATCACTTCTGTCATTAGGAAACGTATTGGTATTATCATACAGATAAGGAGACAATATAAAATCAGAAGTAAGAGTAGGAAGCACCACCCTGAGAGTTTCTATATAACTATCTGAAGGCACTGCAGGATCAAGAAGCGCCTCTACAGAATCAGTCCCAGCAATAGTAGCGTAGGTAGGGATGTCCCCATAGGCAAATTTTCTAAATGTCGATATGCCTACTTTGTCTGTCATAGACCTACTCCTAGCCCATCCATCTGCTCTACTGTAGGCTTGATGTTGTTAAACTTCTCCAAATACGGCCTGAACACATCATACCTGGAATAAGCTTGTGACTCATTAGTAAACTGGTTTTCAATATTAAGGTATGCCAAGCCGCCCATGAAGCATCTGTTATTGTTGGCAGGATCGCTAATGGGATCATTGTATCCGTAATGACCGCCAAAGCTCATAGTCGTATTAGCCCAGTTAGACGGAAGCTCAAAGTTTTTGCTTTCGCCTCCAGGCCACCACCACACTATATCGTAACCTATGGATGTTATCGTTGCTGGAAGGACTACTGCCATTACAGTGCTCCACCATTCCTGCTCAGGAATAATCCACTTCCCATTCACATACATCGAAGGAACTCCTTTGCAGAACCGAGCATCCCAATTGGGAGCCCTGGAGCTAAAAGCAAACATTATATGATGCCAGAGATTAGATTCAAAAGATTTAGTAGCGCCTAGAAATACTTTATACCTGTCAGCCATACGCCTGTAAAATGCTATCGCACCACGAGAAGCCATTATGCCCCAGCATGAATTCAATGGATCTTCGCTATCTGCAACCTCAACAAGCCTTGCGCCTTTCTCCCAATTATCTGCTATAGTGTTTATATTCACAATCATCTCTATCGTAACATTTCCATCTATAGCCCTGTAAACGTCATATGTATAAGGCTTTTCAGCAAAAGAAAACATAGAACGGTTATCGCTCGTGCCGCATGACAGATCGCCTCCTACACTATCGCTGTCTCTTTTGCACATTTCTAAATTATCACTTCTATCCCAATTATCTCCGCTTTCTATGTCATAGTAATAATTTCCAGGCGATATCTCTCCATACTGCGTGGGCAGCCATTCTACGCAAGGGCCGATAGGAGACTGACCAAACCTGTGTTTTGCAGCATCAGTCTCTTCATTCATGCGAGCTTTGTATCCAAAGTAATAAGACATATTAGGATAGAGGGCGATCAAGTTAGCAAACTTATTTACCAGCGGAACGAACTGCGCCATGCTAGGTGGATAATTATTATTTAACATTGGCAGGTAATAATTATGATCTCTGTTTCTCATTATTTGATCATCTGGCGTAGAAGCATAATCGTCTACTATTTCAACCACCCTGTCATCTATCCCAAACATATGGAAAGAAAAATGATGCAATGCTACATTCGCTTTGCTTGTGTATTCTACAGTCGGGCCGCCTGAAAACAAGGTTAGCCCAGGCCATCTCCAGTAATCTATCTCAGGAGAAAAATAAAACGGCCCTGTTCCCCAATAGAATATGAAATTCTCATTGCTTTCTCTAAAGAATAATTTGCCATTGACATATACTTCTATAGTCCTGGTATCGCTTTTATAATTAAGCGTTATATCCAGCAATGGAAAGTCCACATCTTTGCTGTGCGAAGCTGTCTTGACATTGTATATGCGCCCTAGCTCAAGAGAATATACAATACTATCGCCAAGCTCAGTGCTGGAATATCTGAACTTCAGATCTACTGCATTATCATCTCCTGGAACATCAGCTATGCCAAAGCTCCACGATCCTTCACCTGCTATAAAAACAGAATTGGAAACTAAATATCCGAATGTAGGATCAGGAGCTGCAAGCGCACCTGCTTCATTAGGGATTATATTGCCAAGAACTTTGACAACGACATTCAATGAAAAATCTGACAAAGCAGGATCTTTAGTTAATTTATATTCTCCTGTATGATGAAGAGACAGCAATGAATCACCATAAGAGCCATAAGGACTTGCTGCAAAGTTTCTTGCAATAGTGCCATACACAGTGTTAAACATATTTGTCTTTTGAGGATCATATTGATCAAAATCTTCCCATTCAAATCTCGGTATATCGTCAAGCTCAAGAAGAGAATCTATGCCAGACTGATAATTTTTATTAGAAAGATTTGTAATTCGGTCTACAGCTGTAATAGTCCCACTATATTCCCTTTCCATCTGCTTGTTCACCTCTCCCATAGGAAGATCGAACAGGCAACTGTCTCCTGTAAATGTCATCTTAGGATACATGTGCCGTCTTTGGACTGTATGATAATAATTTTTATTATGAGCTCCATTAGCCTTCATAGCAACATACCTGATCTCTTCTTCGTTTAAAGGCCAGGGAGTGAATCTTAATTCGCTCATCCATCCATGCAGGTTTTCTATCATCAGCCTTTGAACTGGAGCCTGTGCATAATCATCATACCTATAAAAAATTTGAGGATTAGGTATATTATGACCACCAGCAAGCAATACTTCATATGCGTTATACTCAGCCACTTTCTGACCATTCATATAAAACTTTGCATCCTGACCATCCCATATCATAGCAAGATATATTCCGATATCCCTTGAAGACGCAGAATAAGGCTCCTGGTAGGCAGGGAGCCATTGGTTAATCTCTCTACCAGTATCTGCTATAGGATCATAAAAAGAAATCGTTGCCATTATTGCAGTTCGCACATAATCTTCAGACACATAATCTTTTCTAACCTGGAACCGCCAGGGTTTAGGAACGCCTGCATATATATCTCTGGAAACAAGATGATTAAATACTGAGCCCCCTCCTGACTCTGCTGGCTTATCCTCATTACGATCAAACGACACTATAAACTCTATAGTAAATTGCTGTCTGTCAAAATACCTCTCTGTCTCCTGAAGAGCATTATCTCTTAAATCTATAACAGCCCTTCCCATGCCTCCATCAGTATGCATATACGCTGCCCATGATGATATATCAGCATTTCTGAGACTGCTGCCTATAACTCCGATTTCATTCTGTATGCTGAATTTATAATCATGAGTATAGTCTTTGACAAAGTTAGAGCCGCCATTAGACATGCTGCCGCCAAAATTAAAATGGACATCTCCATAAGATTGCAAAGCAAACAATTGATCTATAGTCACAGTGCTTGGCATGTCCACTACAAGAAGAGCCTGAGTGTCAGAAACTATCTGAACGTTTAATATCCTTCCCTCTACAAGTTCGTTATTATCAGTATCATATCCAAACAAGCTAATGCCTTTGTTTATAACAAAGACCTGCACGTCTGTTATCTTCCATTCAGCATCTACTCCATTATTTGTTATTTCAAGCACAGGATAGTAATCTTCATTATAAGGAATAATATCTTGGAAAAAATATTCTTCGTAGTAAACCCAGTCAGGAGAAGGAGATTCAGGAGCTATAACTGTATTAAACATATCGCCAAGCTCATCCCATCCTACTGAATCATCTACTCCATACATGCGCACCAGGACTTCACCATCTATAACTTTTATCCAATACCTAAGCATATAATAATTTCTATAAGTGAAAGATATCCAATCACTCCACATGCCTCTCTTTTCACCTGGCACTACGTCTGGAACATCTACGTTAAAATAGCCGCCACAAGTAATTCCAGGGGGGAGATCAGTTGTGATCTGATTACTTGTGTCTGTAGTTATGTCCATATTATAGTCTTCATATTCATCAGGCAAGAATACATCAGTGCTAGTAGCATCCAGCTGCCACCAGGGGTAACAAAACTGAGGATCTTCAAACGTCCAGCCGTATGTGCCAGTAGTAGCCTGAAACTCGGCCTGCATCCACTCTACATCGCTTGTAGAATCTATATTGATAGGTATATACTGGATATTGCTGTTTGCCAATGCAAAGGAGTCGCCAACTATATCCAGCTTGATAAAATCCATCTTAGGCTTGAGCAACGTATTCCTAAATGGTGGATTAAACTGCCGCCAGGGATTATCATGGCTATGAAACATAAATCTTTTAAATTCAAAAGAATTCATCAGCTAACTTTCCTATCGACATTGCGCTTCTTCAGCGTCTTGGCTATATCACGCAACAGCTCGTTGCTTTCTTCCATCATCCTTGCAAGCCTCTCAGTTTTTTGCGCTGTTATATCTATCTCTCTTTTGTTCTCTAAGGCAAATTGAATCATAGCTTTCAGCTCTACAGGATCAAAAGGCTTATTAATAAACCTATATACCTCTCCGTTGTTTATAGCCCTGACAGCCTCATCATATCCTGCCTTTCCAGTAAGCATAAATCTTATTGTCTCTGGATAGGCATCTTTCACTATCTTAAAAAATTCAACTCCATCCATCTGAGGCATAGAATAATCAGCTATGATCAGATCTATAGCATTATTCTCAAGCAATTTTAATCCTTCTACGGCATTTATTGCAGTATAGACTTCATATGATTCATACTCTAATAAATGTTGCAGAACTCTTAAAACAGCTTTGTCATCATCGATTACAAGAATAGATAACTTTCTGTTTTGCACTACTTCCATTTTATTCTCCTAATCTGATTTCCTTAGTTCCTGAGCTATTATTTTTAAATAAGTAGTAGCTTGGCTTTGCATCTTAATAAGCTCTTCTACCTGTCTCAGCCATGATCTCGGCATAAACCACTTAGGGCTGCCGTCTTCGTCATATTTGTCATGCATGTCAAACATAACATCAGTCTTGCGTTTACACTCTGCAGTATCTGCGCACAAAGACTCCATCTTTTTGTTAAGACCATTCATAATAACAGTCAACGCTTTAATAGTTTCAGTCATATTATTTACATTAGAATTCATCTGTCCTGTAGCCTCAACTACTATTTTTAAATCTCCGTTCTTTGGCGCTTCTGGCTCTTTTTTAAGATAAGCCCAAACTATATCTCCCAAAATCTTCATGGATACGCCAATAAGCCCTGCGCCAATCAGGTGCAGCACTCCAAAACTTGAAACATCAGCCGCCATAACAATCTCCTAAGCCACTGTGTCTATCATAATTTCAAATGTATCATCTATTTTAGCACGCCGATAGATATCATTCGGAGACACAAGATTAAAGTCATTATCTTTTTCATATTGAGAAAGATCGAAACGCTTATCTACTTTGGCTAACGCCCTTGCGATAACCTCAGAACACAGAACACGATAGTTAGAGGCAAATACATTCTTAATAGTTATGCCAAACCATTTCAATATGTAATAGAGCCCGAAACCTATAAGGCCGCCATAGTCATATCCATGACCTATATACCCAGTAAGGCTTTTAATAAATTTTTCAACCTGCCTTTCATTTTTAAAGTCTGGACGTATAAGACAGCACTGATGATCGCTGTCAATGTATTTAAATATCGCATCTTCAATCACTCCGTCTGCGCTGGCTTCAATAATATAAATAGGATCTTTAGCTGCTACAGTGTGCGAGAACGGCCCATCGTCAAACCATCCTATAAGCTCAGACACAGGATTGCCAGATATAACCAGCATTATGTCGCCACGTTTAATGTTTCTTAAAATATATTTTACATCGTCATCTGTCATATCGTATGCTGCCTGTATGTGTTTAAAATGCCCCATGCCTTCCATGCTGTCTGAGATACATTCGAAGCTATTATCCTCATAAAATATCCTGGTGGAAGCATCTCTGCATCATCAGAATCAAGGTAGTTATAAGTATAGCTTGTTCCATAGACAAGTATCTCATTGGCAAATTCAAACACCGTATGTTCGATATCATAAAGATCATAACCGCCAGTAGCATCTGCACAGAAAGAAAGCTGGTTGTTTACCAAGTTCCAGTAGCCAGTGCTGGTGAAATTAGGCACAGGATAAGTAGCTGCGGTAAACACTTTAGAGCCAGGAATACTGTAAACTATGCGATGATCTCCTAGCACAGATAAGAAGCCAGCAGTAGAATCAGCAAGAACGCTGGGTTGCGCTATCACATGAAAACTGATACTATCTCCCCATCCTGCATCTTCAAAAGCAAAATAACCATCACGTATATATATGTATGGATCTATGAAGTGGATGTCTCTTACCAGCTCAGATGTGGTAGCGTCCAGTGCCAGCATAAACTTATCGCCTTCGCCACGCTTCATCTCAACATGATCATCGCCTGCGCTGCTGAAATAGGTATAATAGCCAATAGGCCTGCGTGTAGCCAGCGCCATAAGCTTTTTATCAGCAGTCTTAGAGAACTTCTGCTGGTAATTTCTTATCCAGTCTATACCATCACCAATTGAAAGATCGCTTGTGCCGTCATTGACTGTGAATGTTTGATTGCTTATAAGCACCACCAGATCTTCAGAATTAGCCAAAGAAGCAGGGCTCTCAGTGCTGACATCCCTCTGCCCATTGGCAGGAACTACCATGCCGCCTAGATCATCAATAGACACATCTTTGTCTGTATTATTTTTTAATATCTTAGCCATATATCACCTTATGGAGCCACATACCTTCTTTTGCACCAAAGCACCATATTAGTGCTCTTTACATTTCCTCCTGCAGCATCTACAAACACCTGCAGGTAATCGTCTGCATCCAGGTCTATATCAAAAGTAAGATCTTTAGCATAATAAGCAGCACAGGTAAGAGCGCCTAAGTTAGTAGCACTGTTATTTTTTCTTATATAAAACACCTTAGTCGCAGTAGCGCTACCAGTGGAAACCCTGACTGAGCCGCCTACTATAGTCATATCATGAATGATTGGATAACCAACAGTAGGATGTGCTGTCAACCCAGTAGAAGGCAATAGCTGATTTCCAGTAGGCTCATCCCTGCCAAGCGTAAGCGGTATCAGCCCAGGGGTCAGATACTTATCCCTGACAGGATCATACATGTAAAGCTCGCCGTCATCGTATACAAATTCATCTCCGCTTATAACATCCTGATATACCCACATATTAGAAGTGCTGTCATATATAAGAGCGTTTCCATGAGAAGGCATGTCGGTAGTGATCACACGCCCACGAATAGCAGAAGCATCAGCTTGCAACTCTCCTGATGTTATCTCACGTTCAGATATAACTGTAAACACATTGTCATTTGAAAATATAAAAGGAACAGTCCCGTAATCATCATTTATGCTTATATTGCCCATCTTCCAGTTATAAAATAGATCGTTAGAACGAGAAAGCAAATCAAGCGTAAACTGGTCTGTTATTACCACAGTGCCATCAGGTTCCCCAGCAGGAAGAAGGACAAAGCCATGCACATCAGGAAAGTCAATAGGTAATGCCGTCAGATTGGTAATCGTCCTGGTTATTCTTTTAAAAGCTGTTAAAGCCATGACACACCTTTATTCTACCCAATTATCCTCAAACCATTGGGTTAAAGTTGAATCCGCATCCTGAATCGGTATAAGTGAAAGCATTCCTTCACAACATACTGTCAGGCTTCTTATATCCATATCGGCATCACCTTGATCTATTTTCACATTAGCCGAAGTGGTTGTATCGTAGTAATACCTGATCATCTGCGGAGCATTAGCTTCACTTTCAGTATCATCATATTTGTAGACACAAAGAATTGGCTTGGGATATTCGTCATAAGCTGAATTAAGATTATATGAAGCAGGAGCATAATACTTATAAACATCTGCTGTGAAGCCAATTCCAGCCATTAAGACAAATAAGAAAATCAAAGTTGATAAAAATATTTTCTGAAACATTATTTCCTCCTTTTTAACTATCTTGCTCTATCCTATAAGTGTACATATTTAAATTAACTTGTCCTGAAGTGCCTTCATCAACGCTCAGTAATGGTTGCATAGCCACTGCAGGAATGTTTGTTGTAACAGACGCATACTGCGTGCCATCAACCGACCAATGGACACCAGTGCCATCAGCCCAAATTCTGAACACTGAAACAGTGCCAGCGGAAAAAGTATGACCAGTGGCTGAAGTAGTTGAAGTGCCGCCGCTACTGCATTTTAAATATATCGTTCCTGTGCCTGTATGTTCAATATAGATATAATCATCTGAACCACCTGCAGATGATTCAATCAATCCAACTTTAAATAACTGGTTACTGGTTCCCCCTGCACCTGCAACCGAGAATATAGCAGTCATATCAAAATCATTAGCATATGCAAAAAAACATATATCATTGAAATCAGCTTCTTCTAAAGCAGGGCTGCCAAATCCGCTTGTCCTCATTTGAGCAACGCCACTTGCCGTTGTAATCCGAGTTAGCCAAGTTCCACCATTAGTAGTCCTTCTATCCCAATAGCTAACATTATCTGGAGAGGTCGGATATGTACCCCTCATAAAATCATCACGAAATAAAACTTCAGGGGGAGTCGAACTGCCACCACCAATGGGAGTTCCGTCAATTGCAAGCCCTGAAGAAAAATCCCAAGAATCTAAAGATTCATTCCACTTCATATATTCATCGTTTGTGGCCTTATCAACCTTCATTATGATAAAGTCTCTATCGCTTGGAGAAGATATGCCATCTCTCAATAAAATTATTTCCTGAGTTGCAGCAGTCCCTCGAAATTCTAAATCAAACATCGGCTGATCAGTATCCCACATCGAAAGAACCAGATTGGGCTTATTAGTGTTGATTCCGAAAGTAGCTATATGACTACGAATCCAGCCTTGAAAATAATTCTCTCCCTGTGTCGATAATGCAAAGGCATTTCCGCTTGCGTTTGTAGCACCAAAAGTACCACCGATGTTCGTGCCAACATGATTATCATTGGCTTGACCTATGACTCCAACTACATTAACTGTACTAGAAGCAGAAACATATCTGCCAAGCCCATATACTCCAGCTGCCCCTCCCCAGCCACTGTTTGTAGAAGCAATTCCAACTACTCCAAAAGCTTGCTCATTAGGAGACGTAACATGCTCAAACAATCCTCCAATCTTAGTCGCCCCTAATGCTGTTGCTGTATCTCCACCAGCACTCCAGAACTGATACCCTGTAGAAGTGGTAGTTCCCTGAGCTGCCAGCCCGAATAAGCCTGTATAAGCACCAAAAATTCCATATGCTGCAGGAGCGCCTATAGGAGCTGTTACAAATGTCGGCCCCATTATACTCAAAACATTTGCAAACCCTGCTATTGACGAAACGCCAATCAATAAATCATTATCAGTGCCAATGCCAGTAGCTTCCCAGGCAAGTATTATGTTGCCTGTAGCAAGGGGAGTAGTGCCGCCGCCAAACACTAAAGCAGCTCCACTTGGATTAGGAGGCGAAAGGCCTAAATCTTTAAAGCTGGCAACAGGCGAACCGCTTAATTCGAAATCAATCTGAGTAGAAGATTCAACATCATTTTTTAGAATGTTGCCTACATTAGTCCATAGGCCTCCAGCGCCGCCAGTGACATTTACAGTAACTTTGCCGCCGCCTTCATCCGTCACAGTAAGGCCGCCTTCAAAGTTTACAGTATCGGCATCAGCTATCTTTGCATCATCTTTCTGAATTTCAATAGTGCCTGCGCCTCCACCAGCATCACAGCGAAGCTTATCCCTGATGCCGTCAGCATCAGTATCTTCAGACAGGTAGTATAGCTGCTGAGCCAATGTGAGAGATCTGTCATTAGGACTTTGCGCCCCAGCCTGTGCTACATAAATAGTTCTTATCTTGTCTCTAATGCCGTCAGCGTTAGTATCTTCAGACAGATACCACAACTGAGCATCGTCATCAAGAAACCTGTCAGCTATAACAGATGTGCCTATTAAAATGCAAAACAGGAGTATAGAGCCTGCCAAAAGTTTTTTATGAAATTTCATTTTTTATTTCCCCCTATTTATTCTTTTCTATCGCTCTTGCTTTGGGAGCGCCTTTGTTTTTCATATTGTTTTGTCTTATTTTTCTTGCCTGATCAGCTTCATCTTTAGTAGCAGCTTCCTTGACCTTCTCTTTTTCAACATCTATCTCGCCATCTTTCTCAGTCACAGTTTCTTTTTCAGTCTCTATTTCTCCACTGCTGCCGATTGGAATTGCTTCATAGCTATTATCCAAACTATCAACAGGTATCTCAAGGAAATCTGCCATCTTCTCAATGCTAGGAACATTTTTAGGATAAAGACCAAGTTTGGCAAGTGCATCAACATTCTTAAGCGTCTGCATATAAATTTCTTTAAAGACAAGTTTTTTATTGAAATCCAGATTATCTATTTGAACCCTGACGGCTTTACGTTTCGCCACAGGCCAGTTATACTGAACAAGATCTTCGACAATGTTTTCTTCTATCCACGTCTCAAGTTCTTTGATCAGCTTCTCCTGCGACATCAGAAACATGTCTGCATGAACCGAAGCAACATTATAAGATCCAGAAGAAGAATCCTGCACGATTGTTTTTTCAGGAATTAACAAGCCACGCAGGATCACGACTGACAGATGCACTATCGCATCTATAAACATATCGCCACGCCTCTGATCTTGTATTAAATCCACAGTCCACTTTGGATTGCCTTTCTCGCTTTCTTCAAAAGGCAATGTAACAGCAGAATTGTTTGCTATGTTTTGAACTATATCTTGCATCAAGGTAAGATTGTCATAATCTTCATTATTAATGCGAGTCTGCCCAGGAGGTGCAGTGCCCTTGATAGGCGGCGTTCCACGTCTTTCAAAATACTGAAGCATCCACAGATACATTAAGTTCTTCCAATACCAGTAAGCATAAACACGGTTCAGCCTGGAAGCTCCAAAGTAATTGCCGAATTCAAATTCGTTTGTATACCACGCCGCTTTCGGCATCTTGATTGTGACCTTTTTGCCCTTGACATTTTGGGTTATGCCTTTAAACCTCTGATGCCTGTTTAAAAGTATGGACACAGAAGTAGGATGCAGGCACTTGATGTATTTATATTTTATCAAGTCTCCTTTATAGTATGTAATAGGAGTGTCAGCAGCTTTATCATAACCAGTTATACGAGCGCCTTTTTCCATTGTAAATACTTTTTCAAAAGATGAAAACCCAAAGTCAATAGACAGGAGCGCATCGCTTATCAGCTGAGTCCACAGGGGCCTCAGTATCGATTGTATAGTGGCAGCTATACTTTTATCATCACATACAATACGCCAACTCGCAGCTATAATAGGATGTTTAATAATAGCCAGCCCTAGCGCTATCTGAGGATCTTTACGCATCTGCTCCAGAGTGCTGACAGGTATATCCATCTCTGGAGGAAGGCCTTCACCACTAATATAATAGCGCCCATAATCAAGCTTGCCGCCATACCTACCGTATTCCTTGTTCACAAGAGAAAGCCCCTTGAGACGATCTGCGTTATATCTATTATTGATATTAGGCATTTGATCAGAAGTTTCTTTCAGGTAGGTAGTAAAGGCATCTCTGAGATCAGAGTGCATAAACTTACTAGCCAAGCTCTGTATCTCAGATCTTTCTTTGATGCTAACGTAATTTTCTACGTGTCCCTGTGCCTTTTTCATAGGGTAGTGCCCCCTTTGCATCTCTACCTGGAGATCTGCTGATGCCATCGCTGTTTATTTCAATCAAACCTTTAAAGATAGAATTCATTTCATCAGCAAGCTTTGGAACTGAGCTTATATCGCTTAATCTGGAAGGCATCTTTTGAGCCAGCGGCGCAGATACACCTCTTGTTTGAGGCAAGTATTCTTTCCTTTGCGTCTTAACAACAGTAGGAGCAACAGCGTTCCAGTACTTAGGATCTTTCTGCGCTGGGGTTCCCATATAAGATGCCAATGCTAATGCAATAACTCTATCAGCATGATGGTATTTAAGCTCTCCAGGATCAACGTCATATCTGACGCTATTAAAATTAGTTATAATTCTTCTGATAGAAATAAGTTGTTTGACCAGTTCCATGTCTTCAGGGATAGCGATCATCTGCCCTTCAAACCTGATCTTTAGGTTAGTGAACAACTGGTTCTTTAATACATTGGTAAAAGACAGCGTCTTGACACGGCTGCCAAACTCGTTCTGAAGCTGCTCTGCGAGCTGCATGCCGATGCCTGTTTCATCAATGCCTAACTTGATAATTGGAAATGTATTCATGTAATACTGAAGCTGCCTTCTCTGTTCTTCAAAAGGTATGTTCTTAAATGATCTTGCAAAAACAACTGTCTGAAGCATACCTTCTTCTTCTATTATTTTAAATTCAGCTGAATCTTTCCGTCTACCAACGTCATATCCAGCATAAAGATTTTTAGATATTTTACCCTTAGAAAGATGCTCAAGCAGAACATTTGCTTCGCCGCCACAATAGATAAACTTTTTGTGTTTATATTTTTGCTTGATCGGATAATCACGAATCTTGTAAGGAGCGCCAGTAAGGTCTTCCTGCCTGTAAGCAAACTTGCAATGGTTAATAACTTCAGGTGGGAAGAAAAAGCTGGCATCGTCCAGGAACTTGCAGTTATATTCCTGTTCGAAAAAGTCTTCATCCATGTTCACAAAAATTTCCATAAGTATTTCTGTGCCAAAATGACCCACCACTTCACGAATAGACATGCCTTCATCTATTGCTAGTCTGGCAACATGGATGTCATCTACCAGACGTGGACAATCATAAAAAGGAATATTTGTTATTTTAAATCTAAACTTGCTTGGATTTGTAGCAATGTTATAAAACTTGCCCCTGCTGCCCAGCGGCGTAGAACCGATAAACAAGCAGCCGCCGAAAGATATCATAGGGAGCGCTGCAACGTATATCTGGTCAGCCCAGGTATAATGGGCATATTCATCCAGGAACACGTCAGTCCTGCTTGTTCCTTTACCTCTTGGCTCTCTTTGTGGATGGCTAATCAGAGTTGTTCTTGTTTTATATTTTCCAGAAGTAGATTCAAACTCAAGGCGCTGGATGTTGTCAACGACCAGTTTCTTTTGCCATGCTGAAGGCAGGCTATCATAGCCCATCTTCGCATACAGTATTTTATTGTTAGCGTCATCTTGATTGTAGCTGACAAAGATAGCCTGATAATCATGGTATAAATGGGAAGATGCAAGGCCACGCATTGAATAGGCATAACTGATGCCAACACGCCTTGACTTGTTTTGCAGGCTGAATACATTTACTTCATCGACAATCTCTCTGCCATATTCATCCAGTACAAGCGGCTCTCCAGAAAGGCTTATCAATCCCTCATTCCATCCAGAAAGCGTTGTGAGCCAATTAGACATATCCTCTTCGCTAGGCTCTTTCTTGCTTACAACATAAGGTATTTGAGCTTTCTTATTGCTGTTAGCATAGACAGAGTCGAAGGGGTTATCTTTTAACCGAGGCTTTGGAGCCTTCTTGTTGCTGACTCTGATCTTCCGTTTATTCGGCATTGTTTACTGTTTCCTCAACAGGTGCTGCTTCCTGTTCTATTTCAGAGGAAAATGGCTGTCCATAGTTCAATACACGCTTTTTAAGATCTTCTTTAGCGCTGCTTCTAACTTCTTTCTGCTTGATTTCACGCTTCCTGTTTTTAGCAAACCTGTCTCTTACTTCTTCTACATAAGTGACGCTCTTCTTTTCAGTAACATCTTCAGGATTATCTAATCTTTGTTCTTTGGAAATGATTGTAAGCATGTTGATAAGATTTTCAAATTTAACATTTTCAAGAGCGCCTTCCATGATGCGCTTGAGGATTTCCTTAATTACGAAATCAGCTATGACACGGTTCTTGTCTAACCTGTAAGAAGCCAGGTCTTTGTCTTCCAGCTTGTTTTCCTCTTTTTGAAATCTCTCTACAAAAGAAGGATCTTGCATTAAGCTCTCTATCCGATAAACAGGTATATTGAGCATTTCAGCGATACCTTCTATGTCGATTTCAGTAGCCATTATAGGCGCAATAAGTTTATTGCGCATGCGCAAAATCTCTTCTGGACTTCGCTTGGCTTTCTTTTTTCTCTTACCATTGTTAGACATATCAAATTCCAAATTTTACACGACTTTAGCTTAAAGTATAATAGGTTATAAATAAAAAACAAGAAAAAAATTGGAATTTCAGAAAATATTTTTTTGCTTGATAACTGGCAAGAAATAACTTAGTATCTATGAAACAATTAAATAAAAAGGATTTCCAGATGTCTAAGAATGCTAAGCTTTCAAAACTAGTTGAAAAAGCTAGGAAAATCTTTCAGCAAAACTCAAACATCCCTATGTTTGCTACAGAAATAGACCTGACGAGATCAGAGCTAAGACAGCTTGAAAGGGCAGGAATAGTTAGCTCTCTGGCGCTAGAAATAGAGTCAGGTTCTATAGTGAAAAAGTTTTATTGGGAGCAATATGATGCCTAAGCCAGTTAACGGAAACTCCCTGCTGTTCGGCGCTGCAGAGATGCTACATGTGTTATTAGACGTAGATCCAGAAACGGAAAAATTTAAAATCATATTCATCACCCATCCAAAATTAAAACTCAAAGGGCCGATAATTTCACTCAGCTCAGAAATATCAAACTTGATTATTGCGATGCTAACTCCTTTAATTCCAGATAAAAATCTCAAGATGCGATTTCTGCCAGCAATAGTTTTCAAAAAAGAAATAGAAAACACCAAAGCAGAAATAGTAATGATGGGAACAAAGCCCAAGCAAGAAGGCAATGGCAGCGTTAATTTTTTGCCACTTAAACCGTCACAGATACTTATAGAATCCCCAAAGCCCGATAAATAAACAACCTCCACTCCCCTAAAAAAGTTCTTGACAAATAATTATTTATATGTATAGTTATTTATAAAGGAGTATTTACATGCATAAGATACAAATAAACGTCACAAGAGAGCAGTTTAAAAAATTAGACAAAATATATGAAGAGACTGGCGCTAGAAGAGCAGAGACGGTGAGAAGAGCGCTAGATAAGTATTTCAAAGAATATGAAAAAAATAAGAAAAGCATATAATTTCAGGCTCAAACCAACACCTGAAATAGAGCAAAGGTTTGATGAATTTGCTAATGCATGCCGCTTTATCTGGAATAAATCACTTGCTGTTCAAAAAGAAAAATTAGAAACCAAAGAAAAATTGTTGAGTGAATTCGACATCAATCGCCTTATAGTTAAATGGAAAAATAATACCGAAACATTATGGCTTAAAAATATTAATATGAAACAGGAACCTTTAAGGATGTCAAGACAAAGTGTGTCAAACTTATGTTTTAACTATGAAAAGAAAAAATGTGCACTTGACTGAAGCTCAAATAAAGAGCATCCAGCAGCTGTCTAAAGAGACAGGGCTAAAGCCTGCTGAGATCATACGCAGAGCTATTGACGCATACATTAAAAAGCACAGGAGAAAACCATGAGCAACGGAGACAACAGCATTGCCCCGACCAGAAGAATTATAATCCCTATATTCATTCCTTCCAATAGCTATGTAAAAAAAATAAAGAATATAGTCACAGATGCTGAATGGAATGAGATACGAAGAAATACATACAGAGAAGCTAACTACAGGTGTGAGATATGCGGCAGAACTGGACAGGACTTTGGCTACAACTACCCTGTGGCATGCAGTGATGTTTGGGAGATAAACGATGATGAGAACAGGCAGATACTCACTGGCTTTGAAGCACTGTGTCCACCATGCACAGGTGCCAAGTTCTTCATCTTCATAGAGGCATCCAGAAGGCTGGCTATAATAAGCCATATGGCAGAAGTTAATCAGATAGATGTTATAGAAGCAGAGAGAGTTATCCGTAACGCCCATGTCAGATATAGAGAAAGGTCTAGCAATCCGCCTATGAATGTAGATATAGAACACCTGTGGAGACAATACAGGATAGATCCTTTTAACGATCATGAAGGAGAGCTTCAAGAGATAAACAGCAGAACCCCATCCGAACTGGCAAGACAGGCTATATCCAGGGAAGGCATAGAGCTTTCTCCTACAATGCCTATAGCCGCAGAAGAAGTTCTGCCTGCAGACCCACCATCGCCTAGAAGAAGAACATCTCTGATGGCTGAAGACAACAGAGATCGTGTAGACATGGAGTCAAGCAGAGTAGCAATGACTCAAGACCTGCTTGATGAATATCTGGAACGGCACGACAGAGTGATAGAAGAAGAAAAAAGAGATAAGAAAAAAACAAAAAATATGAAGACAAAAAACCCTGTTAAAAAAGAACCAGATCACATAACGACAGACCATATTAAAAGGAAGAAAAGAAAAATATGGCTGCCAAAAAATTAAATCTAGCAAAGGTAGTGCAACAGGATTTCAATGCTGACAAATACGCCATTGCCAAAGGAAGAGCGCAGACAGGATTCAAAGGAGAAGTGTTGCCACTGGAAGCAAATATGATATCAGAATTTAAAGAAAGGAGATTAGATGATGAAACTTATTACCCACGCAGCAATTTTGACGATAACCTTTATAAAATTGCTGTTTACTTCGTCAAGCTCTTTATGGGACGGCGTATCTAATTTAACACCATCAGGAAGGAGATAGCCATGAACACATTTTTTCTAATCTTTAATATTGTTAAACTGCTCTGGCCTTTCATGGAGAAAGTCTTTGACTATGTGTGGGCTAAATGGAAAGAGCACGATGAGATCAAAGCCAAGCATCTGGCAGAAGGCAAGTCTGAAAGTGAAGTAGATATATTGCTGGCTGTCTTCAAGGGAGATGCCAGGAATGAAATTATCAACATGATGAAAGAGCAGAACATCAGCGAGAAAGTAGCCAGGGCTGCCCTGGAATGTCTGTTGATCGCTATCGGCAAGCTGCTTGACAAAGGCAAAGATCCAGAGAAAATTTTCGGCAAAAAAAAGAAAAAAGATATTGAAGTTGAAAGCTCAACTGAGTAAAATATTTTCAGAGGCTGTTGGTCAATATTAATCCTTAAGGTCAAAGATTATTACTTATGAAGCGTCGTGACTTTTTTGGAATCATAATTTTATCAATCTTCTAATGTGGGTATTAGAAGTAAATCAGTCAGTTTGTTCTTTCTATAATAAATAGTAGCTGACAAGCAATAACTGTATAGCCAACAGCCTCTACCTTTAAGGAGATCTAAATGATAAATGGTATAACTAAAGAAATGATAAACAACGTGATGGCTGAGCTTAACGCCATCTTTAAAGAGATTGCAGGCATAGATGACATGCTGACATATAATGAAGAGGCTGGCGGCGTAATGTTAGCCACTCCATTCCTGCTCTCTAAAGGACAAATAGAAGAGTTTGTCATAAGCCAGGGATGTGCCAACTTCAAAAGCTTTATCAAGCAATCAGGATTTGAACCAGAAGAAATAATAAAAGATATAATGTTCCTTGTACTGTCATCTCTCAACAACAACCTGATGACGATGATGCAGAACTTCCCAGGAGACAGGTTTACACAGTATGTCGAATCGCTTGACAAGCTGGCAGAGATGGAAGCAGCTGAAGACAAGGAACAAAAACTAAGAGGGCTGCTAGGGACAAAGGAAACTGAAAACTAATGTCACTAATACATGTTTGCGAAAAATGTTTTAAAAAAATGAAGATACCGATGATCAGCATAACAATCGGCTCTAACTGGACTTGCCCTGTATGCAAGAAAGACGGAGCCACAGTATTGATAGACTCATGCAAAGCGCTTAACAAGCTACTTTACGATGAGGATTAAATATGGAAAGAGACAGTGGAACAACATATACCACTGGCGATAACAGCAGCACCATCTCAGGCACAATAGTACAAACTATAGACGATTCAAATTCAGCCACAGACAGCTTCGCAGAAGTCAAAGGGCATGTGCTTGTCCAATACACAATATGTAGAAGACAGTATGAAGAAGCCGAAGAATGCTATCTTGAAAAAGAACCTGAAAAATACATCATAGAAGACGAAGACGCAGAAGATCAAATAGACCTAGATATCTCAAGGGAACCGCCGTAATAGATATCCATGTTGACGATCCAAGAAGCTTAATCGATGTTGAGTGGCTGGAAACAGCCACTCATTTTTCCCTTGACTTTTGGTAAAAGCTTAGCTATACTTTAACTTAGAACAATTTAGGAGCCAACTATGAGTGATTGGTATCATAGATCAAGCCAAGAATATAAAGAAGCTAATAGCTGCCGCAATGCCTCCTGGGACACTTGCTCAAATGACAATTCAAGCGATATAACTGGTGGAATAGGTTATGACGGTTATTCGTGGGAATCTGTAGATGCAGTGACTGTTGGCTACTCGCAATGCCACTATTGCGGATGTATGTGTATAGATTTTGATATGCATTCTATTGGCGATGATAAAGTTATTTGTGATAATTGCTTCGATTACTTGTTTGAAATTTTACACACGCTAAACAGGAAAAAGAAAAGAATAATTGTAATTACAGAAAAAAAGAAGGCAAAGAATGATTGAAACAATCTTCCCTGAATGCACAGGCTGCGGTTACTGCTGCCATAAAGCTCCATGCTCAACAGCACAAGAGCTCTACAACTGGCAGCTTAATTCTTGCCCTGAACTATTATGGTCAGAAGAGAAACAAAGATATCTGTGCGGATTGATGATGCGACCAGGAAAGGCAGGAGAGATATTTAGAGAAAAACTCTGTGCAGGCGAAGGCTGCTGCAGCAACCTTAACTCTTGGCACTATGATGTAAAGAAACGAGAACAGATCAAAGCAAAGGAGACAACGTGATACGCATTACATGCATGATGAAAGACTGCATTTTCAATGTAGGAAATATGGTAAAGCATGCACACCATGTTATAGGATGCGGCAAGGTAGATCCAAATATAGAAGTAGATATACGAATGAAGACATCTTATTGCAGAAGCCACGAAAAACCACAAGAAGAGGATGGAACAAAATATGATTCTAATAGATGAAAAAGGTAAAATGGTCAGCGATAAAAGCGAGAGGGAGCTGCACGCATTTGCTAAAAAGATAGGTATAAGTAGAGATTGGTTTAACAAGCCGCCTAAAGATGTAAGGATACCGACAGCGGCTTCTTACAGGCACTACGATCTCATTACCAAAGCCTTGATGGACAGGGCTATACAGATGGGAGCAGAAGAAGTGCCGACCAGAGAGCTTATCTATCGTGCGTGGTGGCATAATAAGCACTTGAAATCGACAAGGTGGAAGCTGCGGCAGGTCGCTAGGGAAGCGGCAAAGCAAGTAAAAATAAACGCTGAAGCAGAAGAAAAATCTGTAATTACAGAAAAAAAATCGGAGAAGAAGAGTGCCAAAAAAGCGAAAAAAGCTAGACCGAGAAAAAAAGATAGAGTTGGTAAGAAGGTCAAAAAAGCATAAGACCCATGTGATAAACGGCAGCTGGACAATGCTTCTTAATGGGTTTAGGCCAACTATACCTGCATCTATAGACTGCAACGACCCTATCATCATGGCTAGAGGACTGGTAGATAATTCTGAATGCAGCATTACTCTATGCAAGGCTGCTATAAGAGTAAAAGACGATATAGAATCTTTCACAGGATCACCAGATGAGATCACATGTATGGCATGCAAGAAAATATATTTCAGGCACAGGCATAAAGACTACAATAAATTTTTAATCAGCATCAAGAAAAGAAGAAGGGCGATAAGAGTATGAACCTCAGAAGAAAACTAAGAAGTCTTAGAGAATTTGCTATCTGCAAAGACGGCATCTGGTTTCCATATAAAGGAGATGTCATTCTATACGTATTTCCCTGGCGCAGAGATAACTGCGTGTTTGTCAGCGTGCTGTCTGAAGGCGGCTTTACCAGCCTGAAAGAGATAGACAGGTTCTGGAGCCAGTTTGCAGAGCTCCAAAACAGCGAAGGGCTCACTAGTTTGGAAGATGTAAAAAAAGAATTAGACATAGGAGATGATGATGGATAGAAAGAAGCCGCACCTTGTTTTTAACGTCCTTATCTCAACTACAGATGGAAGCATGTATTGTGACGCTACCTGCCTGGAGATGGATCTGGTTGACGCTGGAACTACTAACGACCTTGACGCATTAGCACGAGATATGGCTGACATCATCCAAACACAGCTGCAAGAAACACTGGAAAATGACAATGTCGAGAATGCATATAGAGGCGCACCTTTATGGCTATGGTTAAAATGGTCTAAAGCTGGAGCCCCTACTAACAGAATTATAAGAAAGATCATAGCAGACGGCTTGCACATGTTTGATATAGAAATATTGTTTTATGAGGATCTGGTTTAATGGTTAAAAAAATAACATTAGAAGACGTAGCTGAAAGCATGCACAAGGTTGACTTCTACAGCCCTGACAGAATATATAACTGCTTCAAAGGAATGACTGGAGAGTTGCATGTGATAAACTCTGTATTGCCTATGCTCGGCAACAACAGGAGGATAGTAGCCCATTGCGGCGTTGAGCAAGAAGTCCATCCGTTATCAGAAGCAGAGATTACTAAAGTAGCAGCTGAGGATGCCACAGTGATATGTAAAATGTGCAGAGACGTATGTAAAATATATTTGCAGCCAAAGCATAGACCGCTGACAGTCAGCACCAGAAAGAGAAGAAAGTTCAACTATGGTAAGTAGATATTTAAATTCAATAACAGTGGATATTAAGATGTATTCATGCTTTACGTTTGAAAGAATACATCACATAATCAAGACAGCTGATGCTGATGGGCACGACTCAATTGCACTCAGGGCGTATTGTACTGCAGGATGGCTGATAGAAAAAGCGCATGCAGATAAAGTCATAAAAGTAGTCAGCAGCACAGATCCACAGCTATGCCCTCATTGCCTGATGGTAGCTAATACTAAGATAGAAATAAAAGAATATGATCTGAAAGATATATTTCCACCAGCAAGAAAACGGAGAAGGTTTAACTATGGTAACAACGATTAATGAATGGGAACATGGGCCTATGTATGACGTATTCTACGAAGATGGACATTATCACGTCATTTCAGAAAGACAAGTAAATGTCGATGATGGTCGCATAGATGAATATATGGTATCAGTATGCGGCAGGCCTCGGCATATTAATCCAGAGATAGATGTAAATAGCCAAACCACCAATATACGCAGAGATCATCCTTCGCTGTGCACCGCATGCATGCAGCCTGACAGAATGATATCCAGGCGAATGAAAGAAACTATAAATAAAGTCAACGTTGATCAAGTAATAGATTGCAAGCCGATGGTCAAGATGGCACGCATACTCAACCTTTCCGACAGGGAAGTCCTCATATCAGGAGAGGCTGGCCCTGGCGCATCTATGCTTGTCAAGATTCAACCAGACTCTATAGTTACTCTGTCTATGCACGATTACAACATATGTAAGAAGTCAGATGCCTTACAGGGCATGATACACGAAAGATACGTAGAGATAGATATATGCGACCACTTCTTTACTTTCAACCTGCCAGAATCTACTCAAAGGCATATAATAGGCACGATAAAAGAATCGAAAGACAGCTATGATGCCAACACCCACAAGCTCGTGCGCTCTGCAATCTCCATGTGTGAAAATCACTACATGGAAATGAGCTCACAGCTGATAGGAGAGGCATTCAGGCACGTATGGTATAAACATCCAGATCTGTGCTACACTTGTAAGGTAATCTATAACAGGTTCCACAAGGGCAGAGAAGAAGTAAGCAGCCGTAAGAAGAAACGCAAATTCAACCAATTCAAAGGATAGACAAACTATGTCAAACAAAGACGATGATATAAGACTTATAATTAAAAAAGCCAGGATATTAAGTCTTACTGATTATGCTGTCTATTACAATTCAAATAATGACGTATGCCTTCTTAAACTTGAGCGAGATCATCTAGCAATCATAAAAGAAAACAAATATAACGCCCTGTGTATTGAAGCACCACAATTCTCTAATGATATAGCAAGAGGCGCAGTAGAAGTAGAAGTGTCAGACTACTACTACACTTATTTTCATGATTACGACAAAGAAAAAATAAGACACATTATTAAAAAATTTGTAGATGTAGAAAAAGATGGCGAGATGCGCAAATTAGCTGTGCCATATTGCAGTGAAGCAAAACCATCAATAAGAGAAGAAAAAAACACATGGAAAAGATTTAAATATTCTTACTGGAGACATCCAGATCTATGTGTATTGTGTAATACTGAATTATGGAAAGACAAAGGAATAGCAGAAAAAGATTTTATATTAAAATCAAATAAACGCAAATTCAACCAATTCAAAGGATAGGCAATGGCACACATCGATTATAAAATGGTAATCTATAAAGAGCCCAACGGCGATATCCAGGGGCATGTGCTGGAGATGGGCATGTCTACAGCCAATACAGAAAAACCATATAGAGAACTCACAGGAGAAGTGCTGTCACTGCTGATCAACGGCACTATAGAAGCTATAGCCGAAGAACTTATCAAAAATTTTGATGACCATGCAGAGCAACTAAAAAGAGTAAAAGAGGCTTCAAGCCTGGAAGAAGATCGTCCAGATCACCCTTATATCAACCATATCACCAGGAGAACAGATTTTCATTTAGATAGATTCAAGCTCTTCAGCAAAGTAGCGCACAATCCTATAGCTACTATCTATAAGCCTGTAACACACGATCTCACAGGAACGTTTCTGATTAGCCTCACAGCTTACAACGGAATACCAGATAATAAAAACATGCCCAAGCCTAAAAGAAGAAAGAGAAATATAAAAGTTGACAAAGTCAAATTATAAGAGGTAAGATATACATGCTCCATCAGACAGATAGACAGACAGAAAAATAAGGAGAAAGACATGATAGTAAAAATTAAGACAGACAAAGACCGCTTTTTAATCATCGACAACCTTTCCCATGCAGAATATGATCCAATAGGCTATGTAGCATTTGATGCTGGAGGCAGATGCACCTGCTCACCAGATAGCGCATGCCGTGAATGCAGAGGGGCAGCGTTTAAGGTGGGCCATGACATCAACTTGAGCAATGCAAGAGAAGTAGAGAACTCCTTCAGAAAAATGTATGCCCATGTAGCGATGCCAAATCTGGATCTATGGCCTTCTGCTGGACATGCAGACAACGACCATGCTCATTATTTTTATAACACTATGTATCTGTTTAAAAATGATGGCACTGAGATAAGCATCATCTTTGATACAGTGGCATATATCTGTAACGACAACAGCAAGACGCTTGAGAAAGTGGATTGTAGAAATAACTTTTAACCAATAGCTCTAAACTGTCTGGTGGAGCTAAATAACAAAGGAGCCAACAATGAACGAACACGCAGGCCTTATGATCCAAGACCTTAAAGAAAAAATAAAACTATTAGAAACTGAAAACAAAGAACTCAAAGAGCACGCCAAAGAAGCCGAAGCAGCCGCACGCACGTACAAGCAAAGATGGCTTGATTCAATGGAATCGCTGCAGCACATCGAATACAAAATAGACAAGATGGATGCGTGGCTGACAGGGATGATTGTGCAGAGCGAAACAACAGATAGGCTAAGACCCGATCACGCCAAGCTATTCAGAAAAACAAGAACTAAGTTCAAAGAGCTTGGATTATAATATGTAATTTCAGAAAAAACAGGAGATATGACTCAATGCTCATTCACTTCGTCTACAATATAATTATACTTAACGATAAATCAGAATACGCAGCCATCTTCGCACACACTATAGAAACAGGCAGCACTCACACTATCTCATCAGAGCCCACAGAGCTCACAGATGAGGTTTTAAGCGCTTTTATCTACCATGTGCCTATACGTATCAAAGAGAGCTTCATACGGTCTGTAAACGGATATTTTGACGCTTCAGGCGACTTTGATTTAAACGACTGGCAGGCTCAGACTAACCACAGACATCTCGTTGGCTTTACAGGAGAGCTGCATGTAGAAATGTTAAAGACATATTTAAAGTGCAACCAGCCGCCACTAGCCACAGTCTACAAGACAGCATACCATACCAAGATAGGCGAAGTTAATATGCAGTTCAACTTCCACGACTGCACTAAAGAAGGGTTTAAAGGAATCAACCCTGCCAGAAGAAAGAAACGCAGAATCAGCTTTGCAAAGGAGAAATAATATGGAAGCGATACAGCAGATCACTTTTACAGAAGCACTGACAGGCATCGGCATAGCTGTCATGCTCATAGCCGTCCTGGTATTCATAATGGTCAGGACATCATTATCGCTGATGCAGTCAGGAGAAGACGAACGCAAGCCGCTGTTAAACGTGGTCATATTCGGCTTTGCCATCCTGCTAGGCGTATTCGTCTGTGACAAGGTCATAGCGCTGCATACAGACATCTTGTCTAAAGAAGAGTCGATAAGTGTTTTTAATTTAATCAAAGACATCAGCCTGATAGTCTTCGGATACTACTTCGGAGTCAGCAACGGCAAAAACAAAGGATAACCAATGCCCGAAAAAGACTATGAACAGCTGAAAGACACGCTCAAACAAGGATTTACCATGAAGGCCAGGATAATGAACATGGCCCACCAGAAGCTCGTATACCGCATAGATGACTCCCACGTAAGCCTGATCATAGAAAAAGATAACATGACAGTCCTGACGATGGACGAATGGTACAAATGGATGAAGCAAGTAGGCTTTGACGGCGATGTTATGTCAGGCAGGCTCAAGACAGAGATCGTCAAATACTTCTACACATTCAACGTGGCCTACGGCTGCGCCTGCCATATAATCAAATATACAGAGGAACGAGACTACGGCCTCCAGCCCATACCCTACTGTGATGCAGCGATGCACAACACTATATTCCTGGCAAGCATGGGCGATGCACGCCTGCACGAAGTATACGAAGACAGTCCAGACATCTGCCATGACTGCCTCAAAAAAATAAAGCAAGACCAGGAAATAGAAGTCACAGCAACAAAAAAACTTAAAAAGAAACGTTTATTCAACCAGTATAAGGCAAGATAAATATGGTAGCATATAGCACTCCAGCATTAAAGCAGAAAAAAGACCTGGCTGAATACCTTAACAGCATATATGTTGTAAAGGCACGTATACTTAACCTTACAGAATTAGGCTATCACTATAAACACGAAGAAGAAGAGATTGAGTTCCCACCAGATTCACTGACGATCTTAAATTCAGAGCAATGGATGGGCATCACAGCCAATACCAACTTCCTCAATAGAGTCCAAGAAGGCATATTTAAAGTAGACATAGCCAACTACTATATCTGTGTCAGGTACGCAGAGGGCAAGACATGGCACATAGTCAAAGAAGCCCACCTGACTAATATAGGCGGCTACACGCCTATATGCCTGTGCGATCCAGACAACCCTGCAGGCATAGTGACATTCCAGGCATCAGCCCATAGCAGGATGAATGAGATATACAGCAAAAACCCAAACCTCTGCCGCATGTGCCACAACATCGCCAGGGGGATAATACCGGAAGCAGATACAGAAGGCATGCGCATAAAGCCCAAAAGAAAACGTCTATTCAACCAGTATAAGGCAAAATAATGAACATAACCAGAGTCAAAGAATACATGGAAGAGACTGTTGCCAAGAAGATAAGGATACTTTGCAATACAGCAACACCTATATCTTTCGTATTACATGGCAGATACTGGCATCCCACATTCAACCCAGGATCTACAATCACAGTCAATATGGAAGAATATAACGCCCTGCTTGCACATGAAACTTTCGTGAGGCTCATAAAAACCAAAGGCCTTATCATAGAAGAGGCTGTCTATTATACCTGCTTCAACCCCAATCAAGACTCGAACAGCCTCTGGCATGTCATCAAAGACGTGCAAACGGCAAGCGAGACGTTGTCTATATATAGACCCAGGCCCCTGTGCAATGAAAAGATGGATCACAATATGAGGGCATCGGAAAAAACGCCTACACAATGGGTCACACGGCTCCAGCACAACTGCCCCGACATCTGTATGAAGTGCAGAGTAATCATGGGCAATATCTTAAAAGAAGCCGAAGACAAGCAAACAGACCCACCAGCGGCAGCTCGTAAGAAACGTTTATTCAACCAGTTCCTGAAAAGCTAGTTATATCTATTAAGTGGCAAATACTGATGAGCCGCACTTTAAATTAACTGTCATTACAGATTTTATTTTGCTGATAAGATAATTATACTTGGCTTTCTATTAAATATCTGCATTTTTTACCTAAAAATGTGTTGGAATTCCAGAGGGGAGAGGCAAGTTATACTTGACTATCTATTATAATGTCACCATTTTTTACCTAAAAATGTGTTGGAATTCCAGAGGGGTGTAGCGCAATATAAAAATTTGTATAACACAAAACGGGCTGATATATGCACTTGTATACTCTGTAACCCTCTGAGAATCAGCGATTCCAGGCGGTCTGTATCATCGTCATACAGCCACTTTTCAAGTATACCTTGCTTTCTACGATTAACAGCGGGTTTGCGAGTGCTTGTAGACACGCTCTATTAGCCTATCTTCAAGTATACCTTGCTATCTGTGATTATAAGCGGATATTCAAGTATACTTAGACAACAAAAAAAGCCTATCCGAAGATAGGCTATATCAGCAGGTTTACAGCTGTTTAGCGTGCAAGTGGTTCGATCAATCCATAAAAACATGCGTCTGACAATAGGTTAACTGCCTTGAATACCATGTAAGAAATAATTGAATAAGTAAAGATTTGTTTAACCATTGAAAACCCCCTTGAATAGCGAGTCTTGAGGGATAGCCCCAAGACCCGCTGTTAATCAGTGTTTACAGATGTTTAACTATTTAGCCTTTACTCTAATCACAGGCACTGTCTTTGCGTCTGTAATATCCCATATATCAAGATTAATATTATTTTCTTTGCTTGCGTCAAGTGCATTTTTCCTGCTGACAGTGACAAAGTTTAATAATGATTTAATTTGTTGACTGGTAAAAGATACAAGTAATAAGCTATCATATCTCTGAGAAGTATTTAAGATCAAGTCGGCATTTTTAAAATCCCAGGTATGATTGATAATAATGCCGTTTTTAGTTTGATGTTTAATAAGGCTGGCTTTTAATTCTTTTAACTGTTTTTCTATTTCCTTCTTACATAATTCGAGATTTACTATTTCACTTGTTAGTTTGATAATATCTAAAGCCATAATCTTTCCCCTTGTAGGGCATGCCACATTGTAGCATGCCCTTGTTAAAGTGTTATTAAATGATTGCTTCTATATTTACCATGCCGTTATTCTTTGTTAACGTCAAGGTAAGATATGCTTTTCCGATTGCTAGATTAATCACTTTAACATTGTCCATTGATACGTTAAAGCAATCAACTGAATAAACTAATCTAGCAATTAACTGATTAATCTCTTTTTCGAAAAACATTGTTTCGATAATTGTCTGTTTGAATAATTGAGATTTAATACTTTGACCTATCAACCCGATATGTGGATTGACAATTATTTTTGCTTTTTGTGTTTTGATAATACATTCCATGTTAAAGCCCCCTTGTTATTTGGTTGATAATATTTTTTGTATCTCTTTTTTGTTGATAAGTTTTTCAAGATGAATCCTGCCTTTTGCTCTGATGATAGCATTATCACTTAATAGCATCTTATAAATTAAGTGATAGCTATCCATTAATTTAACCTGTTTCAATATTTCTTTTTGGAGTCTTTTTGCTTTTTTAATTTCGTTAGTCATTTTTTTTTCCTTATGTTTAAATGTTTTGTTAAAGTTAACTTTAACATATCATGATTAAAAACTACTGTCAAGCGTTTTTTTAATAATAATTCAATTATATTTATCTTTCTATGATTTAACCTATATCAGCCTTATGTCTGACTATGTTAATATATAGCTCTAATTTGCCCTGTGTTGGATTATTAATTGTTAATAGGGTAAACATACTTGACTATATAGAAAATAGCTTAGAATTGAAATATGGGACAATAGCTATAATGGTATATTTCTTATATAGCTAAGTATACTTGAACATATATATTAATTATTGTATGTCTTATATAGCTAAGTATAGCTATCCGTATACGTGTGTGCGTGATCGACCTGGAGTCTAATAGCATCTGTCAAACCGTATATGTCAAACCCCTGATATGTAGCATCTGGTATCTGTCAAACCATGCGTGTCAAACCCCTGATATGTAGCATCTGAAGCCAAAATAAAAAGCCCCTGCTAGATAGCAAGGGCTTAAGCACTATAAGTGCTTACAGGGTGAAAGAGGGGCTTTAAAACGGTTTAAACATCGGCACGTCAAGATTATGCAATCCAATGCCGACCACTACTCGGTTTTTATCTTTCCTGAGTTCAAAGGGCACGCCACCTGCAAAGAAATTGCGAGTAGTAAAGCACTTGAGCATACGTGCGTTTAATACGTGCTGGCATATTCTTTCTCTGATGTAGCCGTCAAGGATGATATCATGTATCGCCTGAATGATATCCTTGCCGATAGCATCATGGTAAGAAGCAATTGAGTCAGCAGGGTTCAACGGTTCACGTTTGAATATCAGAGTCATCAACATTACATTGCCGTCAATGATAATCTCAATATCAGATGTTTTGCTATTGCTGATAAATTTTTTGTTTATATCTGGCATAGTTTGAAAATCCTTTCAGGGGGGCGATTTCAGCCCCCCTTGTTATTCATAAAGCGTTTATGTGTGTGTTGTCCATGTGTCATCACTGTTCAATTTGATAACACCGTTAATTCTCGGAGTCCATTCTCTGAAGTCCTCAGAGTGCTGGACACAAAAGCCAATGCAGGAATCATACATATCACTGTAAATAACTACTCTGGAATACTTTTCCTGTTTTTCATTGCCCCACTGCATCAATCGATTTAAAGCACTGACCAAAGATAAACAGCACTGACAAGCTGACTCAGGTTCGGCATCTCTTTTAATAGACTCTGAGAATGCCTTTTGTAAATCACCGTTTGAGTCATCAACTAATGAATATTTTAAAATGCCTTTTTCCATGCTTTTCCCTTCGGTTAAAAGTTAATATGTTTTATATCCCGTATCATGTGTTAAAGTATAATTGACTTTTTAAGATTTGTCAAATGTTTTTTTCTGAAATTACAAAATAAAAAAAGCCCCTGTTAAGGGGCTTCTATGAAGAGATACGGGTTGAAGGGTTTTTATTTTACTGGTTTGTAGCAGTTAACTCCGAGCTTAATGCCGTCAGTACCATCGATTTCATGGTTGCCCTTGCTACTGGCAATGTTATTTGACTTGCCAGAGCTTGACAGGCCGAGCTTCTTTGATAAGTCAATTTCGATTGTGAGCTTGTTTCCCTGAACTACGGTCTTTACATTACTTCCGATATTGCCGATAATTGCATCGGCTTCTTTTTTGGTTGCTGATTTTGGCATAGTTTTGTCCCTCTCTTTTTTTGTTGGTTTGTTGGTTTTTATTTTTGTGTCCCGTATCATGCTTATAACTATAATTCACTTTTAAAGATTTGTCAAGTATTTTTTTTCTTTAATTTCATTTTTTTTAATCCTATATATAAGCATACTTGATTATATATCATATCGACCTGGAGTCTTATTGCTTGCGCCTGTAGCGCCTTGCGCCAGGTATGTCAAGACCTGGAGTCAAACCGACTAAGTCAAACCCCTGATCTCAGACTTCTGACTTGCGCCTGCGCCAAGTCAAACCAAACAGCTGAAAAGCCTTATTGTCAAACCGTTACAGCCATTCCCCTGAAACAGTGATTATCAGCGCAAAAAGAAAGGGCATCCGAAGATGCCCTGTTGGTGGGAGTTTTGGGAAGTTTATACGAAGCGGAACTTAGGAACTTCATCATAAGGCTTCATTGCCTCATGTGCAAACTTGCACAAATCTTCACAGCGCAAATCATAATTGCCTCTCTCGTAGGCTTTCGCCCAATTCCAGAGAAGTCTGGCAATGATGCCACCAAAGCACTGCTGCAATGTGCGATGGCCTTTTAAGATACCTTCAACAAAATCATCATTGTTAAAGGGATGGCAGTTGACCATGTCCATGACTGCCTTAGCTGCTACCTTCTGGATTTCTTCGAGATGCTCTCTCATGTTATTCTCCCCTTTCTTCGATGCAACCAAGACAAAAAGCCTGATCGCCTTCGACTTTAAATTCTTCAGGTGAAAAAGTAAAAAGATATGTGCTGCAAGAGTCGCATTTAATAAGGCGTTTAGCCTGCTCTGTTTCTTTTAATTCCATAGCTTTCCTTGTTGCTTTGTTGAGAGCGCTCAGCGCCTCTTGAAAGTCAGCTCCCAGTTCAGGATAATCATCTTTGATAGCTTTGACAAGTCCCTCTAAGCGATGTCTGGCGTATCCCATGAATATCTCCTGATAGCCTAAATCAACCTTGTCTCCATTTTCGAGCAGTTCTAATTGATCTTCTGTTAATGGCATAGTTTTTTCCCTTCTGTTAAAAGTTTGCTTCTGCTTCTTCTCTCCAGATGCCGTCAATGATATCATCATGATTGTTTTCCAGATACCATTCAACCACTGCATTCAATACAGGAGAATGCACGTTTACAGGCAATTCGTCATCATCACTGTTTGTTGCTGAGTCAACGGTAAAATTTCCCAAGTCAATGGTAGGCTCTTCAGCTGGCTCTGTCATTGTCTGCCTGCAACCTGCCGTGATGCCATACTCCAGGGTGATCTCAATGGCGATATTGCCTTGCTCGTTTCCAATTTCGATTGTTAAATTTGTTGTTCCCATGTTTAAGCTCCCTTCTTATGTGTTCTATTGTTAAGTATAACAGACTTTCTATGATTGTCAAGTTTTTTTCTGTAATTACAGATTATTTTTTTTCCTTATCAAGTCTGATAACAAGACAAGCACAAGACAGACACAAGATGTAAACAAGACATAGACAAGCACAAGACAAGCCTAGTCAAACCATAGCTCTCAATGTTCTAGTCAAACCAGCAATGTCATACTTCTGAAAAAAGAAAGGCCGTCCGAAGACGGCCTCATAGAAGGGAATTAGAAGGGAAGTTATTCAGACATTTCTGCAGGATGTTTAAACTCTTCATTAAGAGCGCAGTCAAATATCTGGTAGAGATAATCTTTGATCATATCTCTATCTCTGCCTGTGATTCTCAGATCAATGCCATTGAAAGCAGGCTTGACGATTACCTTATGATCTGTCCATCCGTCATACATACCATGTTCAGTCATATGGTGAAATGAAGTATCGATGACTACTTTGCCATCGTTTGATTTTTCAATGTCTATTTTGCATCCTGAGTCAATGCCTGAGCCTGACGGCAATACGTCTCTCTCTATGTGCTCAAGCATTTCAAGATGATCGTCTGCCCACTTACTGCCTACTTTTACGCATCTGTGATATGCTCCTGCTGTTGATGCTATCTGTTGGATTACTGTTTTGTTCATATTCTTACTCCCTCCCTTCGTGCCCATAAGTAAAGGCCTTCATCGTTTAATATCCAGCCTCTGCGCTCTTCATTGTTCAACCTGCAATTAGAGCAGACATTTTTAATATGTCTGTCTATCTCTTCTTTGTTTTCTTTGATAAATTCTCTTAACGTCATACTTGCGCTCCCTTCATATAATTTTGTTATTTCTTTCTACCAAATCCCCCCAAGATGTAAGCAAGAACTGCTCTATATCTACATCATAAACAATAGTCGGGCAGTAGGTTTCACCAGTATTGCAGTAAACATATCTAGCATCGCACCAGAACTTGTTCCATATATCTTCCTGCCTGATAACTTCTACTCCATGAGTTTCCAGTGCTTTGTCGATTATATCCATAGCCGTCTGGATGCTCATGCCGTCAAGGTTAGCATTATGGATTGATGCTCTGACAAGTTTAGCCTGCTCTCTGGTAATGTTAAGTGATTCTGTTAATCTCTTGATACTTGGTGCTCTAAAAAATGCCATGCTTTAGCTCCCTTCCTTATGTCGTTAAAAACAAGTATACTTTGCTTTCTATTGTTTGTCAAGTTTTTTTCTGTAATTACAGATTATTTTCTACACTAACTTAGGCACATGTGCCCTAGCTTAGTGACCAAGCTAAGGACAAGCTAGGACTAAGCTAGTGCTTGCCTAAGATTAGCTATTTTCTTAAACAGGAAAGCAGGCTAATTCAGGAAAGTCAAACCAGCTCTGTCAAACCCCTGATCTGATTCTACACAATAAAAAAGCCAGCTCGTAAGCTGGCTCTGTGAAGGGAATAGAAGGGAGTCATGATAATCTTGGGAATTGCTTTCGGCCTATCTCCTGCACTCTAGGCCACCAGTCAGACAGGCTTCTGTAGTCCCTCAGTGCCTGGACTTCTTCAGGATAGCCAGCCTCTAAGAGTTTAAGGTGATAGCCGTCGGCGATTTCCATCGCTTTAGACAGAGCCGTCTTAAACCCTGAGTGCATGCGGTATTGCCACTTGTAAATAAACTCTTCTCCTGCTGTTAGTTTTTCTTCTGGCATAATTTTTCCTTTCTTAGTTGTTGTTAAGGTTAAACATCTCTTCCATATCAGCAGGGACAAAAACAACATTTCCATCAATGTCTCTTGTGACCTTGCCAATGTCTCTTTTCTCGCTCTCCTGTCCATCACTGCCTGCTGTGATCTGGATATGGAATTCGTCTTCGCCTGTGGCTTCATTAAACGTGGCCTCTACCTCTACGCCTGATTGCCAGCCGTTGATTTCAGCACTCATACCACTTTCTTTAGTGCCAAGCCTTGAAGCCTCTTTACGATTGCCTTTGATTTCTGCTCTGTATTGCGCCATGCTTTTTGCTCCCTTCCTTATGTCGTTAAGTTAAGTATAACACGACTTACAGGAATGTCAAGCGATTATTTTAAAAAAGTTCGGGGCAGCCTGCCAAAGCCACCCCTACGATTGAAAGGAAAAAAACTATGTGCATGTTAAGTATAACATGCTTTGCAGGATTGTCAATCTTTAAGTCAAACCAAGCCTGCCAAACCCCTGATCTAACTTTCGTAAATCGCTGGTGTCCTCCACTTGATCTCTATACCGTCTCCAAAGGCTTGGTCAGACTCTATAGAGCTGTTAGGCTGATAATGATCTACCAGCTCTTGAAACTTGGCTTTAGCTGCCTCATCTGTAGACATTATCCACAAGCTCTCATCCCATTCACCATAGCTTGTTTCTAATCTCAAGATGATTAGGTTAGCATAATTTTCTGTCTCTACTCTTGGCATTATCCCCCCCTTGCTCTCATTTCGTTTAGTATGCCCTCTGTAGGCTCCCAGTCTCTACATAGAACAGTATTAGTATCTGCATCCACTTCCTTCTCATCATGCATACAGCCGTCTACACGGTCATTCCGACAAGTATTGCAATCCACCACGCAATCATGATGCTTTGCTACCAAGTCCCTATAGATTCTTTTGCCGTTTGTTTCCAGAGTATCAAAGCACAGCGCTGGCGAAGGTCTAAACCTTATGTTAGCCAGCCGTCCGAATATCTTATACTCAGGCGTATTCTGCCCACCATGCCAGTCACAGGCGAAACAAAACCACGCTTCACAAATATCAAATCGATCAAAGTCAGCCATCATCTCCCCCTTCCGCAGACTTCATAGCTATCTGGTATGCCTTATGCAGTGCCATGTTAGCATGTGCCAGCTGAGTTTTAATCTTGGCTATATCTTCCTCATTAGCAGAGAAGGTATAGTCTATCAGGTCATCCCTGTTCTCTAGGATGTCTCTGAGAATCTGCACAGGCAGTTCAGCCTGCATGATGTAATTGATAATCTTGCCTCTGGTAATGTGCGACTTGTGTTTAGGACGCTTTGGTTTTTTCGGTATTGGCTTTGGCATTTTGTTTTTCTCCTTTCCTATCATCCTAAAATCAAGTATAGCTTGCTTTTCAAGATTTGTCAAGAAAAATCTGTAATTACAGAAATTATTTTAGCTAACACCAGCTTTTAGCTAAGCAGTGAAAGCAGTATGCAAGCAAGCCACAAGCAAGCTCCAAGCCCACTGCAAATGTAATAAGTCAAACCATTCATGTCAAACCCCACGTCTCAGACTTCTCATGTCAGAAGCTCCATTGTCTTGCGGTCTATCTTATGCTGTTCAGTGTATTCTGTCTTACCTGAACCCATCTCCTGTATGCCGAAAACCAGCTCTACGTCAATGATTCCATCATCACAGTCAAAGACAGTAGCTTCTGCAAAACCACCATTAATGTTTTGATATGGAGCGTAGGCTTCACCTTCCAGGGCATCAAGCACCTTGCAAAGCCTCTCCAGTTCGGACTCTGAGAAGTCCATACAAATTTTTAAATCTCTCTCCATAGTTTTCTCCTTTCAATCAGTTAATATTAAGAGGTGTGGCGCACCTCATTTGCAAAGCACCTTGCGTGCTCTCTTCTTATGCGATTCATTTTCTCTGATGCCCTGGAGACAAAGTCAAACTCGTAACCTATGTCTTCAGTCAAGTGCTTGATAAAGCCTTGGACATAAGGGTCTTCGAACGATACAGGTTTAGTATTAGTCAGTATCAATCTATACAGGCATGAATCATGCTGACCTATTACCTGGCGAACGCTATCGCACCTGTAGTAATAACATACCATGTGCGTTCCGTCAGTGTCAGCAAACAGCTCAGGGAATACAGCCACAAGCGTTCTTTCTGATAGCTTGTCTCTCCTGATAATAGCCTTTACTGGCTTTGTCCATTCTTCTGCCATGTCTTCTCCTTTTAATTTTCTTCAAAGATTATATCACCGTCAACGTCTGTCACAATCACGTATCCATCATCATCTACAGTCACAGTCAGGCCGAACAGGTCGGCACTTTCTTCTTCATCTTTAGCACCGTTATTAATCCATACCTTGATGGTTTCAACGCCTTGCTCATCTTTAGTATAGCGAGTGTCTACCCCGATGGTTTCACCCTGCATATATGTTTCCATTGGATTCTTAGCCATTATTTTACTCCTTCTAATCCGAAAAATTTGTTTATCTTCTTGCCACCTAACCTGTATTGACGGTCTGAGAAACAGGGCACTGCCTTGCCTAATGAACTCATGCAGGATGAGGCAACGTGCCTGTAAAAATAATACCAGTCCTGATTCCATCCTACCTTGTCATGCTTAACATCATTGTCTGCCAGCCATGTCACAGCATCATCTACCAAGTCCATTATCTCTGCCTCAAACGTTTCTTCTTTCAATGGAATGACTTTGCGCTTGACAGTCATTATAAAACTGCCTGTCTCTGAATTGACCACTGAATGCAGGATTAGAGTCTTTCCAATTTCATCATCTTCATAGCAAGCATAGTCAAAGCAATGAAAATCATCTCCACTGCCGATAGCATATTCCAGGATGCCATAAGGGTCTGTCACACCTTCAAAGTTATCTGCCATTATTTTACTCCTTCTGCTATCGCTCCCATGATAGCACCCATTACAAAGTCTGGCTCTTGCTCCCATTCGTCTGCAATCCAGTAATACAGCTCGTTTCCAGCTATGTCTAAAATGCGCACATAATCGCATTTGTCTGGATATTGAGGGAAACACAAGATAATATTTCCTACTACTACATTTACTTCTGGATATTTTTGTGCCATATCTTCTCCCTTACTTTTCGTTTACTCCAGTGAAGTTGTATTGCAGTTCTACTTTCTCACCGCATTCAAGACAGATACCGTCAAACACCATATAGTCAGTGGCTACACCTTTACTGGATTCATGGGCTATATCTTTGCTGGTATCAACTGCAAACATTGTTTTGTTTTTACACACAGGGCATTCGCTATGCATTGTTACTCCTTTCGTGGTATGGCCTATAGCCAGAGAGTTTCCGTCTCTTGCGACCTAAGAGCCTATGGCGTATCTTCTTAACATCTACTCCTGCCAGTTTCAATCCTGCCAGAAATTCATCAAGAGACTTTTCACCTTTGGACTGGTTACATGACCGACACGCTACAACTAAGTTGGTATGACAATGCGTGCCTCCAAGTTCTTCAGGTAATACATGGTCAAGGGTTAAGTTGCGGTCTAGCACTGGGTTATCACAGTATGCGCATGTGTGATTATCCCTGTCATAGATAGCTTTGCGTTTTTTCTTTGCTATCCACTTGCTACCGTTTTTCTTCTTGACTTGCCTTTTCATGTTTTCTCCTTTCATCCTATAAACAATTATACTTGGCTATTTATTATTTGTCAAGAAGTTTTTTCTGTAATTACATTTTATTTTTTTCTTGACTTTCTTGAAAAGCCTGTTATAATTCAACTTAGGATGAAGGAACGAAAAAAAGAAAGGAGACAAAACATGCATAAGTCAAATCAAAACGCTCAAACCCCTGAAATAATCATACTTGTAGTAGATGGAGTAGTGACAGACATAGCGTCTGACATTACCCTGAACACTACCATTATTAATGCAGACAGTGACGGATACCTGGATGAAGATGAAGTGACACACAGCTACAACGGCAAAGAAGCGTCCGTGATAGTAAACAGAATCAACCCTGAACCTGGACAGCTTGAACACCTTAAATCAAACCTGGAAAAGAAGGAGGCCGAATAATGGATGACTGCTTACATGAAGAAAGTTATAAAGGCTATACTATCAAGGTTTACCATGATGACGTAACTGGTTATCATGACAGCCCAAGAGACTGGGACAACCTCGGAACCATGCTATGTGTCAAACATAGACACTACCTACTCGGAGATGAACAGCAAGACGCAGACGATATCAAAGAATTCATCAAAGAAAATGAAAACAACATCGTATGGCTGCCACTATACCTGTATGACCATAGCGGTCTGAGAATGAATACAGGCGGATTTCACTGCCCCTGGGATTCAGGACAGGTTGGCATTGTCTATGTCACTAAAGAAAGAATCCGTGAAGAGTATAGCTGCAAGCGTATTTCCAAAGCGACCCTCAAAAAAGTGTTGAATGTGCTCAATGGCGAAGTTAAAAATTACGACCACTATATCTCTGGTCAAATCTACGGCTATATTATCGAAGATGAACACGGAGAAGATGGAGATTCTTGTTGGGGCTTCTACGGAGATTACGAAGAATACATGCTGCCTGAATGCAGATCAATCATCGACCACGATATAATTCATCGCTCGAAAGAGGCTGCCAGTGAAGCTATCCAGGAGATATGGGAGGTGCAGGCCAAGTTCGATGCGCTTGGATGGATAGGAGCAATCATATGAAAAGGAAAGACGGAGTAAAGCTACAGACGATAGTTAGAACCATCTTAATAATCCTGGAATACTATGCAGGCGACTTTGCAGGCCTAGCGCCTATGAAAAATATGATAGATGACGTAAGAGTGCAGCTTGACCTGTTCAGCGACCTGTTAAAAGACCTTCTCGACCTGGATGAAAGAAGGGATGAATACATAAGGACGACTGACTGGAAACTGCTACAGAAGCAGAAAGACACGCTCTATAATGTTTACTACAACCTGGATAAGAGAGATAAAGAGATTGGAAAAAAAGCGGTAGGAAATATTATAGACGATATCCAGGACTTGCTTGGTATTGTGCATATACTTGATGCCTTCCAGGAAATTCATAAGCCTGGATATCCAGGTAGGACTACGCCTGATCCAAACCAGGAAGCTCAGAACCCTGATATACCGATAGAAGAGCTTGCGGTTAAAGAGCTGATAGAAAATCCAGACTACAGAGAAAACCTGGAAGAGATTGTTAACACATTTTTTACCGAGCACCTGGACGCTCATAAAGAATGGTGCGACTGGTTTAAGAAAGAGAAAAAACTTGACAACGAGCGATAAGTCAAGTATACTTAGCTTAGGATGAAGAAAGGAGAAAACATGCCGAAGACGATCATAATCAAAACAATAGACAAGCACAAATGCGCATGTGAAGGCAACCTCTACAGCTCCAAAGATGAAGCCTGGAACGCTATGAACAAGAAATATGTGCTCATGAACATCGACTTCCAGGTTATTCCTGCTACCAAAGAAGAGCTGAAGTTCTGGAGTGAATTTATCGATAAAAACCGCCAGAAGCTCAACCCTATGGTGCTGCACGTCAAAGAGCTTGTGGCTACCATCCCTCAGAGCGAACTTGACAATGCCATCGAAGAGATTGAAGACATACTCAGAGAATACTCCATCGAAGAGGACTATGAGTTTGTGTTTGACATCCTGGAAGGCGAATAAACCATAGCACCAGGAGCCGTATTTTGGCTCCTGGGAGCTTTTTATACTCTAGGAAGGGGTATATAAACCAAATCAACAAAAGGAGACAGTATGGAGCAAATCAAACGATCAACAGCAACAGTCCTGGTAAGCATCGAAGTCTTTCACAAAGGCGATATGAATATTGAAGAGATAGTCAACGAGATGGACTATAACTTCTTGTCTGGTACACATGATGCGGTAGTTATCAACAACAACTCAGAGATCATAGCTACAGACGCTAAGGCCGTCAACGAAGAGATTGAAAACCAGGAAAGCGCCCAGTATATTATGGAGACGAACGAGACACCAGTGCAGTCATTCCACGTATACCTTTCTAACCTGGATGACTACGAAGACTCTAAAGACTGGGACGCAGCCAAGAGGTATGACTTCTTCATGGATATGCAGATGCGCCTCCAGGATGGATTCAACATCAACACCTACCAGTATAACCTGCCTGACTTCATCACTGAATACCTGGGAGATGAAGCCTAATACAAACCGACTCAGAACAAACCCTGATACTACAGCCCCTGATTCCAGGGGCTTTCTATCTGGAAGTGTATACAGTGCAAGCTGCATTGTCATTAAGATGAGCAAATCCAAACACTTACAAAAGTGCCCTCATATAAATCCAGCTATGCTTGCGCCCTTACGCTACAAGAACTACAAAAACCAAAACAAAAACTACCTTCAGTATCTAACTCCGCCATCAGCCGCACCAGGATCAAAACTTTATGAGTAAAAAATGTTCTATTATTATATAATAATAATACAAAAATCTTCTCACTCTTAAAAAAAGACTTTTTGATCCTGAAGCATTCTGTTATGACGCAGTTAGATACTCTTTACCCCACATTATATTACCTTAATATGTATATATATTTAGATTTCAACTACTGAATCCTGACGTAGTGACACCTAAATGCAGCTAAGCCGCCGCCGATGGGATAAATCGTAGAAAGATAAATATAATTGAATTTCAGATTTTTTTCTTGACAACCGTGAAAAGCGTGGTATAATTGAACTTAGGATGACAAAAGAAAGGAGAAAAAACATGGCAAAAAAGAAAGAAAAATACGAAATGCTTATCCAATGTAATAACTGTAGCAGGAAGGCTACAGCTATATTCACCTGGGGCTTTACTGTCAGCGGAGATATAGATTCACCTGACCAGTGTAAATACTGTGGTGGGAAAAAGTTCATGACTTTAAATGAAAGACCTCTGAGCTACGCAGACTGTAAATACAACCAGGTTATAAACTTTACTTAAAAGGAGAAGAGATATGACAGAGAAAAGATTTTGGCCAGATTATAACATACCGCCAACCTATAGACTGGGCCGCCCTGGTATGGGCTGCGCTGGAGATCCACCTAACTATCCATCATACCATGTCAGGCCTATATGGACAGCTACTGGCAATTATCCACCCTGGGGCCGTTGTCCACGTATATTCTACAAGGGCAATGGATATGCTGACTTTGAAGATATCAATATCGATGCCAACTGGGACAAGCTACCGCTGGGCTATACCAGAGTGAAGGCCTGGATTATGAGCAAGTTCAGGACTATGCAGCACTGCTATCTTGACCCTGATATATATGATCCAGATCAGGCCCACACGTTCCACGACTCCATGATCATCTACCCTGTGCCTGACTATAAGCTGGAGACGTTCACTGATGACGAACGCTTCTCTGATGAGTGGAGGCATACACAGCGCAAGGCTGTAGAGATCAAGAACAGGGAGATCAGGAAAGCTGCTAAGAAGATCGCAGTGTTTGATAACCATGCAGCAACTATTGTGATAAGGGAGTTCTATCCTGAGTTCGACCCACCTGAAGATGCACGTCTCAAGCTTGAGTGCGACCCTGAGAACGTAGCGTCCTGGTGGGAGCGCTCAGCTATGCCATACCCGCCTGAAAGATGTCCTGGAGATGGTAATTATCGCAAGCATCCAGCCAACAACTCCTGGTGTCAGTTCTGCGGATGGACAGAAGAAGAAGGAACCGAAAAAGAAGAGAGGATTTATAAAATATTGCAGGCGCTTGAGATAGAATAATTTGTCATGTCTCCTTCCTTCCTAGACTGGGCAGCACAATTGCTGCCCTTTCTTTTTGTCTGATTTCAAACAGCGTGTGCACTATTATATAGCGCAGTGTGACAATTACAAACCGACTGTTTTGATTGCCTGATTCCAAACCGCCGACCCTGGCATTTCAACCTGGGTTTAAATTTGGGCCCGCAGCTAAAAAAAATAAAATGTAATTACAGATTAATTTTCTTCTTGACAAATGCTAAATAGCAAGCTATACTTAGCTTTAGGATGATATAAAAAACGAAAGGAGACAATCATATGTCTAACGTATCGGAATTATTAGCAAAAGCAATCGAGAAAAAAAGATCTTACAGATCTGCAAGCCGTAACAATTACATTACCTATGATAATGGCATCATCACTGTGAGATATTACAACACAGACATCGCCGTTATCGATTTAGATGAGAGGACTATCACTCTCAACACTGGGGGCTGGACTACGCCGACCACCAAAGAGAGAATGAATGAAGTCCTTGACACAATGGGGATCAACAATCATATCTGGCAGGAAAAATGGATCTGGTATTATGGCAGATGGGATGGCAAGAGAGCTTATCACTTCGATGGCATGAAGATCGAATTCACTACAGGTGATATCCTGAATCCAGAAGAAGGGCCAGATATCGATACAGAAGAGAAGGCCAGGAAGCTGTTCAACAGGTTGCTTAGCAGATATGTCAGGAAGTTTAAGAGGCTGGCTGGCAGACAAGAGCTGCCAGATCCTGCAGGAGACTGCCTTTATTGCAGCATGATAGATGAGCATGAAGGAACCCATCTCTATTCACATCTCATAGAAGAGTATGTAATGCAGTCGCTGGTATACAACGCCCTGGTTAAAGCTGGATACAATGCAGACTTCTTGCTGGCTATCTATCGAGACGCTGATGCCAGCAACACAAGAGAATCTTTATTCACAGACACCGCAGCCAGGGCTATCAAGAAATACTTTAGGCAGCGGATTGTTAAAGTTAAATTACTTGAAGCATACGAACAGCACAGAAAAGAAGAAGCTGCTGCATAGCAAGGTATACTTAACCATTGCCCTTAGAAGCGTTTATTTAGCCTCTAAGGGCTTTTTAAGGGGGTGATAAGGTAAACATAGCTGAGCTTTAAACAATTTAACTGAGGATAATATATGAGCTTACTGTGGCAAGATACTAGCCAAGTATACTTGAATATCTGTGTAATATTTGGCTTGATTTTAATAGCATGGTATGGTATACATAGACTTATGGGATTCATACCATTGAGAATAACAAGAATTATTCGAAATCGCAAGGGGGTAACTATGCCTAGCATTGATGAATTATTGTTCTTACACTACAAGCATGACAAGACATTCTGTCCTGAATGCGATCCTATGGGTATATCTAAAACGCCATATGGAGTAACACAGCTCAATAAGCAGGTGCATCCAGGCAGGCAGGTAGTCATCAGCCTGCAATGTTCCAGGTGCAAAGCTGTCTGGAACGAGATCTATGACCTGGAAGATATAATAGTCACGTCTCCAGGGAGCGTAGGCAGCCTGAAACGCAACAAGAAGCCTTCACAAACCGCTTGACAGATTCTACGGATCTGATATAATGCAAACATACCCAATTTCCTCCCCAGGGTATCGGGCCAGGGAGCCCCAAAAGCATGAAAGACGTACTGCCTATTTTTTTCCTTTCATTTCATCCAATCTCCCTGGCCTTTCCTTTTTTCTCTTAACCAAACCGACTGATTTATTCTACGGATACACATCAAACATCTCCAACCAGGTAAATCCAAACCAAAAAATCTGTAATTACAGAAAAAAAGTAGGTGCTAATAAGCAACGGACGAGCTTTTACTCAAACCGACTCTTTTATTCTACTCAATAGCAGCATGCCAACACCAGGTCTGAAGTTATTCAGACCTGGATTTAACTTAACTCAAACCGACACATTTATTCTACTCATCCAGGAAGGGCTGCACACTGCTGCGACAGCACTACAACAGCATCTCCCCAGTGCAGTTCCTGGAAACGCAAGTATATCACACGTTTTCACCTGAAACAGAAGTAAATGCCAAAAAAAATCAGCTATACGTTAAATTATACTTGACTTCTGAGCAAAAACATGAGAATATCGTTCGTAATGGAAGAAAAAACCACAGAAGGTGGCAGCTCTTCCTGATAGTTGGGTCAAGTATACTTAAAAACCATACTTGAACTTGATCTTTATAGCTTGAACTTGATCTTTATAGTTGGGTCAAGTATATTTAAACTGGCGTTTGCTTAGCAGTGACACGCTCTTAATTAATCGTGTTACTTAAATATATTTAACTGGAGGTTCACACACTATGATTACTTTTAACAGTCTTAATGCCAAGCGTAACGGCAAAGTGTTTCCCATCATCATTAAAGTTCTTATTATTAACGTATCTGTCTTGGGGCTTGGGCTTTTACTATGCCTGCAGTGCTCATAAAGGGGGTGAAATATGGTTGAACTGCTGCTTCAGGTGCTGGTATATATGCTTAGCTATCCTTTAATGATAATTGGCAGCGCATTGCGTCTCCGTATAGATATCTCTGTGTGCACTATGGGTAAGACTTCTATCTCAAACATAGCTCTATCTAACAGGCGAGTGAGCAGTGTAGCTATATATAACGGCTGGCAGTGGAAATATATAATGGGTAATACTTTACTAACCAGGAAAAGAGGGGGTAAAATATGAGAATAGGATTTATACTGGCGCTTATAACAAGCGTGTTATACTTTATATCAACAGCTATACAGGGATATATGGGCGTAGACAATGGCAATGTGCTGATGGGATATATGGCAGGCTTCTACGGCGGTGCATCTATCATGATACTATTCGGCTTCAAGGACTTCTATAACAGGACTTTCAGGGGGATATATGATGCCTGAAAACACTAACAAGATATCTCATAAAAGCTTCAGTATAACTAAGCTTGAAGCATGCCTGCTCATAGCTGGATGCGGTATGGCTGGACTGGTAGCTTATCTATACTATTATTTGATGGGGGTGTGAAGATGGGAAACGCATATATACTATATTCTGTGGGAGCATTGAAAGGCTTGCTGCACTTCGATATCCAGCTGCTTATAGACGGCTACAGGGCTGCCATAGAGTATCTTGAAAAAGAGATATGTCTGCCTGACGGCTGCAGCATATATGATGTCAGGAGAAAACCTGACAGCGACCTGATAGCAGTAGGTCTTGAAGGTGATATGTTCCCTAAAGTGCGTGAAGACAGGACTCTGCCGCATGTGTTGATCTGCTACGAGATCACGAGCGATGACAAAAAGATCCTGAAGACCATCGAAGATGCAGACATACCCAAGACATACTATGGGAGCGCTACATGCAGGACGTGCGCCTACTGGCATCAGTTTCCAGATATACCTTCTGTGGGAGCATGCCTGCTGCGTGTCAAGATGCATGCAATGGGAGATCCTATGCTGCATGGGCTGCAGGGTAAATCTTCCGATGAGATAAGTGAATTCCTGGATATATTCAGCAAAGAGTCTGATGAAACCTGTGAAGCATGGCGGTCTGAGCTGCCTGAAGATATAGCTAAATACTTCGACAAGGAGAAGAAATAATGTTTGTATATATCGTCAACGAAGTGCCATATATAGAAGAGACTACACGCAGGCTGGTATTAGAGCTTGGAGATGGTAATGGAGTGTTCTACGGCAACTATGATTACATGCCTAAATACTATGACCGTTATGGAGATAAGTCTGAAAAGGAAGTATATAAAGAAGTGTTCGGGCCTCATCTGCTTTGCAAGAACTATACCTATCGCAACTGGATATGGACATTCTGCAGCCAAGACAAGACAGCTATAGTTTATTTTCTGGTCAATGTCACAGGCACTTCTTTTGAATGTCCAGAGCACATGAAAGAAAAAGATTTATTCACATTGCTTGTAGCTCTGGAAGATAAAATCTTACTGGGGGTGTAAATGAAAGAACTAATATTTACTTTGTTATCGATGCCTGTGTTATACCTAGCTCGTTTGTTAGGGCACAAGGCTGACATGAACCTGAGAATCAAGGGTGACAGCCTGGACAACTGGCTGACCGTCTACAACTACGATGCGTTCAAAGGGTGTGAGATACTGTGCCATGTATGGAAGAGCAGCTATCTCTTGGGCCTTACCATATCTTCAAGGAGAGGGGTGTAATGTATCCAGATCATCTTGACCTTATAGAAAAGATAGCGCTCTTCGACTTCAAGGCCAGCGTGTTTATTATATATGCAGCGTGGATGTACTGGGGCATACGGAGTTTCAGCGACTATGCGCATAAAAACTACAAGCAGGGCATAGGGGCTGCAGGCGTGTTCTTTATGGCTATGACTGGAGTGCCGATAGCGTTGACTTTGGGCGCAGGGGTAGGCATAGTGTCATTTATATTTGGATCTCTGATCGACATATTAATCTTTAGCTGGTGAGGTATAGATGCCTTTAAGAATGACACATGAATTCGCTTATGTAATCGCCAAAGGCGCTAACCTTTATGCTGAACGTGGGCGTATAATCACTGTCAACAAGATAGACTGCACTTACTTTGGGGCAAGGCATTACGGCAAGCATGAGGAATTCAGCAGGCATGATTCATGTAAGAAATGCAACCCATCTTTCAGGAACGTGTGCAGATGGCTGAGCAAGGAGTTTGAAGGCCTCTGCCATATGATCAAGAATGTTGATGAATTCAAGAAGTATGATCTAAACTTAACCGAATGCCATACTATGATAAAGAAGCACTTGCCGTATACCTGCACTTATATATGCAATACCAGGATGACAAGTGAAAAGAACAGCGAGTTCGGATATAAGCCTATCGAAGACCTGGAAGCTACATGCAGGTGGAGAGATGATTACATAAGCTTCGGAGATGGGCTGTATGATGCAGAAATGATAGAGAGGCCGCTTGATGAGCCAGTAATGAAAAAAAAGAAACGAAGCATGTTTAACTTCGGGGGTAAGAAATAATGGCAGGTATACATGATGACTGGGCTGGCATGTCTGATGTCTTGGCAAGGGCTGCGGTAATCACTATCAGGCGGCACAGGCTGATCGGTATCAATAAGATCGAATGCAAATACTTCGGGGCAAGGTATCTGCCTAATGGAGAAAACTGGCATGCTTACCGCCATGAATGCAAGGTATGCCATACAGACTGTGTAAATGCCTGTGCCGAGATGTCTCATGAGAGGGTCGATATATGTGGGCGTATACAGCGTATCTCTGGTGTCTCATGTCCTGTAGGCAGAGCGTTCTTTCCACATGTATGTGTGATGCTGTGCAAGCTGGCCTCAGAGAGCGAAAAGCCAAGCGCCACTGACAGATTTCAATCATATCCTGTGACCATGCCTTTCCACGACAACACAGAGATAGAGGTAAAGTTCACTAACAAGTCAGCTCATGGAGAGAGGGTTGCCAATAGAGTGCCTGATAAGAAAAAGAGAAGTATGTTTAACTTCGGGGGTAAGAAATGAAATTCGATAAGATGTTCAGGGTAACTATAGACCTGATGCTGCTGACCACAAGCTATATGGCTAGGCGGTATCTGCTGATACACAGGAACGAGATCAAGTGCGCTTACTTTGGCTGCAGGTATAATGACAATAAACCGTTCGGCTATAACGAGATATGCAAGGAGTGCAACGGATCTTTCTTTGGCGTATGCGCAGACCTGTCTGTAAGAAGAAACTATCTTTGCAATGAGATATCAGACAGAATGGAATGTGAAGCTGCAGAAAAAACATTCGGAGCTTTCTGCGGAGAGCTCTGTAAAACAGAACGGCGCAGCTATGAGTGTATAGATAATGGTAAAGGATATGAACCTGAAGCGATGGATCACAGGACGTGCGAAGGTATCAATCTAGCCTTCACTCTTACGGTAGATGACGATGCCAAGAAGCCGCCTGAGATAAGCGATATAGAGCCAGTAGCGAAGAAGAAAAAGAGAAGCATGTTTAAGTTCGGGGGCAATCGTGAAACTGACTAGAGGAAGCGTATCAAGGATGTTATCGAAGATAGTAGAGATAGGCGCTGGCACAGACAAAGAACCGCCGCCTGATATGGGAATATGCGATAGCTGCGGTACTAAAGATTTTATCTGGAATTTTGAAGTGGAGCAGGAAGGTGACTGGGAAGAAGGGTATTATGACGTGCATGTCTGCCCTTACTGTGATGACGGATATATAGTGGATTACGACTACAGCCCTGAACAGCTGGAACTGCTGGAAACATACTGGGAAAGAAAAGATCAGAAAAGAAGGTATCTTGAGATGAAACCTTTAAAGAAAAAAAGAAAGATGTTTAAGTTCGGGAGTAACGATGTCAAGGAGTAGGATACTTTATAGCTTGAAATACAGCCTGAGAGTCCATAAATTAGCCGATATGGACTTCAAACCACGTTGGATGAGTGTTTATATACTCTTGCTGCCAAAGGGCGTTAGGAGACGAATATGAGCTTTAAAACAACTAAGGAGCAAATAACAGATATACTTGACATCATAGCGCAGACGGCTATAATAGACATGAATATCTTCAGGCTTAAAAATATGAACGACATTAAATGCGATTACTTCGGGGTGCGGTATACAGACGAACAAAAATCTTTTGTGGAGAATAAATTCTGCCTGACATGTAATGATGAGTTCAGTGAAGAATGCGAATCGCTGTCAAGGGAATGCTGTGATATGTGCGAGCATTTAAAAAGCATGATGAATTGCGGTGTGGCACAGATGGCAGTGCCACGTCTATGCAAAGACTTCTGTGATTTCAGGACTCAGAGCTTCGGGGCCAGCAACAGCGAAGGGATGGGCTATTCGCCTGTGCCAGACTACATAGAAAGGGAAGACGAACATGGGCGTATAGCAACGATCCCCAATGTAATAAAAGGAGCCAGGGTTAACTATGTCCTAAAGACGATAGTAGATGGAGTGCAGGTAGCAGATAAGAACATAGACATGCTGCATGCCAGAAACAAGACCAGGGTGAAGAGGCGATTTCATTTCGGGAGAAGCAAGTGAAAGACACTAAAGAAGTTAAAGAAAGCGTCATGAATGCTGTCTTGGGGTTTATGCGCAGACTGTTCTTAATAGATATAGAGCGTGCATACCTCTGCCATATGAATGGCATTACCTGTAAATACTTTGGCAGAAAGTATCTTGAAGCGAATGGAGAAGATGAAAACAATATCCTGAAGGTATACGTGGAAAATGAAAATACTCATGCTGCCTGTCTTCACTGTAACGATGAATTCAGGGTTGAATGTATCAGGATAGCAGGCAGGGCATACAGGCTATGCGATGATATCAGGCACACTCTTGCTATTAGCTGTGGCGAATGCGAAAGGATGTTTCCAGGGCTGCTTGCAGGCTACTGTGACCACATGAACGAAAGCGCTAAAAGAAATGATGCTAATGTAGATGACAACTATCGCTCTGTGCCTGTAGGCTGTGCAGGAGATGGCGAAGAGCTGCCTTACAACATCGTGTTCAATCATGGAGACAGAACGTTTATAGTGAAAGAGCTCAGGAGTTCGTTTCCTATAGAGCCAGAGCAGCCGAAGAAGAAACGTAAGTTTCATTTCGGGAGAAGCAAGGATGAATAACAACGAACATGACGGACTGGACGATGCTACCAGGATAGTGGGAGATGCATGGCTGCTATACCTGGATCTATGCATGTTTGCAGACACAAACAATGTGTTGTGTATATACTTCGGGCTGGACTATGACCATGCCAGCAGGACATGCCAGAAATGCCATCCAGCAGTAAGCGACTTCTGCCAGAACACAATCACTGTAAGGCAGCAGCTATGCGAAGAAAGAGACAACATTATAGATTATCATGGCTGCCCTGACTATGGACAACAGATAGCTAATCCAGAGGCGCTGGAAGTCAAGTATTGGTGGGCTCCTTTGTGCTACAACCTGTGCTTCAAGGCAAGAGAGCTTAACAGGGCTAGGCACAGGCGCAGAGCGCATGGCAGCGAATACCTTGTCGATGAGTATCTTCCAGAGATTGAAATAAGAACCATACCAGAGGAAGCGCCAGTGCGCAAATCCACTGATATAGAGATAAAGAAGAAGGGCAGACGAATGTTTGGATTTGGAGATAAGCAATGAGCTGGCAAAATACTAAAAAGATAATAGAGCTTACCAATGAGATAATGCGGTATCATCTATCATGGATATCTACCAAGAAGACTTCCAGCATCGCATGCAGTTCCTTTGGTATAGCCTATGAACAGCTAGATGACCACTGCATAGAATGTAATGTGTATGTGAAAGAAGCATGCAGTAATTTCTCTCAGAAGTTCGGCAGCCTGTGTGCCAACGTTCAGACATATGTGTGCAGCAAGAGGCCAGAGCTGCAAGATACAAAAGAGATATGTTCATTAACCAAGCCTGTGTTCCCTACGCTATGCAGCTACCTGTGCAGGATACATCGTGGAGCTTCAACAGAAGTTGGCTCACGCTATCCACATTCAGGCGATAATTATATTCCAATCTATGAAATAGACATAAAGAGTAAACTGGTAAAGAAGGAGCCGAAAGTCGCTGATATAGAGATAAAGAAGAAGGGCAGACGAATGTTTAGTTATAACACACTTTCTAAGAAAGGCTGAAAAAAAATATGAAATTTCAGAAAATAAAAAATGCGCTCATTAAAAAACAAGTATGCTTAACTTTCTACTTGACAAATGTTCTATTATTATTATAATAATAATAATGTATGAAAATAAGTCGCTAAGGAGTAATAATGGCGAGTCGTAAAAATATAGACATACTGAAAGAAGTCAAAGCAGAGTCATATAAGCTCGACTGGTTACGCATGGAGTATGCGCATGTAAACAAGATCAAGTGTGATGCTTTTGGAGCAAACGGCAGATCGTCTCCATGTAGCAATAATTGCCATGTCGATGTATTAATGACATGCAGGAATATAGAAAAAGAGCTGAAACGTATCTGCGATATATTCAGCCACTATAGAACATATGAGAAAAAAAGATGTGATGTATGTAGAGTCGAAGTGCCTGTGCTCTGGCATGTCTGTAGTAAAAAGAATGCCAAGATAGTTGTGAGAGGGCATGCAGCTGAGTTAACTCCTGTGCGTAAAAACCTGTTGTTTATATCAGATGACTTCAAAAAAATAGAAGCTTTTGAAAGAAGCCAGAACAAGATAGAAAATATAGATATCAAATCCAGAAAGAGGAAGATGTTTAACTATGGCAAAAAAGAAAGTTAAGAATAAAACAAAGAAAGCTAAGAAAGCAGCCAACAAAGATCCGTTCAAAGAGCTCAGGCTTGCCGTATACCTGCTTGACTGGCGCATGAGTGAGTTTGAATACCTGAATAGGATAAGCTGTGATGCCTTTGGAACCTGCATTGAATCAGAATGTCACGAAGAAGAGGATGGCGATTTAAGATGCAACAGGGAAGTCATGGCTAAGTGCAAGCAGTTTGAGAAAGAAAGAAAAAAGCTGTGCAAAGAGTTTAAACAGATGAGCCAGATAGTTTATGGTGACAAGTATAAGTGCACTAAATGTGTAGACCACCTGCCGTTGCTGGCAGCTATATGTGACAGAGACGGCCCTAATCCTGAATGCGACACAGATGTTGTTAAACAGATACCACACAGCGCTGTATTGCTTATACATGAAGCAGATGGCATCCTGACATCAGGTGGATGGACTGAGATACCAGATGCAGCTGAGCAGATGCTTGAAAACATGCGAGACAAAAACAAAGGCAGAAAGATGTTTGCCTATGGGAGAAGAAAATAATGGCTGTAACTTTAAAAAATTTAAAAGATCTGGAAGCTGCAATCAGATACAAGCTTGCTGATAATCCATCAAGAGCTAATATAATATTGACCGTAGACAACAAGCGCAAGCACAGCTGGCTGGTCTTGAACAAGAAAGTTGGATTTGTTGAGACGGTCACATTGTTTGAAGCCAAGAATAATCTGCCTGGGCGTGCTAAGATGTACACTTATCTTAAAGGGATGAGAATGGCATTGGAGATAAGCAATGGCTAAAAACACAAGAAGCGATATAATCAAAAAAGCCAGGGCGCTGTCATACGTCCTTAACTGGAAGATATGGGAGTTCAAGAAGATCAATAAAGTTACGTGCAGATTGTTCGGCAATTACAACGATTGTGGTGAAGAGGGCAAGTGCAATGTGGTATGCGTAGAAGCATGCGACATAATAGAGGGTGAACATAACTTTATCTGCAACCTGCTGGATGGTACTCAGTTTGAAAAAGATAATATATGCGAGATGTGTGAAAAAGAAGTGCCGCTGCTATATGAAGCATGCATAGATAAAGATAGATACAATAGCAGGCCGAAGAGCCGCAAGGCAAACGTGAAGCCGCTGCAGAACAACAACTCGTTCATTAAAACGATGAGAGAGTGCGGCATATATCTCAAGAAAGAAAAAGAAGAGAAGTCTAAGAGAATAAAAATTAAACATAGAAAGAGAAACATGTTTAGCTTTGGAGAAAAGTAATGGCAAAAGCAAAAGCTGAAGCAAAAAAGGAAATAGATCGCCAGCAACTGATGGAGATCAGAAACATCAGGATTGCTTCTTATTTGCTTGACTGGGAAATGCGTGAATACCAGCAGCTTTACAACATAGAGTGCAAAGCGTTTGGTGGGTATGAAGAAAATACTATATGCGACAAGTGCAATGACAGGATAGCTAATGAGTGCGCCATGATATCAGATGCTGCGATAGAATTATGTGAAGCAGGCGAGAACGGCATGTGCAGCCAATGTGAAGCTGATTATCCTGCATTGTTTAATGTTTGCGACAGATCAAGTGCAGGCCCTGAAGATAGGAAACCAGTTGACAGAAATAAAGAGATAAAATATCTCATGCCTGATGTTACTCTTAAAGTAAAAATAAAAACTATGATATCTGAAACAAACGCAGATTCTAACATAGCGCCTGCATCCAGAAAGAAAAGAGCTATCAAGCTAGGAGATAAAAAGGAGTGACGATGGTTGATGCCAGAAAATTTTGGGATAACTTTTTTGAATTCCTGTCAGACACTGAAGGCCAGCCTATCGAAGAGATAGAAGCGGAGCTGAAAGAAGATGTCATAGACGTAGACAAGGTCAAGCAGAGTGTTTACGACTTGCTTGATAGATTTGAAAAAGAACAAAAGAAAAAGGAGTGACGATGTCTAAGTTTAATAAAGAAAATTCACTGGAAGTTGTTTCTTACATTCTGAAACAAACTAAGGCCAAGAAGATATCATGGAGAAGGACAGGCGCTGGCATGCATCGTGATACCGAATACTATGATTACAAGGGCGCTATGAGATCATATAAATTGTTTATCAGCGGAGTGGTTGCAGGGGGCATATCTCATTGGCTGGATACCTTTCGACTGGTAATAGATAAAGACGATGTTATAGCAGCTGTGGAATGGCGAAGGCCGGAAATGAAAGAGTTGGTCAAGCTATGGGAAGAAGTTAGAAAATTTGCTGATAACAAACAAAGCGCCGATCAAAGGAAACTCAAGAAAGATATTTTAAAATTGGCAAGAGAAAATAAATAGAAAGGAGTAACAACGATGGACGATGTGCTCACTACGCTAAAGAAAAAGAAAGAATTTTATCTGGAAGAAGTAAGTAAAATAAATAAGGCAATAGCGGTTATCACTAAAAAAGATACAGCTGTATCTCCTAGAAGAGTAAAATGGGGAGATGTAGTCATGGAAGTTTTTGAAGATCAAGATAAAGAGGTCTTATACTCTTTAGCCTATGTGCGCCAAGAGCTTGCAAGCAGAGGTTATCCAGAAGCATTAGACGAAAAGAAAAAGGCTGCTATATTTGACGCATTAAAAAGACTAGTAGCTAGAGGAATATTAGGCAAAGATGGTAGTAGTCGTTATTATTTATATCAGAAAAGGAGTGACGATGTATAACATACTTTCTATTGACTGGGACTATTTCTTTCCAGATGTAGCGCCGTATGATTGGGGTCACACTGAGAACAGATCTCCTATGCCCCAGCAACTGCTTTGGACTATAAGAGCAGGCAATGGAGATATGTATGGCAAGAACAGGCCAGCGATTGATTATATTAAACCATCGGGGGCTGAGAAAAATTTCTGGAATTACATAAAATTTAAAGAGCACTCGCTGCTTGCCATATGTGAATCACACAGCGACCTGCATGCTATAGTTGACAAAGTCCTTGTGGCAAAAAAGATAGGAGTATGGAACTTCGATGCTCACCATGACCTATATCACAAAGACGAACTTGACTGTGCCAACTGGCCCCACCACCTTATCACAGACGGTTATATCAAGCTGAAAGATTACCACCTGATCATGCCTGCCTGGGCTAAAGAAGCCAATGTCATGTGCAATTCCGCTTACAGACGTGATCGTGTAGATGTAAGATATGACATGCCTGAAGACCTGCCTGAGTTCGACATGATATTTATATGCAGGTCAGGCGCATGGACACCCCCCTGGTGCGATGCTGACTGGATCAAGTTTATCGAACACTGGAAAGGCACAAGGCAGTGGCGCACGAAAATAGCTCTCCAATATGCTTTAGAGCCGAGAGAGTTTGACAAGGATCAGGCTATGGAATGGGCTGCACAACAAGAAGAAGCGATGAAGAGAGTTATAGGAGCAAGCAAGTGACAGTTGAATTATTGTATGGAATCATAGATCTGACTATAGCTCAGATGCACAGCACAGCAGACCACGTATTCCAGGAAGACAGTACTATATCTGTGCCATTAGATAAAATAATTCTGATGACCGATAAGAACTATCATTCACATTATTCAGATATTCCACAATCAGGATCTATGATATTCCTTGAAGGTGGAACCCATCTGACAGTCAAAGAAACAAGAGATTATATCTTTAAAGAAATAGAGAAGTCATTTGAGATCCTAGGTGTCAGCATGATTGACAAGACCATAGGATCAAATAACACCAGACGGAAACGTAGATTATTCTGGATAAAGGATGAAGCGAATGAAAAAAAAGACTAGGGCAGCAACAGCTGCAGCCAAGATGTTTGATGTGATATTTACACATGTAGATCTCATGTATCAGAACAACACAGCGCTTAACTACTTCAAGCACCTGAAGGAATGCGTGGATGCAGAAGTAGCGAGACGTGAACGTATTAAATTGCAGATCCGCAATCGCAAATGGAAAGCAAAATTAACACTAAACGGCAAATAAGGAGCCAAACATGTTCAGGAAAAGCAAAGACGGATTAGATTTCGATAAGCTCTTTGGAGATTTTTTCAACAGGGAACGAACTATACTTGACAGTGTGGAAAGGAAAGTTCTCTTGGAGACTACTGTTATAGTAAACGACCATGCCAGGAAAGCAACTGTGCCTGTCAATAACATAGACTACGTGCAGGAATACGATGGAGTAACCTTTGAAGGATACGAAGACGATGTAGCTCACAAACGATGTAAGACTATCATATTCCTGAAGACAGACAGTATACTGCTTTCTCTGGATAAGTATGAAGATGTTATAAATGCAATAGGATTGAAGAGAGGCTGATGGAACCATTAAGCAATGTTAATAAAAAAATATTAAGAGAAGCGCTAGAGCTGTCAGCTAAAGCTGCATTGGTAGAGATGAATATCGTAGCAGTCAGTTGCCTGAACAAGATACCATGTGAATACTTCGGCATTGGATTCAACAGGAAGTGCATGAACAAGGGCAACGATCCAGAAGTAAGCAAGCGATGTGAACAGTTTGTCAAGCTATGGCAAGACCTATGCTTTCAAACTCAAGAGTTGCTTATGACAGGCGAATGCGAGAAGATAGGACATATTATATATGTAGCCTGCAGGCTGTGCAAGCTTAAGGCTAAATATTTAGAAGAGCAAGATCTGAATCTAATTTCCAGGTGCAGAATAAATGTGCCTGAGTTTGAAAACTTTGGCATCGACTGGTCTTTAAAGTTTAAAGATAATAAACTATGCGAAAGAGATTACAGAAAGAAGAAAGCTGCAGCCGCAGGCAAGAAAAGAAAGATGTTCAGTTTTAAGTAGGAGATAAATAGTAAGTGAATTATAATTATAAGAAAGGGCATAAATACAGCATGACTAAAGGCGAAGAGATCAAGAGGCAGGCATTCCAGCTGCATTTCCAGTTTGAAAGGTTTGTCAGGATAAATAAGATAGAGTGTCCTCACTTCGGAGATGGATGGTCAGACCATCATAAAGATTGTCTGGAGTGCAACGTGCTTGTAAATGAAGAATGCAAGCGCATTGACAGTGAGATAAAAAAGATATGCCGCACGATACAAGAAGGGTATACAAACGGATGCAGTGAGATGTATCAGCGCAAATTCGCTCCGCTATGCCTTTCTATATGCCAGCCATTGAAGCACATAAAAAAGAAAGGGTTTCTGCGCAAGCCATATTTGAATAAAAATAAAGAAGCTATCACTATGTTTGAATTTAAAGTGTCTGTCAATAATAACAAGACAACAGAGCTCCAGGCAGTCAATGAATTCCTGACTGCTAAAAGAGTCAGGCGCAACTTCTTCTTTAATAAAAGCACTAAAGGAGTAGAGCGATGACAGTATATAAAAGGTGGGCTGATATATTTACAAAGACACATGAATCTTACAACATCAGCTGTAACCACTTCGGAGTCGGTAAATACGATGGCTATAGTGAATGCAAAGATTGTGTGATCAGATATACCTGCAGAGAGCTAGGAAGTTTATTTATGTCGATATGCAATGCATATCACTCAGAAGACTGCGATGGTGACTGCGGCGCAGAGTGCCCTGTGCTTAATGATGCATGCCATATAGAATCAACCGATGCGCCGCCTACTCCAGTGATACGTGCAGACAAGCATAAGACGGAAATAGTCAAGCGCAAGAGGCGCAAGATGTTTCAGTTCGGAGATAAGAAATGACGATCTATATTGATATATATCACAAGTGGGAAGATCATTATGATCAAGCTGTAGACAGATATGATATCAAATGTCCATACTTCGGTTTTGGCAGAACTTATGATTTTGCAGAGTGTAGCGAGTGCGCTGTAGTGATGACATGCAGTAGCATGGGAAGCTGGCATAAGGAACTGTGTGAAAGGCTGGATTCAGAAGAATGTAGCGCATACTGCAAAGAAAGATATCTTGCAATGCACAAAGCATGTGAGAAACAGCACTCTCAATCTATACCTGTGTCTGTATTAAAGAAAGTAAAAGTCAAGAAAAGAAAAAGTAAGCGCAAGATGTTTCAGTTTGCAGATATAAAGTAAGGAGAGTAAATGTCAGAAGATGATCTTAAACAGATAAAAGACCTTGCATTGATGCGATACAGGATTATGAATACGTTACAGCTTGAATGCAAGATGTTCGGCATAGTGGGATGGGCTACTTATAACACAGTCGGGATGTGTAATACGTGCAATCCTAAAGTCATGGATGCCTGTGTAAAGATAAGCGTCAACCACATGCACCTATGTCATGAGATAAAGGAATGCAGCAAGTGCAGGGATTATAACCAGGGCATTTTCAGCTTCTGTGAAGAGATAAGAAGAGTGCGTGATGATGAGTCTGCCTGCATCCCCTGCATAGAAAAACTGTCTGCAATAAGATTGAACAAGACGAAGCGCCGTCAGATGTTCAGCTTCAAGGAAGAAAAATCTGAAATTTCAGAAAAAAAAGTTGAACAGAAGATAGAAAAATTTTCTGAAGAGCTCAACAACATCGTGTTTAGCAACTTGCCAACGATAAACCACAGCGCTACGCAAGAGATGCCTACCGAAGAAGAAGCTGTTCCAGAAGTAGATGCTGTCGGACATGACGTAACCTACAAGCAACGCATAGCAGATGACATGGATGATTTAGACCTGCCAGCAGATTATTATATCACAACAAGATCTTATCTCGATGGCATAGGAGAGAACTTTGGCTATAACGATGACGTATCACAAACGCTTGCTACTGGATTTGATCACATATCACAGTTCGACAGAAGGATATACGGCATCTTCACTCAGATAGATGTAGAGCACCATGAATTCCCTCTGCTTGAAGCGGTAGACGACTTGCTTGAAGCGCTGCATGGCAGAACACATCTGGCATTCAGCAGCTACTACCATGACTCATGGACTAGACTTCATGACACACTGTTCAGAGCGCAGTTCTGTCCGTTCAGATGGCGCATAGCTTATGGCACTCCAGAAGAAGTAAGAGGCATGCTTTTAAATATGCATGATGATGTCACTATGGCGCTTGCAGAATGCACAGATGAGTGCATGATGCATGTGGTATCGCATTTCCTCATCGCTCTTATAGTGAACGATTACAAATTGCAGGAACCTGCGCAGCCTGCAGATAGCAACTGGCATAGTGATGACGATATCCCTTTTTGAAAGGAGAATGATATGACTGATTTACACAAGAGAAATTACTACGGCATGTTGCTTGATGCCAGAGGCAAGCACACGCTGTTTGCTTTCAAATCAGCAATGCTGAGAGACGGATGGGTAGACGGTTTGCCGAACAAGCGGAGATCGGTTACAGCAGCCCAGGTAAAGGCATGGGGTAACAAATACCAGATCCACAAAACATGGTAGGAGAACTGCATGGCTAAGAAGAGACAGTTCTACGGTTTCAATCCAGAGAAGCGTGCAGATGGACTGCCTGTGACTCTCGAAGAAGCTGTGTTAGAGCTAATGAAAAAGATGCCTGAATACGATATGCATACGATGCTGCAGATGGATGAAGATCATTTCATGGCTGAAGCACATCACAGTCTAGGCAGGACTATCAGGAATAAATGGATACATATACCTATGTCAAGGATGAGGGTATGGTTTAAGAACAGCGGCATAGAACATCCTGACGATATGTCTAGTATCATCCTGCACTGTTTCTACAGGTATGCCAAAGGCATGCCATTAAGACTTGATGATCTGGTCAACAAAAAGATAGAGCACTGGAACGAATGGAATCCAGGTCTGGCAAAGAACATACGATTGAAATACTGGAATAGCGATCTCAGAAAGATGGAGTATGGTTATGATTGATATTTTTGATATGGTAGTCATACTTGCAATATTCCTGCAGGCGCTTGTTTTGAAGCGTAGCGGCATTCTGCGCCGTATGCTGACTAAGAGAGTAGAGACGCTTGAAGATGAGGTTATGAAAACTCGTAGCAGGATTGCTACCCACAGGCTTTTACAAAACGCTCCACGTTTAAACGATCTGCTTGACAGAATAAACAACATCCAACAAGAAGATTATGAGAATAGATCTGCAATAGCCAGAATACAGACTCAGCTTGATAGCCTGGGATACAGTATAGAAGGGCCATCTCCAGATAATATAAATGAAAGAGTAGAGACATTAGCCAGACAAGCATCCAGAGATATATTAAGAGAAACGCAGGAAGAACAGCGCAGGCAACACGCTGATCATATAATAGCATTGCGAGAACAAGATCCTAGAATGCATGCGCCATTAGGACTCCCAACCAATGCAGCTGTTCAAAACATGACAGAGCACGTAATTGAAATACAAGATCTAGGATTAGCAGTTGGTACAGACAACAGAATAAATTTGCATGACGCTGGATTTACATTTGCACAGATAAATGACTCTGCAGATCTTCAAAGGCTAGTGTTAAGTGGCGCTCTGTATGCTCATAACCTTCCGCTATTAAGAACAGGCAGGGCAGCACCGCCTTATTCAGTCAGCTATCAGCCATTAAGAGACAGAATATCTGTTACTGCAACACAGCAGATAGAAAGAGATTCAAGTTCTTCATGGGAAGATCAGCATACACAAGAACAGCTGGCAGCCGCTGGCTACACTGGCCTTGCAGATCTTGGCTATAGTGATGAAGAGTATGAAGATCCAGATGATTGCGCTATTCCAAAAGAACCTGATCTAATCGATGTTAATAATATTAAAAAACGCAGACGGGCGATCAAGCATAAAAAATCTGAAATTTCAGAAAAAAAAGAGAGGAAGTAATGCACTGGCTGATAGCCGTAGGATTAATATTTTTATACACTGAAAAATATAAAACATACTATACAGAGGATTGGCGATGGTAGATGGATTGCTCTTGATAATTTCATTCTTATTGATAGTCATGCTGAAGATGTGCTGGAGCAGGCTGAAAACAGTAGAGAAGAAATCGCTTGATGAGATAGAGCGTCTCGACAAAAAATATATTGAGATAGTCAGAATACTGCATGAAAGAGCTGTCGCAGGAACAGAAGAGATTGTAGATAGAGAAGTAATAGAGGTTCATAACGATAGAACGGAAGAGCCGCCAGGGTTTCAGTTTAACCATACGTCTGATGCAGAACCTGTTGCTACAGGAAGAGCACGTCAGGGCACAAGCGCAGGACGAATGGCACGTAGAAGAATAGAACATCGCAGGGAAGCAAGAGAAAGCGCTGCCAGAGAACGGCAGCAGCTTGGTAGAGTCTTTACTACAAGAGAAGAGATTGACGAACAAGTAGATGGAATAATATTTGAGCAAGAGAATATACATGAACGCCTGGAAAGCATAAATGAGAGCATAGCAGCTGAGAGGGCGCAAGCTGAAGAAGCTGAGTCAGAGCAGATCACAGAAACAGAGATAATTACTAACACTATACAATGGATCAACGATAACAATATGAATTTAGAAATAGGTAGTCTTACAGATGAAGAGATAAGGACAGTGCATGAAAAGCTGATGACCATGTTTGCTGTGCCGCTTGAAGCGGTAGAGAAGAAACCTGTTGCTAAAGAAGATCCGATAGATCCGAACAACATCAAGAGGCGCAAAAGAAAAATAACAACAAGGAGTAAAAATGAGTGAGACACTTTGGTTTGCATTCATGATGGCAGCTGGAGCTTGGGTAATGGTTATAGCTATAGTCATATACCAGATACAGCAAAAACAAAAAATAGAAAATATGGAAGAGCTTTTGAAGTATGTAGAACGGCGCATGGAAATAATAAGCATGTCTCCAGAAGAAAGAACATTACGAGATAACGTAGGAGATGGAGCTATGTATGAGCAGAGTCCACTGGATTTGAGTGAAGAAGTAATGGAAGCGTTGAGCACAGTGCTAAGCCGCAGAGGGCTGACAGCAGAAGAGGCATCCAGGATTTTAAACAACTTCAACGAGAACATGATGCCTGAATTAGAGATGCTGCAAGAGCCAGAAGAAGAGCCAGATCACGAACCGATCATTCCAGAAAATATCCGAAGAAGATCACGAAAGATCAATCGTAATAAGTAAAGTATATCTCGCTTTCTAATTTAGCCTACAATCGATTTTCATATCTGTCAGCTATATCGACCCCTGATCACAATAAAAACGTCTTAGAAACGATCCTGCAGCTCCTGGCGGCTATAAAAATAGTGAAGGCCTGATCATTTGTAGCAGCTGTGCAGTGGCGATCAGGCCTTCTTGGAAGTCAAGCGACTTTAAAAGACCGCTTCTCGCAGGAGCGAGAAGGGATGGTAGGAAATAGTTTCATGTCATCTTAAATTGCCAAGTTTTCTGTATTCCGAATATCATATCATACCTATGCGATTCTTCATGCAGTTAGATGCCGCTTAACTCCCCTATTTTCTATCTTCCTCAAATTTCAAAGTCATCAGCAACTGCAACAACGCTGAATCCAAGTGATGATTCATGCCTTTCCTGTCAAACTCTATCAGCTGAGCCAGCTTTTCCATGTCTGAACCCAGGCTTAGCTTCTCATCTATAATTCTCAGACCTACCTGCGGATTTTCAAATAAAGTCTTGCCAGAAGTGCTGACTATATCTTTAAGCATTTTTGTGAATTTGTCAATATGTTCTTTATACTGCATTTCATTTTCAAACGATTCAATAGAATCTCTGTCCAGTGCAAGTATGTCATCGTAGATGTTGGGAGCAGCAGAATCTGGAGCAGGAGTATCGAAACATTCAGTGCAATTGGCAATATGCCTGCCATGCTCGCATATTTCTGTCATAGAAAGAGCATGCATTATCTTTGCTATGCCTATCTTCGTCTTGCCCTTATTGAACAGGAACCATGTTCTGCCGATCTCTACTCCATCATAGTGGATACCGATCTCAGCCTGCATGGTTTCTATGAAGATATTAGTGCACTCATACATGCTATTTCTAAGATGCACCCTCTGTATAAACTCTGCCTTAGCCTCATTGCCCTGGATGACATAGTCAGCTTTTATATCTATAGTCAACATCTCTGGATTGAAGTGCGCTTTTTTATTAGCCATCTGCGTCTTCACCTTGATGCTCTTCAACAGTATATTGACAATGCCGTCAAGCGATTCTTTAGCGCTGTTATGCCCTATAACATCGCTGAACGTATTAGGTATAGACGTATACTCTCTTGCGTATTTTGAAGCATAACTTTCAGCCATATGTCACTCCTTATGTTTTTTGATAGTGCGCCATACCCCATCGACCACGAGTGCAGCAAACATCACTGCAAGCGCCATGATTATTATGTCGGTCAAAGCTACTCCGATGACACTTTGGAAATAAGCAGCCATCTGCAACGCTGAATAAATAAATGCTTCCATAATCAAATTATCCTCTCCATTTTTCAGGCACAGAGCATCTGTTGCAGCCTTTTTTAGTGCCGCATATGAATGAGT